TCACGCCGCGTTGCGCACGATGGTCAGCTTCGGCCGCGCTGTCAGGCCAGCAGCCACCGCCCCGTGCGTGTCGACGTGGTCCTTCAGGAGGTGGCTGTACGTGCGCCGAAGCTCATCGACGGAGTCACCCACCCACGCGGCCACGGTGTGCTCCGGGATGCCGTTCTGTAGGCATGTGGAGATGAAGGTGTGCCGGAGGTCATGGAAGGTCGGAAGGTTCCCCTCCTCGTCCTTGATGCCCAACTTCAGCATGGTGGGCTTCCACAGGTCATCGTTGAAGTGGTTGCGGCACAGCAGATTGCCCCGTGACGACCAGAAGAGTGCTCGTGCCGAGCCCCGCTTACAGTCGTCGATCTTCTTCCTGTGCTCCCACATCACGGTCTTCGTGGATCGAGGGGGGAAGCGCTGGGTGTGCTCGGCGACAGCTTCCAGGAGGTACGGAGGCATCGGCGTGTTCTTCGAGTTGAGGCGCGGGCTCGTCTTCAGGCGGTCTACCAGGAGGGGTCTGTAGCGAGTCTCCTTGATCCTCAGCACCTGTCGACGCACGGTGAGCAGGCCTTGGGCGCCGTCGATAACGTCATCGCACACGGCGAACGCTTCGGCTTGCCGAGTGCCGCAAGCGAAACCGAACATGGGGATGAGGCGGTAGCGCTCGGGGAATTCGTCGTAGATCGCCCAGCACTCGTCGGGTGTGAAGACGTACGACGTCGACTCGCCTACGTAGGGCCCATCGACTTCGTAGGTCGGGTTTGAGGCGATCTTTCCGTTCTGAAGGGCGTCCTTCAGGACCATCTGGAAGACCTTCCAGTGGCCCTCAGCAGTGGAGTTGGCGAGCTTCTCGTTGTCCTCCATCTCCTGTACCCAGGCTTCGACCTGGGCCTTCTTGATGTTTCTTAGACGTTGTCTGCCCCAGCGTGGATTGAGGTGCACGCGGATGGCTATCTCGTACTTCTCCAGGCTGGTGTCCTTCACCCGCCGTCTGCTGAGCCAGTCAGCCGCCCACTGTCGAAAGGTGAGGTTTGACTCCACCGGCTCCGGTGCTGCGCCTGGAGGTGTTCCGTCCAGAAGTGCCTGAGCTTGAGCCTGGGTCAGGCCAACGGACTCGGGAACCGAGGCGCGCGTGCGCTTCCCGTCGACCGTGAGGTTGTATTCCCAGCTGTGGTGACATCCGCCCTTCTTGGGCCTGTTCTGATCGGAGCATTCGCACCGCTTATAGACAGTGGGCTTGCGTGCCACGGGACGCCTTTCGCGATCTTGGTTGTTTCTCAGGTGACTCCCTGGCCAGGGGAGTTGGACTGTACGTAGGCGTAGCCATGGCAGGTCAAGTCGTCGCGTCAGGGACTGTGTCGCCGGTGAGAACCCGGTATTGGCATATATAACTCATCTGCCGACGCCCGAAGTTCATTCCGTGCGCGCGTCTAGCCATGCCTCGAAATCGCGCTCCCGTACGCGGAGAATTCGGTCGCTGATACGAACGACGGGGATTTCCCAAGTTCTGTAGTTGTCGAGCACCGTTCGCTTTGGGACTTCCATGCGCTCGGCGATCTTCTCGAAACTCAGCAATGCATTGGAACCGCCGCGCGCCATGGTCGTCCTTGTTCATCCGTAGGTGCCCCCGGGCGGACTGTTCCGGCCGGATGGAGCCGGTTACATTCAGTCCGGCACCGGTAAGTACGTCGATCGCTGAAATCTGTTACACCTGTGGAGACATACGGCGGCCTGCAGGGGGAGGGCGCGGCTCCGGGGCGTCCGTCGGGTCGGTCCTCGGCGACGAGACCGTTGGCGTCTGGAGGCCAGCGTTTGATGGCCGCGCGCGTCACGATCGACGCTGATCGAGCCGTGCGGGCGGGCGCGTGCTGCCAGCGGTCTGTCAGCGCGGCAGGTTAGTGAGTGGCGCGCGGTGTCGCAGACCTGTTCGATGCCATCCGTAAAGGATTGGTTATGCTGCCTCAGCGCCGCATCGGAACGTGATCGTCCGTTGGTGGGGGAACTGGGAAGATGAGCCCGAGTGCGGCGTCGTAGCTGATCATCACAGCACCGGCTTGGGGGGATAACACGCCGTGACCGACACTCTGGAGGCTCTGGTCGCACGCGCCGCAGCAGGCGGGGACGACGGGGCTGACGCCATTGGGGCGTTGTACGACGAACTGAATGACACCGTGTACCACTGGGTGCGGTTCTACATCCGAGACGGGCACTTCGCGGAAGACCTGTGTCAAGAAGTGTGGCTGAAGGTCGCCCAGAACATCGGCAAGTACCGCGCGGGGACGAGTCTGCTGGCCTGGCTGCGCACGATCACGAAGAACACCGCGCTTGATCACCTGCGCTCGGTGCAGCGGCGGCCCTCGGAGGTGCTGTACGCCGATCACCTTGAGCTCGACCGGCCGCGCTTTGACCAGAGCCCGGAGGAGCACGCTGAACGGCGGGCACTGGCTGAGGCCGTTGCCGCCCGCATGCAGAAGCTGCGTCCTGAGCAACGCGAGGTCCTGATTCTGCGGTTCTTCGACGGGCTGGCCCCTGGCCAAACCGCGCAGATCATGGGGAAGAGCGACGGCGCGGTCCGCACCCTCACGGTGCGAGCCCTACGCAAACTCGCCGAAGTCATGCCGGCCGGACAGTCGTCTCCCCAGCTGATTGAGGAACTGCTGACGGCGGTAGCGGGCAGAAATAGGGTTGTCGGAACACGGGTAGAGACACGAGAGGCGAGGGCGCATGTCGCGACGCGCTGAGCAGAGCGAGCGTCTAGAGCGGGCGCTGGATGGCGGGCCCACCCCTCACGATGAGGAGACCCGCGAGATGTTGGCCGCTGCGGGTGCGCTGCGGCCTGGTTACCAACGCAGCCCTTCCCGGGTGCGCGATGCCAAGGAAGCGATGCTTCGCGAGTTCGCGCGCGTCCAGAACCCGCAGGAGGTGCGGGAGGACGCCGGATCGGGTGACGGCCTGGATGAGCCGGAGATCCATCGTGAGGAGATCGAACTCCCCGATGGCGCTCAGCTCGTCCTCACCGACATCGAGGACATCACGCCTGAGCGGGCCGAGAAGACGGCCGCGCGTATCGCGCGGATCTTGAACACCAGGGAAAGGGACCGCCAGAGTTGAGCAGCGCAATATCCGGAGGCCGCGGCACCTGGGGTCAGTCGTGACCGAGTCACAGCCTCCCGTCCGAATCCACATCCTGACCCCCGAGGACGAGGACGACGCAGAGCTCACCGACCTGGGCCTTGTCAACCTGGGAGGTGAACGCCTCCTGTTCTTGAAGCCACAGAGCTTCGACTCAGCCGTACGGCAGGTGCGTTCTGCATTGCCTGATCTCCCACTGGAGCAGGTCGAGCGCATGGTCCGTGAGCACCCGGAGTTCAAGGACTTCGGTGAACTGCTGGGAACCGTCAAGTCAACTCCACCACTCGACATCACCCCCATGCCCGACGAGCCCCTCCTGCCCGGACGCCCGCGCGGCCGAGCGAGGCGGTGGGTTATTGCTGCGGCGTTGGTGCCTGCGCTCGCAGGCAGTTGGGCGATGGGCTACCTCACCGCCGGTAGCCCAGCAGGAACCTCAGCGAGTGCACCGGACTCGTCGCCGAGACCTTCCGGTGCTTCGGCCGGGCAGTCCTCGGTGAAGCCGTTCGTCGGCCCGGAGTTTCTGGACTTCTCCAATGCTGGCCAGATCGACTGCAAGCCGATAGCCAATCTCGAAGCAGAGTGCACGGACGCTGACGGCATGGTGATGGCAAGCAAGGCGGCTATCGGACCGGACAGCACGATCTTCACCTTCTCGTACGGCGCAGAGCGCATAGGGCTGAGGATCTTCGCAGACAAGGACTATGCGGAGACGTGGGTCCGGCAAGACGGTACGACCGAGCTGTATCCCAATCTCTCCCGATCCGGCCGGTACGTGCTCTGGGGCACGGACAAGGGGCGGTTGTCGGAGTACACGGACTTGATCCAAGACACGGAAGCCAACTCGTCGGCAAAAGCGAACGTGTCGGGCTTGGCGGCACCGCTCCCGCCTCGTCTGGCAGCTCTCACCCTAGGTACGTTGGGGCTGGACAGACAGGACGTGGAGACCATCCTGTACGCGCCGAACAGTGCACCGGTCGATGAATCTGTTCTCCTGGCCGCGCAGTCAGTGCTCGGTGTCCAAACCACCGCCCCGTGGGTCACGGGCGACGACGATATCGCGGCGATCGCTGCGGGTCTTGATCAGCCGCCGGTGGTCTCCGTACCTGTGCACACTCCGGACATGGAGCCCCCGGTTGGGCCTGTAGTGGACGGCCGCACTGATTCCACACCGACTACGACGTCGCCAGCTCCCACGACCGCCACTCCGTCGACGGAGCCGAGCCCCCCGACGGAGCCGTCCACCGGGGACACGACGCCGAGCGAGCCTCCCGCAGAGACGATCCCCACGGCTCCGGAGTCGTCGGACCCTCCGACCACCGACCCGGTGGAGGAGACGCCGGCCGCTCCCGTCGAGGAGGTCCCGGCTCCGGCCGACGAGACGCCGACCATCCCGGTCGAGGAAACCCCGGCGCCCACGGAGACGCCGGCCGCTCCCGTTGAGGAGCTGCCAGGGCCTGTCGAGGCCCCGCCCGCCCCGGTCGAAGCGCCTACAGAAGGCGCCGAGCCCCCCGGGCAGGCAGCAACTCCGCCCGCGGACACCACGGACCAGGCCGACGACGGCGACCTGCTAATCCTGGACTCCGCCTGGACCGTCGCCGCAGCCTGAACAAGCGCGAGGGGCCCCGGATATCAGCCCGGGGCCCCTCGAGTGCGTGTCGGTCAGAACGGCGGATCGTCGGGCGCTGGGCCTGCCCACGGGTCATCGGCAGCGGGCCGCCCATGCGCCGCGGACGCCGGACGCTGCGCGCTGCCTCCGGTCCTGGTGACCTTCGCCGTGGCGTTGCGCAGGCTCGCGCCGACCTCCTCGACGTCCAGCTCGAACACAGTGCGCTTGACGCTCTCACGGTCCTCGTAGGACCGCTGCTTGAGGCGCCCCTGAACGATGACGCGCATACCGCGCTGCAGAGACTCGGCGGCGTTCTCGGCAGCCTGGCGCCACACGGCGCAGGTCAGGAAGAGGCTCTCGCCGTCCTTCCACTCGTTGGTCTGCCGGTCGAAGGTGCGGGGAGTTGAGGCGACGCGGAACTTCGCGACTGCGGCGCCGGAGGGAGTGAAGCGAAGTTCGGGGTCGTCGACGAGATTGCCGATGACGGTGATGAGGGTTTCGCCTGCCACTGACAGGGCCTTTCAGGGACGGGGCCGGCCCGCTGGTGCGGGCTGGCCGGGCCGGAACGGTTAGGAGAACAGGAGCTTCCAGGTCTTCGGTCCGGGAATTCCGTCGGCGTCGCCCGCCAGCTCCTTGTGGGCGAGCTGGAACTCGCGGACGTTCAGCCGGTCCGCCTCGCCCCACTTCGGTCCGGGGCCGGAGGTGTAGTGCTTGCCGTAGCCCTTCCGAACGAGCTGCTGCCCGAGCAGGGTGACGGACGCATTGCTCTTGCCGGGGCCGAACTTGTTGACGCCGGGGAACGGCGGCGCGGGCTTCGCGGTGACCTTGCCTGGCAGGATGCCCAGCAGTTCCTTGAGGGAGGCCTCGCCGGGGACACCGTCCGCGGCCGCGCCGCTGTAGCCCAACGACTTCTGGAACTCCTGGTAGTTCTTGGTGTCGGCGTCTGTCCAGGTGGGGCCGGGGCCTGACGTGTAGTGCTTGCCGAACCCTCGCTTCTCCAGGGCCTGGCCGACCTTAGTGACGTGGTCGCCCTTGGCGCCGTAGCCGTAGGACAGGCCGTTGATGGTGACCTGGGCGCGGGAGACCTCGGTGCCGCCGCTTGGGAGGGAGCCGCCCGGGTTCGGGGCGGGCGCGTAATCCCCGGCCGGCATGCCCGCCTTCACCCACGCGTACAACTTGGTGCCGGGGCAGGCGGTAGCGAACCCGTCCCGGTGGCCCTTCTTGGCCAGCGTGCGGCCGGTCTTCTTGCACGCCTCCTCGTACAGCGCGCGGCACGCAGCCAGGGCCTTGGCGCTGGGCTCCTGGTCGCCGCCGATGGCGATCTGGACGCCGATGCCGGTGGTGTTGTGGTTGGGGCAGTGGGCGCCCTGGAGGGTCCAGCCGCGGCCCTCGTAGATGTTCCCGGCCTGGTCGACGACGAAGTTGTAGCCCACACCGCTCCACCCGTTGCCGAGGTGCTCGGCCTCGATGGCGCGCATGATCGCGTAGCCGGTGCGGGTGATGTGCGCGCCGCCGTCGTAGTGGACGAAGAACTCAGTCCGCTTGGTCAGCGAGACGGACGCCGGGGTGCCGTTCCAGGGCTTCGCGCCCCAGGTGGCGCGGGAAATGATCGTGGTCATGGGGGTGTTGCCCTCCGCTTTGATGGTCAGTGGAGGGCACCGTGCAGGGCGCGAATGGTTAACGTCGCGTGCTGGCCGTCAGGGGTCGATGACCTCGGCGTCGAAAACCCTTCCGTCCTCCAGCTCCGGCGGGTACTTGACTGAGAACAGCGTCTTGTCGAGGCGTTCGGCGAGCGCCGACAGGTCGACGGGCTGCTCGTCGTCTCCGGCCGGTCCGCCGAGGCCAGTGATCTCGACGGCCACCACGGCGTCCTTGCCGTAGTGCTCGCGGTGCTGGCGCTCGAGGTACCAGGCGTCCGCGCGCCAGTCCGGGGAGGTGCGGTCCTCGACGGTTTCCTCGACGATCTCGCCCGTGACAGAGTCCCGGAACCGTCGGGTGGTGACCTTGGTGACGATTCCGCCGTCCGCCACCCTGCGGATGTTCGCCATGGCGCGCGCGGCTGCGTGGGCGCGTGCGGTGCGGACCTTCTCGTACAGGGCGGCGTACTCCTCCGCCTCCTCGTCGGGTTCCTCCCCTGACTCGCGGGCCTCGATCTCGGCACGGCCGAGCGCCATCCAGCGCAGGAAGCTGGTACGGGAGATCCCGGCCATCTCGGCGGCCAGCTCGACGGCGATGCCTGTTCGAGAGGCATTGACGAGGCGCGCCTCGACCTCGTCGGAGAGCAGGCGCGGGCGGCCGCCGCGGCTCTGTGGCCGGCGGGCCTTGCGTCGGGTGGACATGGGGGGACCTCGCGGCGGGTTTAGCGGCCGCTGTTGAACAGGTGGCCGCAGGCGGGGCAGGTCGTGTGTGCGGCGCGGCCGTCGTCGTCGGGGCTTAGGCCGCCATCCCGTTCGCCGTCGTCGGGCAGGTGGAGTGTGGGCGGTTCGTCCTCGCGGATGCCGCCGGGCAGGGTCTCGGGGTCGACCTGGCCGAGGAGCTTGTCGATCTCGTCGTGGGGGATGGCCAGGGAGTCGAACAGCTCTGCGTCGCCGGTCGCCAGGTCCTCGAGGACCGCGGCGAACTCGCGGGGGTCCCATCCACCTTCGCCCGGGAGGCGGTTGAGCTTGATAGCCAGGGCCTCAGCTTCGGCTTCGGATCGGGAGGACCAGCCGCGCAGCAGGGGGACGAGCCATCCGCCGTCCTCGTCCAGGACGACGCCGCCGGGCAGGGACATCCCGCGGTTCTGCATCTCGATCAGGGCCTCACGGCGGCCGTGGCCGTGGAGGACGTATTGGGTGCGCTCGTCGGCGACGGGGACTTCGACCAGGCCGTGCATGCGGATGGCGTCGATGAGGAGTTCCAGCTCGTGCCGCTTGGGGTTCCGCGGTGCCGGCGTCAGGTCGGTGAGCGGCACGTAGGCGATGTAGCGTGGCGGCCTGGCGATCGTCTCAGTCACGGCTGGTTGGTCCTCTCCCATGCGTCGGTGCCGGCGATGGGCGGGGGCTGCGAGCCCGCGGACTTCTACCGCGGCGCCCTGCCTCGCAAGCAGGACGATGCCGTCATGGCCGGTCCCCGCCCGTCGCCGGGCCGGTGCTGCCCTCGTTCCGGATGGGGCGGCGCCGGGGCTCCACCGCTTCCGGTGACGTCGCCGGGAGCAGTAGGGCCGTGGGGGAACGTAGGAAGACGCGCGTCTTACGTCGCGTTCTACACACGCGAGTCTCATTGCTGTACTATCCGAAGTGGCTGGGAGAGCGACCCAGCTACCTGGGCCTAGGTGTAACAAAAATCGGCGGTTGTCGTACCTCCATGCGACGCCCCGGAACGCCCCGCCCGGGACAGTCCCAAACCCCTGGGCCTTGGCGTCCGGGGAAGGAAGGAACACCGCAATGGCGAACGACGCCGTGGAGGACCCGCAGGCCGACCAGCCAGCCGAGCCTCGTCTTTCGGACGTCGGTCTGATCGGCGCCCTTGCCCGCCTGTTGAACGACCATCAGAAGAAGGTCGTCAAGCCGGTGGTGGACGCGCCGAAGGTCCCGTTGATCAAGGGGTACGTCGAGGGCGGACAGTCGGACCTCATCATCCGAGTCGGTGACGACGTGATCGGCCGGTACAAGGTCAACCTGGCGCAGCCGAAGGTCGTCGTCGACGAGGACAACGAGGCGGCACTCAACGAGTACGCCGACAGCCACGGCGGCATTGAGGTCATCATCCGCCGGAACCCCACCTGGGAGGCGTCCCTGCTCACGTACGCCAAGTACGACGAGGACACGGGACAGATCATCGACACCCGCAACGGCGAAGTCGTGCGGGGCCTCAAGTACGAGAAGGGCGGGGACCCCACGGGGAACCTGACGTGGACGTGGGAGCAGGGCGAGGTCGGCAAGAAGCGGCTGATGCGCCTCTACCGGGAGGGGGCCCTGAACGACCTCCTCAAGGAGAAGCCAGAGCTGATGGCCGGACCCCGGCCCACCGCCGAGGACGCCCAGCGCTGACCGCCCCGGGCCCGCCCCCGGCGGCCGGGCCCGCTTTCCCTCCCGAGGAACAACGATGGCCACGCCCACTGACGTGATGAAACCGGCACTTGCCAGCGGCATTTCCGACCGCGCTTTCCGCATCCTCTCCGTGCTCGCCCTAGACCTGGAACGCGGGTGGGTTCCGCTCTCCTCCGTCGCTGAACAGCTCGAGTTGACTTCCCACCAGATCCGCCTTCCGACCAGCGAACTGCGCGCGGTCGGCCTCGTCGAGCACGACCGGCGCTACGAGAAGGGCAACACCGGCAGACCGACGTGGCGCACGTACGTCCGCCTCACTGACGACGACGCCACCGCATGAGCCGCTTGACCAGCCGCAACGGCGTCCGGGTCAACCGCCGCCCCTACGTCCATGTCGACTCCCAGACAGTTCGCGACACCGCCATGAGCTATCGCGCTCTGGGAATCCTGACGTACCTCCTGGACCAGAGCGAGGACTGGCAGGTCAAGTCCGAACAGCTCTCCAAGGGAGAGGGACGGGAAGGACGGGATGCCGTCCGCAAAGCGCTGCACGAGTTGGCGCGCCGCGGCCACTACCGCCTGGAGCGCCGCCGGTTCCGCAACGGCCAGAACGCCATGGGTACCGCCATCTCCGAGTTCCGCGTCGAGCAGTGGGCCAAGGACTACGTCACCTTCGGCGAGAACCTCACCGTCCCGGTGGTCGAGCAGGAGGACGGCTCTTTCCTCGTGCACTACCCCGACGGCTCGTTCGGCACCGATGGGTTCACCACCGAGGCCGCGGGCGCCGAGCCCGACGTCGACGACGAGCCCGAGGAGGAGACGCCCGCTGAGGAGGAGCCGGAGACGCCGGCCGCCCTGGCACCGAAGCCCACCCAGGCTGCCAAGCCCGCGGCCGCCAAGAAGGCTCCGGCGAAGAAGGCGACGCCCAAGGCTTCAGCCGAGGAGCCGAAGGAAGCGGCAGCCCAGAAGGCAGCGGAGAAAGCCCTCCTCGACGCGGACGCCGAGGAGGTCGCCAAGTGGTGGTGGGCGGACGCGGAGAAGCGGTACGGCCCATACGTTGGGAACAAGCGCGGATACCTCGGTATGCGCAGGCAGGTCCGCAACGCCCTGGAGAAGGGCTACACCAAAAACCAGTGCGGCAAGGCCCTTATCCGCGCCGCGAAGCACTGGCCCAGCGCACAGCAGTGGCAGGACGCCCTCGGCATCGTCACCGACCACATCCAGCCCCGGAACGCCGGTGGCCGCGTCCCGTACAACGACGCCGCGACGTGGGGCGGTCCGGGCGACAGCACGTCGAACATCCCGGGAGCCACCAACACCCCGCCGCCCAGCACACCCGCTGATGACGATGATGACGACGCCACGTTCGGCATCGTCGAACGACCGTAAGGAGCGTGACCTTGATGTCTCTAACCACGGACGCCCCGGCGGTCCCCGCACCGGCCCGCGGGATGAACTCCTTCGGCGCGCTCAGCGAGCACCTGATGGCTGTTCTGGAGCGCGGCGGGGCGGACATGTCCAAGCTCGGCGTGCCCGCGCAGCCGGAGCCGGAAGACGGTCTGTGGGAGGACGTGAGCGTTCCGCAGGCACGCGCACGGCGGAACTTGTGGAGGAACAGCATGACGGACGCAGCGCACGACGAGTACCTGCACTTCCGCTTCGAGCACTTGGACCCGAGCCAGAAGCCGAACACCTTGCGGAACTGGATGAATTCACTCGTTGAGGCGAAGAAGCGCGAGGCGCGGCCGGAGGTCCTGAACCTGATCGTGCCGGGGAATATCGGCAGCGGAAAGACGGCCGCAGTGTGCGCGCTCGGCAACGAGGCCGCGGAGCAGGGCCTGGTCGTGCGGTTCGTGAAGCACGCCACCTACCTGACGTGGCGCCGTCCCGACTCGGCTCCGCACAACCTGACCGCACACCAGGTGCGAGAGCGGTTCGTCACCTGCGATCTGCTCATTCTCGACGAGCTGTGCGGCGAGATGGACATGACCGCCACGGAGTTCGCCCGCAAGGAGACCATCGACCTGATCGACTCCCGGCTCGCGGCCGGCCGCGCCACGGCGTTCTCCACAAACCTGCGCAGCCGCCGGTCGGAGGAACACCCCGGGTTGGGTGTGGTGGACATCCTCGGCGAGCGGCTTCTATCCCGGCTCGAAGCCTCCGCCCACCTCCTGAAGATCCACGGACCGGACCGACGGAAGCCGGCGAAGCCTCTCGACTGGTGACCGCGCCGAGAAATGCCCCCTTCCGGGACGAAACTGACGCGGTGTGAATTACGTCAGAGCGTGCGAAGGAAAGACGCTATATCGTTTGATCGACCCGGACGGCCATGAGCATACGTCGGCCCGGGGCGACCCGAACGAAGGGATGGTGTCTTGTCGAATCTGCCGTTTTTGCGTGCCCGTAAGGGCAGGGCGAAGCAGCCGAAACCGCTCACCGAGTCCGGAGTGCCGCCGCTCACCCGCTGGGAGTGCTTCGGCGCCGTCCTCACCTCGATGCTCGCCGTCGGCGTCGGCGCCCTGGGCTTCTACGCCTCCTTCGACGCGGTCTCCCTCAAAGCGGTGTCCTGGGGATTCGATGACCCGTGGGTGCTGCCCGTGTCGATCGACTCGGCGATTCCCGCGTTCACCGCGGCCAACCTCTACCTGATCCGTATGGACATGGCTCTGGCGTGGGTGCGGTTCGTGCCCTGGGCGCTGAGCCTGATCACCTGCGCCCTGAACGTCGCCGCGGGCAACTCCCTGTGGGCGAAGGTCGCACACGGCGCGATCTCCCTGCTGTGGGTCGGCGTTTCCGAGATCGCCGCACACGTCTACGCCGTCCGCATCGGCGCCGCGACCGGCCGTCGCCGCCGCCTCGACAAGGTCCGCTGGAAGCGCTGGCTGCTCTCCCCGGGGCCCACGTTCGTGCTGTGGCGCCGCATGAACCTGTGGGAGCAAGAGTCATACGACACCGTCCTCAAACTGGAGCAGGAGCGCCTGGTCTACCAGGCCAAGCTCCGCGGACGGTTCGGCCGGAAGTGGCGCCGGAAGGCGCCGGTCGAGGCACTGCTGCCGCTGCGCCTGGCGCGCAACGGCATCCCCCTCGCCGAGACCGCCCCGGACGGGCTCGCCGCGGCCGGCATCGAGATCGCCGGGCCCTTCGCTGCTCTGCCCGCTCCCGCGGCACCGGTCGCCAAGCCGCTTGCGCCCGTCCCGGCTGCCCAGGCGACACCCCGCCGGGTAACTGCCACCGTTCCCGCACCCACAGCGGCCCCGGCCTCAGTCCCCGCGCCGGGTGCTCAGTCACCCGCCCCGACTCCGGCGCCAACGTCGACCCCGCTCACCGAGGCGCAGGTGTACGACATGATCAAGGATGCGATCCAGGCCCGCGACATAGACCGCTTCAACAGCGGAGACCTGACCGGCTCCGCCATCGGACGGGCGATGGGCCAGACCGCGCAGAACGGCCGCAAGGTCCGCCGCCGCCTGCTCTCCACGTACGCGGCCAACCTCCTGAACCAGACCCTGCCCGACAACTTCACGGTCGAGGACGTGATGACCGCAGCACGGCCGTAAGGCATGCTGCACCCACCCGCACCAACGCGGCGGGCACCCTCCACGGGGGTGCCCGCCGCCTGCATGATCGGACCCTTCATGAGACCGGAGATCCTGGCCCGGATCGCCGCCGCCCGTGCCGCACGCGACCTTTCCGACCTGGCCCGTCAGGCGGTCGGCGCGACAGCCGAGCCCGTCAGTTCCACCGAGCGCATCCGGCGCGCACGCGAACTGCGACAGATGGTCAACGAGTATGTGGACCGAGTCGTACTCGGCGAAGCCCTGGCCGGCGCCGACTGGAAGGAGATCAGCAAGGCGCTGAACCGCCGCGACCCGAAGACGGTCGAAGGGGAGTACGCGGACGCCGTCGCCGAGTGGAGCGCGCACGAGGACGAGGTCGACTCCGAGGACGAAGGCGCAGAGGACCTGGACGCCTGGTACGCCCGGCATCGCGAGGATCACGACCCTGACCTCGAAAAACCTGTCGCTGATCTACTGAACAGGCATTGAGTCAGGCCTTCGTACGGGTAGAATAGTGCAGCAATGAGACTGTGAGAGCTTAACGGTTCCGCTGTCTCATTCTGCGCGGGCAGAGCAACCCGCGCGTCCCGAACGAAGGATCACCGATGCCTGGTATCACCACGCCCCTGCGTGAACGCAAGTCCCGCCGACCGACCGGTCTCCCCAACCCGCCCATGATCGTGCTGTGCGGTCCGGAGAAATGCGGCAAGAGCCACGAGGCCGCCCGTGGTACCGGCTCCGACCTGATCGGCATCGCGTTCTGGATCGAGATCGGCGGGTCTGAGGGAACAGCCGACTACTACGGTCGAGTCCCTGGCGCCAACTACGAGATCGTTCCGCATGACGGCAGTTACCAGGACATCCTCGACGCCATCCGATGGGCCGTGCACCAGCCGCAACGCGTCGCGGGCAAGCCGAACATGATCGTCATCGACAACGGCTCCAACCTGTGGGACATGATCAGCGACGAGCAGGCCCTGTTCGCCCGGCGACGAGCCATGAACAAGGCACAGGAGAACCGTCGCCGTGCGCCCAGCCTGGACGATCCGGTCGTCGTCGACCCTGACTTGTGGAACCGAGCCAAGGACAGGTGGGGCGAGATCCTTTGGATGCTCCGCCGCCACGCCGGGCCCGTCGTGATGATCGCCCGCCAGGAGATCGTCACGGCCTTCGAGAACGACAAGCCCACCCGCAACACGACCCGGAAGATCAAGGCGGAGAAGAATCTCCCGGCCGCCGTCGACGCGATCGTGGAGATGCGCGGCATCGGTGATGCGTACCTGACGGGAGTGCGCACCTTGCACTGGGACGTGAAGCCCGGCGATACCGTCCGGTTCGAGGACTTCAGCATCGACGCCCTTCTGCGCCGTATGGGGTTCGAGGAAGCGGCCACACACCGTCAGGTCACCGAGTCGCGCCCGGAGGCCTACCTCGACGAGCAACAGCCCACCCAGCCCCAGCGTGCTCAACAGCAGCGCCCCGCGGACAACGAGCTGACCGGCCCGAAGGCTGCCGCGCTCATCAAGAAGGCGCTGGAAGACCCGACCAACCCCGAGATGGCCCTGCAGGGCATCCGCGAGGAGTGGGGCATCCGCACCCTCCAGCAGATCCCCACCGAGTCCCGGCTCGGGAAGATGAGCGCGGACGCCCTGATCACCCGCTCCCTCGCGTACATCAAGGCACAGGCCGAGAAGCGCCAGCAGGGCGCGGGGGACCAGCAGCAGGGAGAGACGACCGGCACCGACGCCGGGCAGGGAGAGACGGCCAGCACTCCGTCGGCCGCGGTCGAGCAGGACCAGGCGCGCGAGCACCGCGAGACGCCGCCGGAGTCATCGGCGCCGGTCCCGCCCACGCCCGAGCAGGAGCCTCCGGCCGAAGGCGCCACCCCTCCGCCGCCGGACCCGCAAGCCGACGAGCCGCCGCCCGCTGAGACCCCCGAGGACACCAGCGCGGCCGAGGAGCCGCAGGACATCCCGGCCCGGCCCGCGGCCAGACGCGCCCCGAAGAAGAAGCCAAACGACCCGACGGAGATCGCGCGCCAGGCTCTGCTCGACGAAGCCGAGGTACAGGCCCGCTTGAAGTTCACTACTCGGCGTGACCTCCTCCAGCCGATCTACGCGAACGGAGAGCCGGGTTTGGCTCAGCTTCGGGACTTCGTGCAGGGGCAGCGAGCCGAGGTGATCGCGCTCCTGGAGGAGAACGACCAGGCCGTCCTCGCCGACGTCTACCGGCGCGCGCCGATGCCGGATCTTGGTCTCGCGAAGAAGTTCGCCCCCTACTTCGACAGCGCGCCCGCAGGGCAGTGAGGTGACGTGAGGTGACGCCCGCCCGGGGCCTCTGGGGCGCGCCCACCGCTCTCGCGCGCCTCCCTCCCTGCGTCACCTCACCTCACCTCACGGGGCGCGCGGCGCGCCCCGCCCCCGCCTGCAGGCGCGCCTCCGAAAGGTGGCAGGCGCGCCCATGATCGCCTCCCGGGGCGCGCCCGCGCCAGGCGCCCGCCCAATCCGAGGCGCGCATCCGGGACCCTGGCGCGCCTCCGTGGGGCGCGCCGCGCGCTGATCTTGGCGCGCCTGCGAACCCGCGCGATGGCGCGCGCCGGGGCAGGGCGCGCCCCCGATCGGCGCGCAGCGCGCCCCACGGAGGCGCGCGGCGCGACGCGCTTGATCTCGACCGGCGCGCCCACGCCTGCGTAGCCGCGCGGTATGGCGCGCTCAGGACGGCGCGCCCCTCGGAGTCGATGGCGCGCGCACTGTGACCTGCGAATTCATCGAGGCGCGCCCCGTGGGCTGCGTGGCGCGCGTCTGCCTGGCGCGGGGTGAACGGGCCAGCGCAGGAGGCGCGCGGCGAGCACGGCGCGGGTCCTCGAGCGCGCCGTCGACCGCGCGGTCTACCCGCGCCGCGCGGCGCGGGTACTGATCGAGCGCGCGCCGGTTCCCCTCGAGCGCCCGCCAGTGGCGCGCCTGGCCGGGCCGATCGCGCGCGCCCGGAGACAACGAAGGGCGCGCCCCAGGCGCGCCCTCTCTCCACGATCCGGCCGGTGCCGCGCGCCCTTACGGCGCGCTCTGCCCGGCGGCGCGGCGCACCGCTCGTGCGTCTCTGCGCGCCTGCTTCTTCCCTGCCATCAGCTCCTCGCGGACCTGGCGCAGGAGACTCGACAGCTCCTCGGGGTGCCGCTGGCCGAGGAGACGGAGCGCGCGCAGTCGGACGTTCGGCTCGCTCGGCATCCGGCCGTGGCGCGCCTCGGCGTGCTGGATGCCGTACCGCAGGAAGCGCGCTTCCGCCAGGACCCGGTCGCGGAACTCCTTGACCCGGGCATCGCGCGCCTTGCGGCTTTCGCCAGCCGCGGCCGGCGGCAGGAACCGGGCCGGTTCCTCCATCATCAGACGGCAGATCGCCTCAGCCCTGCTCGCTACTCTCGGTGAGCGGAAGGCGAGAGCCTGCACCCGCCGCGGCACCGGTCCTGTGACCGGCTCGTCGCGGACGAACGCTGTCCACCGACGGGCGAACGTCTTGTCGTCGAGCGCGGCGAGCTGCTTGGCCTCCTCGTGTGCGAGGTCGTCGACGACGTCCTCGTACGGACGCGTGGCCGCCTGGAGAGCTGCCCGGAACGGAGCGATGCGGGCAGCCTGCTGGTTCTTGCTCTCGCCCTCCTGGCGGGGCATGAAGCTGCGCACCCGCTTGAGGGCCAGCTCCAGCGCATCGAGGGTCCGCGGAGCCATCTGAGGGGAGAGCAGTGCCGCGCCTTGGACGTCGCGTGGGGCGCCGGTCTTGGACCCGCCGGTGACGTACTGGACGACCGCGTTCATCAGGCCATCGGGAGACATGCCTGACAGGCGTTTGATCTCCGCCTCGATCTCCTGTGCTTCGGCCATGCGGTCTGTTCCTCCTCGGGTTGGGCCCGCTGCTCTCGGCGCTGCCGGGGCAGCAAGAGGTGGCCGTACCGAGCTTTGCGACAGCGTGTGCCGGCTCATCGCTGAGCAGTGCTCCCCGGCCCCGAGTGCTCTGCACGCACCCGGTGGTCTCGATGCCTGGTGTCAGGCGCGTCCCTGGAGAAGGGTCACCGCGGTGTCCGAGAATCCAATGACGCCTGACGGCTATCTCAACGCTGTTGTCGCGGCAGCGGTACGGCCACCTCGAGAGTTGATGGTACCCGCCGGCGAAGGGCCGGGCAGGTGCCCTGGGCGCTATTCGGCCTGCTGAGCCGTCTTCCTGGTGGTCAGGGCCTCAATCATGGGGGCGAGCTTGCTCGGCTTCCAGACGAGGTCGTAGCTCGTCTGCGAGGCCGCCAGGACACCGAGGAGGGTCGCGGCCGTGAGCTGTCCGTGCTCGAAATGGTCCCATCCACCGTCTGCTGCCACGGCGAAGACGCCGGCGACGAGCGCGGCCACGACCGCCACGACCTTCTTGTACTTCGCCGACCAGGCGGGCTTCTGCACCACCGCGGTGAGGAGCGGCAGCACGGCGCCCACCTGGGCGCCGTTGGAGAGGGATTCGAGTGTCTGCGACATGAGGTCCTGCCCTTCACGAGGTTGTGTGACGGGCGGACTCTGGGGGGTGCCTCGGCTTTGTGTCGCGGGCTCAGGAGGTGGGGCCGTCGCCGAGGTCTTCCGCGATCTCTCTGGGTGGGGCCGGGACGGGCCGGTCGTAGAGCTTGGCGACCAGGTCGCGAAGCTGGTGGATGTACTCGACCGCGGCCGCCTTCCAGCGCCGCCACTGTCGCTGCTCCTCCTCCAGGACCTCGACCTTCCGCTCAAGCGCGGTCTGCTTGGTCTCCAGAGTGGCGACCCGCTCGAGGGTCTGGGCGTTCGTCGCCCGCTGCTGTTCGAGGAGTTGCGTAAAGCCGTCCGTGACCGTCTGGACGGAAGCAACGTAGGTGTTCGCCTCTGCAGTCTGGGCGTCCTTCTTGTTCTTGCGGTTCTCCCGGCGGTGAACCATCCAGGCCCCGCCCAGCACGCCCGTCATACCGAAGAGGGGGCCGAGGACAGGCGCCAGGGAGATGAGCCATTCCATGGCGCCTCCTAGATCGTCAGTCGGATGGGGTGCGCGGGAGCCGGGGCCCGAAGGCCCGCGGCTCCCCGCAGCCCGGACGCTGCACCACCGTGAGGGCTTACGTCTCTGCCCTCGCTGACTCATCGGGCGCGGTGGGTCTGACGCCGGCAACGGCGTTCCAGCCCAAGCGGATCGCGGCGAGGATCTCGTCGTCTGTGATCGCCGCGGCCATGCCGACGGAGTCTGTGGCCCCGCCGGCGGCAGCGGTGACGGCCGCGGCGAGCATGGGAGGTGAGGCGACGATGCCGACCATCATCTGGGCGGCCTGCGCCTCCGACGGGCTGAGAACCGTCTTCGCCAAGTTCCAGCGCGCCGGATACCCCGGGGTATCCACTGACTCAGCGAACACCTCCTGAGCGATCATGGCGATGGCCATTCGGACGCGCGGGAGTAAAGACGGCTCGCAGGCCAGGCCACAGATGGTGTTCAGGGACAGCGGCAACGCGGGCACGGTGAGCCCTCCTCACTTCGTGTAGGTGACGCGGAGTTTGGGCGGGTTGGTCTGGCCGTAGCCCCGGGCGCGGCCGTAGTAGGTCAGGCCCGACGTGTTTGGGTCCAGGGCAATGCCGCGCCACTTGGTGGAGTCGAAGACGCTCGTGATGTCGACCCATTTGCCCTCGTTCTTCGCCCAGGAGATCGTTTTGGACTCGGGGTCGCAGGAGAACGTTGACGGGCGGGATGTGAATCCGTGTGCCTTGATCACGGCTTTGCCGCCGCTGTTGTTGTACCAGTGATCGAAATACAGGTAGACCTCGGCCTTTTGGATCGTCGCGCCGGACAGGTCGGTGCCCAGGGACGATGCGAACCCGATCAGGGAGGCCTGCATGCCGTTGGTGGAGCTGTAGTAGCCCTGGTAACAGGAGTTCCCGAAGTACGAGTTGTACGAGCCGCGGGCGGCGTACGAGCCGGACCAGGTCGCGCTGTATGTCTTGGTGTACTGGACGACGGGCGGGGTGGCCGTGCCGCCGCCGGTGTTGTAGCCGCCGGTCTTCGGGATCTCCGGCCCGATGTCCTCGACGATGAAGTAGCAGCTCCGGCCGGTGGTGGGCAGGCCCAGTTCCATCGTCTGGCCCGTGGTGCCGCCGTTGTTGTTGAAGCTGAGCAGGAACCGGTGGAGGCCTGCCCCGAGCGCGCTTGCCGGCGCGATGTACTCCAGCTCGGCCGTCCAGTAGTTGCCCGTGTGCGACGGGGTGAGGATGCAGGACTGGCGTAGCGTCGAGGTGATCGAGGGGGTGGACGCCCCACCGTCCCGCAGGTAGACGCGGGCCTCGCCGTCGTTGGCGTTGTCGAAGTCCGCGGTCGCGTGGAACTTGATGCGGTACATCCGGGCCGCCACGATCGTGGCGGGTAGCTCGAAGTAGCCGATCTCAGTGCCGGTCGAAGTGACGGTTGTTGCTGGCACGCCGTACGCGATGATGCCGCGCGGCCGCTGGTCGAGGATGGTGGTGATGTCGTCGCCGCCGATGGTCAGGGTGTCGGCGATGGCCATGCTCTGAAAGCCGGCCTTGCCCTCCTGGTCGATCGTCGCGACCGGCACGCCGTCAGCGGAGAGGGTCAGGTAGTTGGGGCGGCCGGTCAGGAGCGCGACGGCTTCCTCGCCCGCCTCGTCGTACAACTGAAGGCCCAGCGGAGAGAGCTCCGCCCGCGCCCCAGCGAAGCCGGAGGCGGTCACGAACTTGGCGTCGGCGTTGTCCCACAGCACGCTGCCCGCCGTCGAGGACACGGACTTGATGCGTACGACTACCTGTGTCGTGTCCGCAGGTGCAGCGACCGCAGAGACCCCGGAGATTCGGGTCCAGGCGCCCAGGGTCGCCAGTCCGGTGCCGGTGGTGATGACAGCAGCATCCAGCGGGGTGCCTGCCGAGTTGCGCCACTCCGCGTAGATGCTGATGCGGTCGCCCACCCAGTCGGCGGACGCGAAGTAGTCGATGGCGAGATACATCTTCTGGCCCGGGACCGCGGGAACCGGCCCGAGCAGGGGCATGTCCGGGGGCGATGCCGCGTTCACGCGAAGGGCCTGCGCTGTGCCGTTGCCGCCGGCGACGACGGACCAGGCAGTGCTCCCCGCGACTCGCTGAGCGGACACGGCCCCCTCGAACGAGGGGTCGGCGATAAGGTTGCCGTCCGTTCCGAGGGACAGCCGGTCGGCGGTCAGGGACCCGGCCTTGACGTGGGTGGCGTCGATGACGCCGGCGGCAATCTTCGTGGCCGTCACGCTGTTCACGGCGAGCTTGTCCGCGGTCACCGAGAGGGCGTTGAGCTTGTCGGTCGTGATGGCGAGTGAGGCGATCTTCTCGGCGGTCACGGCCAGGGCGAGGAGCTTGTCGGTCGTGACGGCCCCGGCCAGGATCTTCGGCGCGGTGATCGCACCGTCCGCGATCTGCACGCCGGGGACGATCGGGCGTAGGGCCGCGTTGTCGAACCAGGCATCCCCCGCGGTCGTCAGGGCGGTCTGTATGCGTATCGCCGCGCGGGTCGTCCCCGCCGGAGCTGTGACCGTCGCGGACAGCCTCGTCCACGCCCCGAGAGTGGGTGTGCCGGTGGTCCCGACGACGCCGTACCCGAGGACCGTCCCCGCGGCGTCTTCCCACCGCGCGTGGATGTTGACCGCGGAGCCCGCCCAGTCCGCGGACAGGAAGTAGTCGGTTGCGAGATAGAACTGGTCACCGGCCAACGCGGGGATCAGGGTCAACGGCACGTCGCGATAGACCGCGGTCGCCGATCGACTGTCGATCTTCAGGGAGGCGGCCGACCCGTTGCCCTTGGTCTTGTCCTGCGTGGCGTACGAGAGGCCGAGGATCAGCGCCGCGGTGACGGCGCCCTCGAAGGAGGGGTCGGGCAGGATGTTCGATCCGCCGGTGACGGTGAGCTTGTCGGTCGTGATGGCCCCGGCCGCCACGGCGGCCGCGGTGACTGAGCCGGCCGACAGCTCCGCGGCCGTGACGGAGTTCGTCTGCAGCTCCCGCGCGCTGATGGCGTCCGCGGCGACCTTCCCCGCCGTCACGGCGTCCGCGGCGAGCGCCGCGGTGTTCACGGCTCCGGCCGTGATGTTGACGGAGTCGACGATGCCGGTCTTGAGGGCCTCGAGCGTCACGCAGTCGACTTGCATGACGTTCGTCGATGTCCCGCCGAGGCCGGTGTAGTTGAGCCACACGTACGGCGCGATGAACCGGACGTCGTTGTGCAGCACGCCCGGGGACCGCGGGTCGTTGTTCGGGCCGGCAGACCCGGCCGCGGCCCTGTCCTTGACGAACCCGACGACCGTGACCCACTCGTCAGCGGACGTGATGGTCCGGCCGGAGGCAGCTACGTAGTAGTGCGAGTTCGGGCTCCCCGCGGTGCCGCTGCGGTTAACGAGCGTCTTCCCGTCCGCGCCGATACCAGCGACACCGACATAGAACGTGTCGCTGGTCCCGGCTTTGAGCCGCACCCGCGCACTCAGCCGGTACAACACCCCCGGCTCGTACGGGATGGTCGTGTTGCCCTGCAGGCGGTTGTAGCCGGTGGCCTGGCCAACCCGCTGGCTCGTCGGGGCATCCGTGACGCCGGAGAGGAATTCCCAGGTGGCACCGGTGCCCTTTTCCGTGACCGCCCAGGCCGCGGGGTCGTTCATCGTGTCGACGTAGCGCTGGGCCGCGGAGTCGGAGAGCGCGCCGCCGAGGGCGTTGATGGTGACGGCCCCGTTGGCGATCTTCCCCAGGGTCACCGCGGCCTTGGCGAGCTTGTCCTCGAGGACCGCGCCGTCGGCGAGCGCCGTGGTCCCGACAGCTCCGAGTGCGATCTTCGCCGCGGTGACGGCGCTCTGGGCGAGCTTGACCTCGGTGACCATGCCGTCGACGAGGTCCTGCTCAACGGCCTGTCGTGCCTTGCCCTGAACGGCCACGGACGGGGCGCTGAAGAGGCCGGCGGTGCTGAGGGCGAGGAGCCGCACCCAGCATTCGGTGTAGTCGTTCAGCGCGATCGTGACGCTGCCGCCGGAGACGTCGGTGATGGCCGCGGCGAGGGTGGTGACGTCCGGGGTGAAGTCGGCGGCCGCGCCAATGTGGACCTGCATGGCCGCGAAGTCGGTGGGTGGAGCGTTGGAGTCGTCCCACCAGCCATCCCAGGCAACCACCACGCCGGACAGGGCCGACGTCACGGTCGGGGCGCCGGGCGTGGGAGGCGGGGTGGCGGCCGTGACCTCCGGGACGAGCGCGATTCCGCCGTCCGGCTGCACCCCGACCGATCCGGCGAGTTGCCCGTCCTCGGTGTAGATGTCGAGGGTGCCCCCCTCGATGGAGGTGTACGCGGCCTTGGAGGTGCGCTCGAGGTCCCGGAGGCGACGGTCATAGTCCGCCAGGAGCGCGGCGAAGCGCTTGGCGTCTGACTGATCGTCCAGGAAGTTGACCATGGCGCGGGATGGTCAACGGTCCAGGTGGTTAGTGTCGCGCCCTGGCTAGTAGTGGAAGCTGTCGGACCGCTTCAGAGTGAGGGTGATGAACCCGTCCGCGCTGATCTCGTCGGAGATGATGCGGTGCCACACGTCGATGTCCCCGACCCACGGCACGTGCACCTGGACGCGGATGTCGTCGCCGAGGGACCAGGACCCGAACCGGGCGTTGGGGTGGTCGGTGATCTGAATGGCGGGGATCTGGAGGGCGGCCGTACGGCCGGCGAGTTCCTGAGATGCCCTCTTGCGAAGCGCGTCCGTCGAGGACAGCGTCTTGTCGGTGACGGTCGCCACCCGGCGCAGTCGCCGTCCCTGCGCCCAGCCGCGGGTGGAGAGGTCTGCGACCTGGATGCGCTTCATCTTCTGGCCTTCGCCGCGCCCCAGGACCATGACCTCGTTGGCGTAGTCCTCGCCCATGCCTTCGGGTTTGGCGATGGCAACGATGTTCTCGCCCTGCGCGAACCGGAGGTCGGTGCGCTTGCGGCCGAGGCGGGGGGTGCCCAGCCTCAGCCGGTGGGTGATGGTGTTGCTGGTCGAGTCCTTCCAGGCGTGCGTCTCGATCCAGTCGAACATGAACTGGTTGACCAGGTTGTCGAGGGTCTGGCCACAGTCGGGGTTATCCCACCAGGCGAGTTCCCACGGGTCCTCGCCGTCAGCGGTCCCCAGCAGCTCCCCCTTGTCGTGGGAGTCGATGACCAGGCCGATGTCCCCGTTGGGCTTCCCCTGGACGTGCGACCAGATCTTGCGGAAGGCGTCATAGACGTCGATGCGGGGGCCGCCGTACGACTTGGGCGGCTTGGGCACCTTCCGCTTGGGGTTCGATCCGTCTATGTATCCGTCGTGATTCTTGTCTTTGCCCGCATACGGGTCCTTTGGCGTGATTTTCTTGCCGGAGATGATGTAGTCCTCGAACGGGATGCCATGCGGGTACGTCGAGAACCCCTCACAGTTGACCGTCGCCTGCGCCCCGTCGTACGCGGTCTTGGTGACGACACCGCCCCACCGGATTGCGCCGTCGATCTCGAGGTACAGCTTCGTGCCCCACTCCTGCAGGATCGGGTCTCCGTTGGGGCCGAGCATCCGCGCGTACTCCGGCTCGATGGTCCCGGCCATGGCGCCCGGCCCTGAGAGGTCCCGCTTCGGATTCGAGGACAGCGCGAAGGGGACCTGCCAGTCCAGGACGTCCTCGGTGAGCGCGTCCTGCGCGATGAAGCGCCACCCGGTCGGCATCGGTCACGCCTCCTCGTCGTCCGGGCTCTCGACGAACTCGACGTCCGCGACGATCGACGTGCCGGCGTCGACGGAAACGTCGCCAGTCTCGGACTTGTACATGTACGTCTGCACGGACAGGGTCTGCGTCGTGCTGCGGAGCGCGGAGGCGATGGCGTAGTTGTCGGCGAGGACGATGGTGGAGCGGCGGGTGCCGTTGCCGGAGTCGTCGTCGATGTACGTGTCCTGACCCAGGAGGGTGCTGCCCCACTTGGTTTGCATCCGGGCGTACACGTCGGACCTCGTCATGCGGAACCCGGCGAAGGTCATCACGACCTTGGCCCGGGTCGCCCAGGACGGCACGTCGATGTCCCAACTGGCCGCGGAAGGCCAGTTGTGCCATTTGTTGTCGCTGTAGGCCAGCGTCGACAGAGCGCCGGGGAACGCGGTGTAGAGGCGCCGGTCCCGGCGGGGACTCACCATGTCCCGCAGATCCTTGATCATCGCCTGGGTGATGGCCGAGGTGTTCGCGGGGATGTCGATGCGGGCCAGGGTGATCGCCGAATCGTTGGGGCGGACCTGCTTCACGTCGGTGACCGTCTTGGCCACGCCGGAGATGATCCGGGTGAAGATGTACGGCCCGACCACGGGGTCCGACGGGTTCGGCCACGTCTCGCCGTAGGAGTACGGGTTCTCGACCCGGGCCACGACCAGGTCCGACCGTGCAGTGGTGCCGGTTGCGGCGACGTTCACCGTGTCCGACGTCGGCAGGCGGCCCGCGTAGGCCTGATACGTCGATCCGGTGGCCCGGTTGATGATCGCGCAGGCCCCGGCACGGACTTGAACCTGAGCCGCCGGCGACGACAGCGCCTTGACGGCCAGGTCCCCGGAGCCGACCACGCCCTGCGCGCCGCCGAAGGCCGCGTACGCCAGGAGCCGCGCCACTTCACTGCTGTGCTCGGCACCGCCCTCGGTGAACCACGGCACGCTGTCCCAAGCCATCTGCTTCTCCTCGTTGCTGGTCCTGGTGGACAGCGGAGGATCACGGGACCGTCGCGCTTATGTCGCGCGCTGGCCGCCTACAGGTAGGCGTAGGCGTCGCGCCAGGCCACAGTCATGGACGCCGTGGCGGTCGCGTCAGTGCCACGCAGCACGAAGTCCTGCCGGCCAGGCGGGATGAGGAGGTCCTCGAGCAGCGGCGAGCCCCTGGTGATGAGCCCCGCCACGCTGCCGCTGCCGCGGAGGACCGTGCGGACCCACGGCCGCGGGTCGACGGTGACCTTCTCGCCCGCCTTCAGCGTCAGGTTCAGGCCCAGCTTCCACTTGCCGACCAACTCGCACACCGGTTGGGAGATGGGCCCGGTGATGGTGATGACCGGCCAGGCCGGGCGGTTGCCGCCCACCGTGATCTGCCCGGGGACTCTCACCGCTCCCTCGCCGACCATCGTCAGCGGGTCCTTGAGCGGGCCCACAATGCCGCGGTGCGGGGGCGGTGCCATGTCGACGCGAACGCTCTGCTCGACGTCGTCGAAGCTGCCCGTGTGGATCGCGGCGAACGTGGCGACGACGGGCGTGTACCCCTGCCTTGTCAGCTTCGACGCGGCCTTCGCGTACTGCCGGGGCCGCCCGTACCAACGCCGCGCCCGCCCGCCCTGCGTTGTGGACAGCACCGCGGGTGTGGCCATGCGGTCGCGGACCGCCTTCGCATCCCACGCCTGCTTCATGACCGACACCGCGTCGAGGTTCGCACCGTGCCGCTCGAGCAGGGTGTCGCCGTCGTCGACGGTGTCAACGCCGACCTCGAACGTGATGATGGCGCCCGTGGTGTAGTCCTGGCCGTGCCGGATGCCGTCCTCCCGCGGGAGCGGAGTGTCGCCGGCCGTGACGTCGGTGTCCTTCACCTCGAAGTCGTCGAGCAGGTAGTAGCCCGTCCGTACGGTCCCGAAGGTGAAGGCAGCGCCCGGGTGCACCCCGTTGGCGCTGTACGACAGCTTGAATTCGCCCTCAGCCAGAGGCATACGCACCTCCCAGTTTGATGCGGCGCAGTTCGAACATCGCGTCGCCCAGGGCCTGGCTCGGGCTTGTGGGGGCGCTGGTCATGTTCAGGTTCAGGTCGCCTCCGACGAGCGGAGTGGCCGCCGGGGCGGTGCTCGCGCGGGGCCTGGTCGTGGCCGTGCTCGTGCTGCGTAGGCCGCCGGCCGCGTACTGGCGGAGGGCGCCCTGAGCGAAGTAGACGACCTGACCGCCGAACATCTGCGCAACGCGCTGGAGGATGGCCTCACTGCGCTTGCGCTTGCCGGGGGCTAGGGGGATGTAGGCCTCGCCCTTAGTTTCCGGCTCATTCCACACACGGATCTCGCCCGGCCGCCCGATCTGTGCGATGTGCCGCTCGGCCCCGGCCGCGAACGCCTTGATGCGGTTGGTGGCCGCTCGGATGCCGCCGTTGGCGTAGTGGACGATGCCGCCGGCCGCGTGCGTCCGTACGACGGCCGGCTTGCCTGACTCGGTGTACTGCACGGTGACGTTGATGGTCTTGCCGGTGAGGCCGTTGATCGCTCCCTGGATGCGCTGCACGTTGGCCAGCGGCGAGGCGGTTGGGGCGGTGATGCGGACCGTCTTGCCGTTCGAGCCGTCGACGGTCTTGATCTTGTAGCCGAGGTCTTTCAGCGCCTGCTGGGCGGTCTTCGTCGGCGCCTTGACGTCGATGGACTTGCCCTTGGGCAGGCCTGCCACCTTCTCCTGGACGTTCTTCAGGTCGCCCGCGGCCTGCTTGATGATGGCCTGGACGGTGACCTTCTTCTTGTCCGGCGCGTTGGCGATGTCCGCAGCCAGGGCGGCGATGTTCACACGCGCTCCGCCAGTGGGAGCGGTGACGGTGACCTTCTTGGACCCCGGGACCTTCGTCACGGTGAAGCCGAGAGCTTCGAGCTGCTGCCGGGCCGCCGTGGTGGGCGCCGAGATCGTGATGTGCTTGCCCGGCTTGATGCCCTCGAGCTGGCTGCGCAGACTGAGGATTTCGGCCGTGGCCTGCGGGACGCCTTGGGCAGTGACGAGGGTGGTGATGGTGTCCGGGACGAACCCCATCTGATCGGCAAGCGCTTTGGCCTGCTCCTTTGGGATGCCGAGATCCGTGGCGAGAGCGATGGCCTTTGCGCGGGCCTGCTCCATGGCGGCCTGGCTCTTGTTCATCGCGTCGGACATGGGCATCAGGCCCTGTTCCCCGGCCTCCTTCGCCCGGGTAGCGACGGCCAGCATGCCGTCACGCAACTCCGTGAGTTGGCTGTTGAGGGTCTGGCCGTTCTTCGTCGAGGTGTCGACCAGCTTGTCGTTGCCGACGAGTGCCTTGCCCCAGCCGTCGGCATGGTCAATGTTCGACTTCATCGTGTCGTCGATCTGGAGCATTACGGCGTTGAGCTGGGCTTCTGCGTCGTGGAACGACTGCGTGTTGCCGTTGAGGGCGTCCAGTGCCCTCTTGAGGGCGTTGACCCGCTCGTCCGCTGACTTCGTCTTGTCGCCGAACGTCTGCACGGCCGCGCCGAGACGGTCGTAGGCGGAGTTGCCGGTGGTACCGGAGTTGTTGATGGCGTTGGCGAGTTCCTTGTGCTTCTTCGCGGCGTCGCCGAGCTCGCCCTTCACGGTGCCGAGGGCATCCCTCGCGCGGATCGCTGCGAGGCCCTCGTCGTCCCATGCTTGCGCGGCACCGGATGCGGTTGTCACCCATACCTTGTGCGCGTCGGCCGTCGACTGGAGGTCCTTCTGCAGGGCGTCGAGAGTCGTGCCCTGGCCGAGGTAGGCGTTCGTCAGCTCACCGAGGCTGACGCCCGCCTTGGACATCATGTCGACCAACTTGCCCTTGCCGTCGGCAAGCTCCGTGTCTTGCAGGAGCTGTGCGGCCTGGGCCCTCACGTTGGCGTCGATTGCGCCGCCGGAGGCGACCAAGGCGTCCGTCAGGGACTGCACGCGCTCTTTGTGGGCCTGAGTAGCGCGGGCCGCCTCTTCCTGTCGTGAGGCGAGGAGACCGAGACCGATGGTGACGCCGGCGAGCGCGATACCGAGCGGGCCGCCTAGGGCCGAGGTGATACCACCGATGGCCCGGGAGGCGACACGGTTAGCCGCGCCGATCCCGCGCATGGCGCCGGTGAACCGGTTCCCCTGTGTTGCGGCGCCCGAGTAGGCCAGGCCCATCCGTTGCCACATGGTGATCTGAGGGCCGATGACTCCAGGGCCCAGGCTGCCGCGCATGGTGGTGCCGAGTCCGCGTACGGAGGTACCCGCGGCCGTGACGGACGTGCCGAAGGAACGCAGCGCGTTCCCGACGGCCGTGACCACCTTGAGGGCGAGCATCGTGCCCAGGAAGGTGGCCAGGGCCACGTTCGCGCCGGGGATGACGCTCATCAGCGTGTTGAAGACGTTCAGGAGTCCGCTGAACGCCACGAGCAGGACCCCGAGCCCGGAGCCGGCCGCCGAGAGGTTGCCGATCGCCGTGGCGACGTTCGAGATGACGGAGATGACCGCCGGACCGACGGTCTGTCCGAGGGAGCTGAAGAAGGTGCCCAAGGCCGGCATCAGCTCGGTGCGGATCTGGCGGACCAGGTCGAGGATGCCGCCGTCCTTCATGGACCGGCCCATCCCGCGCATCATGTCGCCGAACAGGGCGTTCACCTCGTGGAAGACCGGAGCAGCGTCGGAAAAGAACTGCTTCATGGCCTTCTGGCCTGCGCCCGAGTTGGCCCAGCGCTCGAACCGCAGCATGCTGCCCTCGAGGCCGTTGAGCAGCGCATTGCCGGTGTCCATCGCGGCCCGGCCGACGCCGCCGAAACCCGCGATCAGGCTGCCGGTGGTGCGGCCGAGCTGGGCCGCCTTGTCGCCGGCGTGATCGAGGAACTTGGCGAGGCTGCCGGTCTCCCGGCCTGCCTTCACCGAGGCGCGGAACCACTGCGTCATCCGCTCTCCGCCGCGGGCGACGCGCTCGACGAACGGTCCACTCGCCACCAGGAAGTCCTTGGTCGCGGAACCCACGTTGGCGAGGCTGTCTGTTAGGTGCCCGATGACCCGCGAGTTCGTCGACGCGATGGTCTTGAAGTCCTTACGGAACGGGCCCGTCTGCATGGCCTTGGCGCCACGTTCCGCGAGGCTGCCCATCTGGGCGGCGGAGTCGCCGAGGGCGTCTTCCAGGAGAGGGAAGACGGACTTCGCCAGGGGCTTGATGTCGTCGGCGACCTTGGAGAAAAACCGGTCGCTGACCGACATGCGGACCTTGCTCCACGCGCCTTGCAGCGAGGAGACGGCCTTAACGGCGTCCCGGGCTGAGGGAGAGAGCTTGTCCAGTGCCTCCTGCAGCTTCTTCTGCTGCGCCTCGGTTACCTTGCCGTCCCGCGCGAGCATCTGCTGCGCGGCCGCGGACTGCTTGAGCGCTTCACCGAACCCGCTGAAAGCGATCTTCGTCCCGATCGCCGCGGAGCCTGCCGCGGCGATCAGCCCAGGTATCGCGCCGAGGACACCGACCGCGGGCGCGGCCGCTGAGACGAGCGCGGTGAGGCCGGCACCGTACTGGCCGATGAGAGCGACCGCGGGCTCGAGCAGGGAGACGATCGCGCCGATGCCGAGCATCCGCAGCGACCCGCGGCCGCGGCCGGGCATGCGCATCTGCACCGGCACGTTGACCGGGTTCCGGTCAGCCTCGCCCTGGGCGCCGGTGATCAGGTTCCGCAGACCGCTGAGCAGTCCGCCTCTACGCTCCCCGTCCCCATCGCCGTTGGGGCGCACGGGGAGGTTGAGGTCTGCGTCGTCGAGGCGGCGGCGGATGCCGTCGATCTCAGCGCGGAACCGCTCCTCGTCGACCTTGACCTTGACGGTGGCGGTGACGCCCTTGGACGCCTCCTTGACGACTTCCTTGAGGCGGCGTCGCAGCCCCTTGGCGTCGACCTCCACCTTGATCTTGGCGGCCAGACCCTCGGCGGCCGATTCGACCTCGGTGCGGAGCTTCGCGGCGAAGCCTGCAAGGTCGGCGACGACCGGCACGTCGAGGCGACCGGCCTGCAGGCCCTCAGCCACTGCGGATCATTCCTCTCTGCATGGCGGCCATGAGCATTTGCCGGTGGCCGGTCATGCGGGGCGCCTGCTGTTCCGGTGCGGGCTGCGCTGGCTGCGGTGTGGAACCGCTGTGCTGGCGCCCTGCGCTGCTGGAGCGAGGCGGGCGGATGACGTGGGTCGGCTCCTCACGCCGCTTGTCTGCGGCCAGGAGCCCGACCTCGTCGACGATCAGCGCCAGGAGTTCCAGGACCTTGGTCCAGCCCCCGACGGGGGCGGAGCGAACCTGGGAGTCGTCTGGCAATCCGTCGACGAGGGAGATCAGCCGTCGGACTCCGAGGAATCCGGGCTGTCCTGGTCGGAGCCAGACGCGTCGGGCGTCGATCCGGTGGTATCGGGAGAGGTCGGCTTCGACGTCTGCGAATCGTTCGCGGAGGAGTCGGCCGACCGAAAGAGTTTCCCCAGCTCCACCCCGTAGACGCGGGTCAGAGCGGTCGTCAGGCGGACGTAGTCGCCGATGTACGGGCGCTGCTTGAGGAAGTCCTCATGCTGGTCGCGGAGGAGGATGGCGTACGTCTCCCGGATCGCGGCGAGGAACTTCCGCGGCAGGGACGGGCGGCGGAACAGGGCGGTGACGACCTCGGTGATTCCGGCGTCACCTTCGGCGGAGTCGATGACGTCGCCGAGGAGCCCGACCAGGTCCAACTCGTCCGAGAGGATCGGGTCGAGGGCTTCGGCGGGCAGCTCCGCGGGGAAGATGAACTGCTCTCCGCCGAACTTGACCGGGATGCCGTCGGGGTACTGGACCTCACGGCGTTCGGCGTCCAGGTCGATGACGAACGACATGTGCGTGACCTCTCGTGTCTGCGTAGCTGAGTCGCGGGGGTGCGGCAGCGCGCGGACAGTGGCAAGCCGTCAGGGCTTGTGTCGCGCGCTGCCGCGGAGGGGTCACGCCGCCGGTGTGAAGGCCGGGTCGTCGGTCAGGACGTACCAGGCGTCGAGGTCGTCGCCGCCCTGGACCGCAAGCCTCAAGGGCAGGACGGCTTCCTTCGTCTTGGCCAGGTCGCCGGAGACGCCTTCCATCTGCATGCAGCGCGGGAAGACGAAGCGGTAGTGCTTGCCGCCGTCGATGACCTCGACGACGGCCATGACCTCGGTGCGGCCGCCGATCTTCGGCGGGCTGAACTTGTAGTGCTTGACGCCGGTCTGGCCGGCCACGGTGACCTCGGCGATCTCGCCGCCGCCGTACACGGCCTTGAAGTTCTCGCCGGACCACTGCTGCAGGTCGATCTCGATCGTCGCCGCGTCCGTGGTCTGGAAGGTCCGGGTCGGGTAGGAGGACTGCGCGCTGCGGACCTGCTCGAAGTTGGGCTCGGTGTTGAACTTCAGGCTGTCCTCGGTGGAAAGGCCGCAGTTGCGCAGTGCTGCGGGCATCGCCGACGTGGCGTCGGCCGGCGCCGTGGACCCGACGGCACCCAGGTAGATCCGGGTGACGGAGGGGATGACGATCTCGTTGCTGTTGGCTTCGCCTGCCATGACGTGCTCTCCAAGGTGTCCGGGTGGTAGGGCCGGGACACCGTGGAGAGCCGGGGTGGTTAACGTCGCGTCGTCATGGGTGGAGGGTCACCGCGAGGTTGAGCAGCCACCGGGGTTGGCCGTCGACGAGCGGCGACCACAGGAGGAGGCCGGAGGGCTTCACGCCGTTGATGACCGGCTGACCGGGCTTGTGCGGGGCCTCGACGATGCTCTGTGCGACCTGCGCGCAGCGGACGAGGATGCGCCGTAGTTCGGCCTTGCCCGGCCAGCCGCCCGGGTCCCCGTGCACCTCGAGCGTCACCTCCGGTGCGGTGGCCCAGCGAAAGTCGCGGAGGTCGCCGCCGGGGCCGTGGCCGATGACCAGGTGCGGCCACGGGGCCTCGGCGATGCCGGACACCCGTCCGGGGCCGCCGAGGGCGTCGGCGACCTCGGCGCTCTGCTGGAGCCAGAGCAGGAGGGCGGATACGGGGTCGGCGTCCGCGAGGGTCAGCTCGGCCATCAGGTGCGGGCGGTGAAGCCCTGGCCGCGGAGACGGCGGGCGTAGTCCGGGCTGACGGTGATCTCGGAGCCGGGTGTGTGGTCGGTGCCGTCGATGCGCAGGTGATGCGACAGGGTGACGGTCACCGGCTCCTGGTCCTCGCCGAGGGGCGGGCCGACGACGGCCGGGGCGCGGCGGGTGCGCTCGGGGCGGGCCTCGACGGTGACGGCCTCGGTGGACTCTTCCGCCTCGGGGGCGGTGGTCTTCTTGGTGGTGGTGTTCGTAGCCATGGCGCGCACTGTGCGGACGGGAGCCGCTTGTGTCGCGTGCTCAGCGGCGGGCGGCGACGATGGCCGCGCCGCGGGACATGAAGTGTGCGCCGTCGGCGACGAGGTTGCCGGGGTAGACCGTGCCGACTTCGGCCTCGACGACCAGGCGGCCGCGGGCGGTGACGGTCACGGTGACCTTCTTCCCGGAGATGACGAGCGGGCCGGTGTTGATGTTCCTCGCGATGCCATCCGGGTCGCTGTGGGTCGTGCATCGGCAGTTCTTGATGTTGGCGACGGCGCGGGACGTCTGGTCCTTGGGCTCCCGCATGTACGTCTTCTCGCCGAGGCCGCGGTGCCGGCGGTCCCAGTCCATCGAGTTGATGGCGAACCGGAGGTTTCCGGGGACCTCTTGGCCCTGGGCGGCGACGTGGGTCGGGCGCACCTTGTCGTCGCCGACGGTGATCCAGCGCTTGACCGGTGGGGCAAGTCGCTTGGCCTCGATCTCCACCTGCTGTGCGATGCGCTGGACATGGGGAGCCACCATCCGGGCGAGCGCCTCCTCGAGCCCGGGGGCGGCCGTGAACTTCGCCATCAGGGGACCTCCGGCGGGTTGAGGGTGGCGGTCGCCTGGACGTAGTCGGCGTCGGAGCACCCGGGAACGGTGTGGTTGCGGGTGCTGGTCAGGGTCCAGGACCGTCCGGTCTCGTCCTCGACGGTGTCGCCTTCCTTGACCGGCCACGCCTGCGGGTCGAGCCGTACCGACCATGAGCCGTCGGTCTGCTCGAGGACCGATCCGGGCCAGGTGCCGCGTGGGACGGGTTTCTGGTTGGGGTTCGGTGGTACGGGCACGCCGTTGGTGTCGCGCTCCCAGGGGTGGGCGAGGGCGCGCACCGTCAGCGTGGCGTTCGGCAGCACGACGGCCATGCGGGGCAGCTCCCTTTCAGCGGCGGCGGTAGGGGGTGGAGGAGTACGGCCAGGGCGGGCGTGGTGGGGTGGCGAGCGGCTGCCAGAGTCGGCGCTTCAACTTGGACAGGGTGTCGATGGTCGGCAGTGCGCCGGCCTGGCCGGCTGTTGGCGCCGAGTCGTACGAGATCGACTGTCCTTCGGCGCTCACAGAGGAGACGCGGCGGCCCTGGGAGCCGACGCCGCCGGGCCGGTTGCGTTCGGACTCCGCGGCGTGGGCGGTGACGTAGCGGACGACGGGGTCTTCGGCGGCGCCGTTCAGGCCGACGAGGAGGTCGACGTCGTATGTGCCGTCCCCGCGGTCGCGGTAGGCGGATACCTGCCAGTCGTCGTCGATGTCGAACGGCCACGCCTCCGGGTCGGTCAGGTCTTCTGCGGGGCGCCAGTAGGGCGTGACCGCGGTGCGGGTGACGACGCGGGGAACGAGGGAGCGGCCCAGGTATCCCTCGACGTCGGCTTGCGCTCGGCGGATCGCAGTCGTGAGTGCGTCTCGCTGGACGGGTGTGAGCGGGAGCGGGACGCCGAGGTCGTCGGCGACGGCTTCGGGGGAGGTGGCGAGCCCCAGCCCGAGGGGGAGGTCCAGCCGTAGGGACTGGTCCTTGACGGGCTGGGTGCCGTTGCTCGGGGTGAAGGTGACGGTTGCCCAGTACCGGCCGGGCGGCACGTCGGGCAGCGCGAACCGGTACGTCCCGGGCCGCAGTCGAGTGCCCGGCCCTGCCGCGGCAACTTCGGTGGTGCGTTCCGGGCCGTCGTAGAGGACGAGGCTCGTGACTTGTCCTCCGGCCGGTTCGGGGTCGTAGTGCGCCCCGCCGTACATGGGCTCGTAGTCGACGACCGACACCCCGGGCCTCCCTTACTTCTCGGCGCCGGTCACGGCGTCGGCCTGAGCGACCAGGCGCTCACGGATACGGGCGGCGATGCTCTCGGAGACATGGGCGCCCTTGGGCTGCAGCAGCCGCTCGATCGGGTTGCTGTGCGGGCCCACGTAGGTGCGCTCGATCAGGCGGACGGTGCATCGGAAAGCGGAGCCGTGCGGGGTGACGGGCTGGAACACGGCGTCGATGTCGGCCGGAGGCTCCTTGGTGGCGTCGTCGAGGATGACCTCGGCGATGTCGTCGGGAATGACCTCGGTCGGGGAGACGTAGCCGGGCTCGGCCGGGGGCTCGGGAGCCTCGTGAACGGCCGGAGGCTCCAGCGGAGCCACGTCGGGCGCCTTCGGACTGGCCTCGGTCGCGGTCGTCTCCTCGGCGGCCGCCGCGGTGGTCGCTTCCTCGACGGCCGGAGCACCCGCGGGCTCCGCGGCGGTCTGCTCCGTCTCTGCGACGGGGGTGTTACCGGCGTCCGCGGGCTGTGCCGCGGCGGTCTTACGGGTTCGGGTGGTGCCTGCCATGGGTTGCTCCCTCTCGGGGGTGGTGTTCCGGTCGGCGCGCACCCTGCACACCGGGCGGCGCTTGTGTCGCGTCCTGCCGCTGCGAGGCGGCGCGGAGGGCGGGCGGCCGCACACTCGGCCGCCCGCCGCCCGGGTCAGGCGTAGGTGAAGCCGTTGGTCTTGATGACGTTGCCGGCGTCGTCGACGAGGACGACGTTCACCGCCCCGGCCGCGCCTGCGGGCGCCTTGACGCGCAGCTCGGTCGCAGAGACGACCGTGAGCTCGGTACCGGCGGTCGCCCCGAAGTTCACGGCGGAGACGCCATCCAGGGCGGTGCCCGTGATGGTGACGTTGGTCCCGCCCGCGACCGGGCCGGTGGCCGGCGCAACGGTCGCGATCGTCGCCGCGGTGAACAGCCGGTCGATCACGGACTGAGGGACGATGTCCCCGGCCTCGTAGATCAGGTGACGACGGGAGCCCTCGGGGCGGCCGTCGCCGCGACCGTACGGCTCGGTCTGGTAGACGTTCTCGGTGATGCGCTTGGGCGGGTCGGTGAGCACAACGGCCGGGAACGCCGCCTTCGTGATCCGCTGCCCGTTCTCTCGGTAGAGCCCCATGGGTTTCCTTCCGCTGCTTCCGGTGTGGTGGCCGCGGAAGGATGGGGGACAGAGAGCGCTACGGTCGCGCCCTGGCCGGGCTTGCACAATTGCGCAAGAACGATCTTGGTCCGGGGTGGCCGTCCATCACAGGAGCCGAAGGTCGTCCCAGCCGTCGGGGCCGACGCTGAACACGAGGAGGCCGGACGCGGAGACTTCACCGCTGCGCGCGGTGTACCAGTCCGAGCCGTTGTCCAGCGTGGGCGCCTGAACCCACAGTCGGCCGTTGCCGACCTGTTGGGCCCGGAAGTGGTGGAAGTGGCCGGTGATCAACACGTCCGCGTCGGCGATTGGCTGACGGCCGAACGTCTGCCCGCGCCACCAGTCCACGGCCTTGTCCGGCCGCGGGTATTGGTGCCCGTGCGACAGGCCCACGATGGTGCCGGCGACGTCCAGCGACACCGACTCCCGCCACCGTTCCGGCATGACGAAGCTGACGTGACCGTAGGCGTCCTCGTTGCGGGCGTACGCGTCGGCAATCTGCGACAGGACCTCAATGCCCCAGTCATCGCTGGGCGGGCCGACAGCCTCACGGCCGCGCCGCACTCGGCCGTGGTTCGAGCCGCACGTCGCGGCGACGACACGGCCGAAGCGTCCGGCGAGGCGGTCCAGGCCCTCGAAGGTGATCCGGCGGTGAACGCGGATCATCTCCGTCATGGTCAGGTCGTTGGTGTACGCCTGCTGGGCGGTGTTCTCGTAGTTCTCGACGCAGTCCCCGGCGTCCATCCAGTACGCCGCGGTGGGGCCGCGGCCGATGGCCTTGAGGTCGCGTACGTGGTCATCGAGCTTGTCGAAGCGGTCAGCAACGCGCGCGATCAGCTCAGGGGTTCCCCCGTCCCGGCCGACCTTCCCGGCCTGGGCGTCTGCGTAGACCACGACCAGGGCGCGCTCCGCGGTGTCGACCGCCGGGCGGGCCTTGCGGCGGCGGCGCATCGCGTCTCGTACGAGGGCGTCGACGTCGCCGGCGGACTGCCAGGCGGGAGCGGCCGGTTCGATGACGTAGCGGCAGCGCCATACGGCGCGGGTCACCGCGTCGTCGCCCTGGTTGTCGCGGTGCCAGGCGGCCGGGTCGTGCTTGGCCTCCACGAGGCGGACGCGGAAGCCCTCGGGGATGGCGAGACCCATCTCCTCAACTCGTTCGCGCCAGTCGGCCTCGCCGCCGGGCTCCGCCTCAGTGGGCGGGGCCGTGACGACCATCGTGCCGCCGGGATCGAACCGCACTCCGGCCTCCCAGCCGCGCGGGGCGGCCGGCTGCGTGGGCTGTGCCTGCGCGGCGTGGCTCTGCTCGGGGGAGGCCGGTTCGAGGAGCGCCTGCAGGTCGCTGTCCAGGCTCATCGCTCGCACCGGCATCCGTTGGACTGCCCACGGCGCCGGTGCCGGGCGACGGTGTACGCGGTGACTGCGTCGCCATAACGGCTGAGAGTGTCGGCGATGGACTTCGCCGTGACGCGGTCGGAGTCCAAGGCCGCGCGCAGGGAGGCCGCTGCCTTCTCGCCCGCGGCGGCCAGGAAGGTGCCGACGCTGCACTGTGGGCCCCGGTGGGTGGTGGGGGCGTTGGCGAGCGCGTCCAACTCTTCCGCGAGGCCAATGGGTTGTTTCTCGATCACCGGCGTCCTCCGTGTTCGTGGTGGTGGTACGTGGAGGGGGCGCGCCCGCTCGAGGCGGGACGCACCCCCTCACCCGCGTCCGGGTCAGCCGGTGGGCTGGGTCCAGGTGCCGATGACGAAGGACTCGGGCCGCGGGACCTCGAGCGCCAGGCGCTCGTCCGCGCGGAAGGTGATCAGGCCCTTCTCGAAGTTGTCCGCGTTCTCCGAGGAGACGGTGACGCTGACGTTCTCCCTGTCGTGGAGCTGGGCGCCGAGGCCGAAGGCGCCGATGAGGAAGTCCCCGTCCGACATGGCCGTGGTCTCGACGACGTTCAGCCTCCAGACCTTCTTCTCCGCGCCGATGGCGACGGCGATGGCGACACGGAAGGCTCCGTTGTCGTCCTCCTCGACCTCGACGTGCTCCCACATCGTGGGCGACAGGACGATGCCGGTCGGCTCGTACTCGGCAAGGAGCGCCTTGGTGATGGCACGCCGGATCTGGACGCTGTACTTGTCGGTCGCCAACCCCGTGTACTGCTGAACACCGGGGGTGTTGTAGATGCCGGTGAGGGACTGGCCGTCGCCGACGGAGTGGAGAAGGTCCCAATCTTCCTGGTACTTGACGCCCTCGACCATGCGCCCGTTGATGAACGTCTTGAGCCTCGGTTCGTCGCTCAGGATGTTCTTATGCGCGTCGATCAGGTGGGCGACCTCGGCGACCGGGTACATCACCGGGGTCAGGGACAGCTTCGACCGCGGGGCCCGGCCCCAGGTGTCGGTGTCCGCACCGGTCGCCGGGCTGGTGCCGTCGGCGGCGTAGCGCTCCTTGACCTGCCTCGCGTTGTTCGTCCAGCCGGTCTCCCGGGCGCCGTAGAGGACGGCCTGCTTGGTCGAGGACTTCGGGAACAGGTCTCGGATGTGCCACTTGCGGTAGGCCCGCTCGGCGATGCCCAGGTTCTGGACGCTGCCGAGGGTCTGGTGCGTGACCGTGCCGGCGCTCAGGGAGAAGATCGACTTCCCCTCCATCGCGGCGCGGATGTACGGCCGGTCATCGAAACCGGCCGCGCTGGCTCGCTTGAAGCTGTCGGAGTCGACGAACATGTCGCCGAGCGACTTCTCCTCCATGGTCGGCGTCTTGCCGTAGTGCGCGGCCGCGGCCGGCGTGGTCTCCGGGGCGTCGAGGTACTGCTTGATCTCGACCAGGCCCTGCTCGGCGTCGATGAGCGCCTTGATCTCCTGCGCCTCGCTGGAGACCTTGCGGAACTTGGTTGCCTGCTCGGTGGAGACGACGAACCCGCCGTCCTCGACCTTGAAGGACTTGCTGATCTCCTCGGCCTCGGCGCTCTTGGCCTGGAGCTGCTTCTGCAGTTCCTTGATGCGAGCGTTGTCGGGCATTGCTGCTCTCTCCCTGGTGCTGGGGTGCGGTTGACGTGCGTCGCTCCGCCCGGCCAGCACCGGGACAGCCTCAACGCGAGGCGGGAGTGAAGAGGGAGAGAGGGGTTAACGTCGCGCGCTGCCCGCTCAGGGAGTCAAGAGCGGGCAGCGCATAGGTTTTGACCTGCGGTTTTATGGGGCGGCACACAGTGGGCGCGGGAGCGGGGAGAAGGCCGAGTCGTGCGACTCAGCTCCGCATCATGGCGAGCGCGGACTTCACTTCGTCCTCGTCGAGCCGGACCGTGTCCTCGTCGTCGACGTCGTCTTCGGCGGGCGGCGGCGCGTCCTCCGTGGGGACTTCGTCCTCGTCCTCGTCGTCGTTGAACGTGTACTCGTCCCACAGGTCCATGCCGGTAGGGCCGGCCGTGCGGTCCCGGGGGGCGTCCTTGGGCACATCGGTGTCGTCGGCGATGTCGAGGCCCTTCGCGGACAGGGCGGCGATCAGCGTGCGCACCTTGTCCCGTACGCCCGTGAGTTGGTCCGGGTCGGCCTCGGTGGTGTTGATGCGGGCGGTGGCGTCGGCGAGGGCTTCCGCGGTGGGCTGCACCACGCGGGCATCGACGTCTTCCGCGTCGGTGGCCGCACGCTGCGCACTGGTGCCCTCCGGGAGTACGACGGTGGCGAGTTCGACGGACTGAGGGGTGCCGAGGCTGATCTCGCCGTTCGTGGTGGCCGTGTACTGGATGGCGTAGTGGCTGCTTCGCCGTTCGTCCTCGCTGTGCACGGAGACGATGACGCGGTCCGGGTAGGTGCCCTCGATGCACGTCCAGGTCTGGCCGTCCTGGTCGAGGAGTTCGCGGACGCTGTCGGAGAGGCGGGCGCGGAACTGTTCTTGAGACTCGGGCAGGGGGTTGGGGGACATCACAGAAGCCTCCGGGAGGGGCGTGGGATGGCTCTTGGCCTCGGCGACCGTGGAGCGGGCGGATTTGTGCTCGATGCGCGGCTGGACGGAACGGGCGGCGGCCACGGCGGCGTGCGCGGACTTCGCTTCCGTGGCGCCGAGAGCGGCGTAGGTGTTCATGACGCCAGCGGCGAACTGCTCGGCCTCGGCGCTGGGCTTCTTGGCCGCCGGGCCCTGCGGCAAGGTGGCGCCTGCCAGGAGAGACCACGGGGTGTCTCGGCATGCGGGCCGGAGCAGGGACATGTCGGGGAGAGCGGTGATCGGCCACCAGGCGGTGACCTCCGGCGTTTCGCCCTCGGGGTCGTCGGGGTTGGTCACCCGTCGTTCGCTGGGGGGCCGGTTGAGCGGTATGTGGGACTCGCCGGGGACTATGGCGACGAACCCGCGGTAGATGCCATTCGGGGCGGTCCAGGAGCCGACGACGCTTGTCGCTCCGGGGAGTTCGGCGCCGGTCTCCTCCTGCCACTCGCGCAGCGCCGCGGCGAGCGCGTCCTCGCCCTTCTCCAGGTGCCCGCCGGGGAACTCCCAGGTTCCGGCGGCCGGGTCCTCGTCGTCGAGGGCGCGCTGGATGAGCAGGACGCGGCCGGTGTCCTCGGCCTTGAGAACGAGTCCGGCGACCTTGATGCGGTCCTCGTCCTTCCCCGTGTCGAGTTCGACGAGGTTGGGCGTCGCCTTGTACTCCATGCCGGGGTTGGCCGCGGCCTTGACCTCGAGCGCCCGGGTCATCGGGTGCGCGCCGTGCAGGACGGGGCTCACTTCGAACAGGTCGAGACGGTGGATGACGCGGACGCCGTCACCGCGGCGGGTGGCTCCGTCGGCGGGCACGCGGTAGCCGATGGAGAACGCGGCTTCGCCGTGCTCGTACCACTGCTTGACCTGCTCGTAGGTGTCGCGTCCCTTGCTGGTGCGCCGGTTGTACTCGACGGTCGCGACCAGGGCGCCGGCCTCCGCGGGCCAGTCGGGGACGTCGGCGAACCTCGGGTCGCCGGGTAGCCACTCCTCGACGTGCAGGACGACGCCGACGGCGTCCTTCCATTCGTGGTGCCATACGGCTTTGACGCGGCGGGTGGCCAGGGTGTGGGCGAAGGCGCCGGGGACGATGAGGTCGTTGACCTCGTCGACCACGCCAGTGACGGCGTAGATTGCCCGGCTGGTGCCTCGCAGGGTGTTCGGGTGTGACGATCTGGTGGGTGGAGCGCTCGGCACGGCGGGGAACCTCCGGCGGTGGACAGTGGGCCGCCGGGCACCGTGCCGTTCGCGTCTGGCTAACGTCCTGCGCTGGCTCCTGCAGGCTCTTGGGCACCCTCGGCGGCCGAACGCGCCGTGATGTAGCCGCGGGTCCAGAACTGGTAGCCGAACTGCTGCTCCGCGTTGCCGAACCGGCTGTACGGGCTGGAGTCAGCGGGGTCGCCCGCCTCGAAGGCGGCTTTGCCCTCCTGCTGGAGCGCAAAGGCGGTGCTGCGGGTCAACTGCACGTCAGCTCCCTTGCTGGAACATCGAGTCCTGTACGCCGCGGTTGCCGGGTGGGGCGTCCGCGGGCGGGGCGGAAGGTTCGTCGGCCTGGCTGTGCGTGCGGGTCATGTGCGCGCCGTCCACGTCGACCGCCCACGCGTCCGGGTCGGTGTAGCGCCATACCTGGCCCGTGCCGTCCCTGACCCACCCGGTCAGTGTGCCGTCTGGGGCCCGATCCAACCAAGCCTGTTCGCCGTTGCTGCCGGTGTACGCGGAAAAGGAGTCGGCCGGGTCGGTCTCGTCGCCCTCGTCGTACATGTCGCCCGCCCACGGCCGGGCGTCGTCGGCCGGCGGCTCTGGTGCGTCGACCGGCTCCTCGCCCTCCGTCGGGGGCTCGGCTCCCTGTGTGGGCGGTTCGGCGGCCGGGTCCTCCGGGGGCGCGGCCGGGTCCTCGGGCGGCGCCGCGGGGTCCTGGCCCATGTCGGCGGAAGGGTCCTCGAAAGCCGCTGCGGGGCCTTCGCCCTCGAGCGTCTCCTCCTCGGCGCCCTCGGGCTGCTCGTCGTCTTCTTCGTCCCCGAACGGCTTACCGCCCTTGGGGAAGGCCTTGATGGCGAATCCGTATCTGGTCACGGGTGGAGGATGACGGGCGGGGCCGCTTGTGTCCCGGCCACGCCCGCCCCATCCCGGACCAAGATCGTTCTTGCACAATTGTGCAAGCGCCTGGCTCACCCGGGAACGCTGGCCTGCTGTGGAGCGCCGGGCCCCTCCTCGACGACCTTGGTGTACTCCCGCAGCACTGCGAGCACGGTCGCCTCATCGTCTCCGGCCACCGTACGGACGGGGCCGGTCGGGGACAGGGAGACCGGGCTTCCCTGATGGAGCTCCACCAGGGCGGTGGCGCGGTGCGACCCGATCACCGGGCGGTCGGCCCGCCCGGTGACCTGCACGCTGTAGGTCGCCCCGTCATCGAACGCGCCGGTGACGGTGAACGGCACGGCTACCTCCTCATCGGGTGGCGAGCAGGCCCAGAAGGAACGCCCGAAGGTCGTCATCCAGGTACCAGTCGCCGTTGAACATCGACTGAACGGACCGGGCGAGGGTGTCACCGGTGTCCGGTTGCGTCTGCTGGCGACGCATGATGCGGCTGAGGGTGCTGCGCCGCATGCGGCGGGCGCCCGGCCGGCCGGTGTGGGTCTGGTTGAACCAGAACGCGCGCTGGGCGGCGTCCAGGTCTCCCAGGTGCTGGGCAAGGTGCTGGGCAAGGGCGTGCCCGGCGGTGCCCAGCCCGTCGTCGGCGAGATCGGCGATCGTGATCCGCTGCCCGTCGGGCTCGTAGCGGCCCTCGTCGCCGTCCACGGCCGTCACGCGGCGCGCGGCCGGGGTGTTGAGCCACGCCCGAGGCACGAGGCGCTGCACGCCCCGTACGGCCCGCTCGGCGTCCGGCGTGGAGTCCGGACCGAACACGATGCTGGCGTTCCCTTCGGGACCCATGTCGCGGATCTCAGCGAGGGTCGCCGCGACCGCGTCCGGGACCGCCGCGGCGTACTGGGCCCGCAGGTCCGCCCACTCTCGGCGCGCGGCCGCGGCTTCGGCCCGAGCCGCAGTGATCTCGACCTCGAGGTCGGGGTCATCCGGCAGGGTGCCGCCCGTCCGCGCGGCCTGGAGGTTGACCAGGCGGCGCTCGGTGAGCGCCACGTAGTCGTCCGCGCGCTGCAGCGTGCCGTGAGGGTCGCCGCCGAAGTCGCCGCCGAGAACGTCGGCCAGACGGCGGGTCACGTCCTGGTCGACATCGCCGCCGGCCGCCCTCAGCGCTGCCAGGTGGCGGAGCGCAGTCAGGCCGGGGCCACCGTCCGCGGCCCGGTCCGGCGCCCACTGAGTGCGGTCGCTTCGGCCCGGGAGCCGCCCGGCGGCAAGCTGCGCCCACGTCGTGGGCTTCCACCACGTGACACGGCGCTGAGCCTGACCGAAGCGTCCGGCCTCCGGCATCAGGCCGGCCCAGTGGGAGATCCGGGCCGTCAGGGACTCACCGTCGGCTCCGGGCAGGTCGAGGGCGCGGTGCAGGCGGGCCAGGCGCCGAGACTCCGGCCACTCCCGGACCCGGCGGGCGAGACGGCCGAGGAAGGCGCGCAGGCGTCGCATGCGCTCACGGGCACTGCGGTACTTCTCGGCGATCTTCCGGGCTGCCGCCCGCACAAGTTCCGCGAAGCGCTTGGCGAGACGGACGAGCGCGGCCACGACCCGGGCGAGCAGCCCCGGCTGGCGGCCGGCCTGCGGAGACACTGCCGTCACTCGGCGGGCGATCTGCCGGGCGGTGGCCTGTCGGGAGCCGTTCATCTGCTGAGCAAGGACGCGGGCGATACGGTCGGCGTCGCCCGGGTCCACGCCCGCGGTCTGAAGCTGCCGCATGATCGCGTTCACGGCGTCGTCGACGTGCCCGGCGACGGTGCGGGCGATGTCTGCATCACCGTCGTTGTCGGGCCCGTTGGGGGTGCCTCCCATCTGGTCGGGGATGAGGCTGAGGAGGTCACGGGCCCGCGCGGCGAGGTCCTCGTCGCTCTCGTCGGGCAGAGGCTCCAGGTCGTTGATGGTGCGCAGGGCGGCGCGCACCGTCGCGGTGTGGGCCTTCTGCCGTGCCTTCTTGAGGGCCTGCAGCGCTGCGGACCGGTCGCGGCCGGTGACACCCGCGGCGTCCAACGCGGCCACGGCGTCGTCGCGAGCGGCCTGGCGTGCATCGCGCAGGGCCTCGGCGGTGAGGCGCTGGGCGATCTGCTCACGAAGCGCGTGGATGTCGCCGGGCGGTTCGGTGCCCGCAATCGCCGCGTCGATGATCCGCGCGGCGACCGCGCGGGGGTGGTCGGCGACGATGCGGTCGGCGTCGGACTGCGGGGACGGGTTGGGGTCCCGAGGAGCACCGGCGGGCGGCAGGCTCGGGGTCGGCGCAGTCGGGGCGCCCGGCACAAGGGCGGTGTCATCCGGTCCGTTCTCGCCGTCCGACTGGGGCTCACTGAGCTGCCACAGCGGCATCGCTCCGTGGACGACGCGGCGGCGTGTACGGCCGTCCTCGCCTTCCAGGAGGAGGCTGCGCGTACCGCCGGGGCCGTCCTCGACACCCCGAACGCGGTAGACGCTCACGCCGTTGCCCCGGTTGTCAGGGATGGCGATCGTGTCGTCTTCCGCGACCTGTGCGGCGTTCGACGGCCGCGGCCGGTTGAGCTCGGGCGGAGGGGTCCGGCCGATAGCCCGGTCCAGGTGGTTGGCGGCGCGCAGGGCGGCACGGCCCTCCGGGGTCGAGGGGTCGGCAGAATCGCGGAGCTGCGCGGCAAGCGCGGCGGCCTGCTCCGGGGGGACAGGCAGGTCGGCAGTGATGCGTACGGCGGCCTGCTGGGCGTCGGGGTCGTCGTCCGGGCCGTCCGCGAGGTCACCGATGACGTCTCGGTCGCCCATCGTGAGGTCGGGGTCGAGGGTCGGGCCGGTGACGGGCTCGACGCGGTGCGGCGGCTCGTGCACGGTCAGGTCGTCCGGGGCGTCCGGGGCGTCGTCCGGCCCGAGGTCGGGCGGAGTGTCGTCGGCGCCCTGGGCCCGGGGAATGACCTGGGAGGCGTCCACGTCGATCTGACCGATCTCGCCTGTGGTGGTGTCGGCGAAGTCGATGGTGACGCGGTCGCCTTCGCGGTGGATACCGGTGACCGCCACAGTGGTGGGCGTGCCGTCGAGGTCCAGGACCACGACGTCGTCCTCCTTGATGTCCGCGGCCGCCGGGTCGTCGATGCCGGTGACGGGGTCGGTGCCCGGGGCGTCGTCGCGCACTTCGCCAGCGACGCGGAGATCTCCGGCGCTCCGCGTGATGGTGCCTTCGGCGGTGGTGATGGTGACGCGGTCGCCGTTGACCTCGTCGACGGGCCCGAGGAGAGCGCCCTCGGTGTCGGTCACGATGTGCCGCGGGGTCACGCGCTGCCCGGACGAGGTCCAGCCGTCGGGGCGGTCGCCACCGGTCACGGTGAGGGCGTTCGGAGAGAGACCGTCTGCGGTGTCGTCGTTGTCCCAGCGCACCGACACCGTGGTGCTGGTGGCGCCCGTGACGGTGCCCTCACGGGTACGTAGCCCGTCAACACTGGTGACCGTGCTGCCCGGGAACAAGCCCCGGCCGTTCCGGTCCGCGGGGATCAGGTCGGGGAGGTTGCCGGCCTGAACGGCGCTCTGCGCGCCGCTGGCCGGAGACCCGGGCACCACGTCGTCGGGCGTCTCGGCCCGCGCCGCGGTGGCGTTCCGCGGCGTGAAGACATTGCCACGCTTGCCAGTGCCGTCCGGGTTCGCCGTGACGTACGTGCGCAGCATCCGCTCCGTACGGCCGTTGCGAGTGACCTCCACGTCGACGGGCCCGGTGAAGACGTAGCCAGACCGCGTGATGGCGCGACCGTTCCTCGTGCGGCCGTCCATACGGACCATGTCGCCCTGCACCAGGTCGCGGACACGCGCCCAGTGCGCGGGCTGACCGCCCACGGGCTCGGGTTCACCCTGCGGCTCGTCGGCCGGCGCCGAGGGCACGGCGGGCTCCGGCTCTGCAGGAGCACGGTCCGGGGCGGGCTGCCGCCGCGCGCGGGGCGTCGCGGTGCCCGGCGTCTCCGCCTGCGGGGTGTCCGCGCGGGACGAACGGTCGTCGCGGCCGTCGCCCGTGCTGGGCACCTCATCGGGCCGCGGGCGGCGGCGGACGACACCCAGGTTCGGGAACGCCTCGTCGATCTCGGTGTGCTCCCCGTACTGGTTGGTCCAGGAGCCTTCAGCCGGGAACCGGTAGAGCTGCTGACTCCCGAAGGCAGAGAACTGCGAGCGGTATCGGAAGGGCTCTCCCTCGCCGGTCACCGTAGCGTGCACGGTTCCCACGTACTCGTCCTGCGGCCGCGTGTTCTGTCCGCGGCTCGTGGCCACGGGGAAGCTGATTTCGTCACCCGGGCGAATGTCCGTCAGGTCGACGGGAATCGAGTAGCCGGCTTCCTCCTCGCGGGTGTTCCAGTCGGCTTCCTGCTGGCTCCACGTCCGGTGGTGCAATGCCTGGCCGCGGTCGCTGTTCCACTGCTCGTAGAGGTCGTTGAAGCCGTACAGGCGTTCCGTGATCTCGTCGAACAGCCGGTTGCCGTCGGCGGTCCGGAACGCGCGGGCGCGCTCGGCGACGTCGGGGGCGTCCCACGGGAACGGGTTGCCGTCCGCGTCCTTGATGCCCTCGAGGACGCTGGCGTACTGGCGGGCCTTCTCGGCGCTGTGGAAGCCGCTGCGGAACAGGGGCTGCATGCTGCCCGGAAGGGCCACGTCGAACCGCTGCCCGCTGCGGCTGCCGGTGCGACCGGCCTCGTTGCCGTAGATGAGCAGTCGGCCGCCGTCGGAGAGCTGGGTGCTTTCGGCATCGGCGATCTGCGCGCGTTCCTCGGCTGAGGGCACGTCTCCACGCTGGTCTTCGGGCACCTCGTCGAGCTGCCCGCTGCGGATGTGATCCCGAAGGGCCGCCTCATCCGCGAAGCGCGGCGTGACCGGGTCGTACGGCTCCGTCTCCGGGGTGGTGGGCTCCGTGGTCTGCCCGGCTTCCGCCTGGCGGCGCTGCTCCTCCTCGAACTGCTGCCGGTCTCGGCGGTCGTTGTCCCGGTAGGTCTGCCGGAACTGGTTGTACGTGATGCGGCCGCCGTTGGCCTTGTACCAGTCCTTCAGTTCCTCGCTGGCGTACTCCTCCCAGCGGCCGAACTTGGCGAGTTCACCGCCGGAGAACAGCTCTCGTTCGTTGATGCCGCTGCCGTACTTGTACTTCCGGGCGTAGAAGTAGCCGTTCGTGGCGGCAATGGCGGCCTGGTAGCGGGCCTCGTCGAAGTCGGCGAACTCCGCACGGATGATGTCCTCACGGGTGCGACGCACGCGCGGAACGTCGGCGCCTGCGAAGCCGAGGGCCTCGTCGACGGCCTTTGCGCGGCGCTCGGCCTCTTCGGCGTCGGCTGGCGGGGTGTCCGGCAGCACGTCACGAACGCGCTGGTCCGTGTAGCCGTCGCGGCGGTCCATCTCCGCCATGAGGCGCTTCTGGTCCTCGTCGCTGAGGTCGTTGCTCCACGCGTCGACCAGCTCGTCGTCGTCGAGGCCGGTGAGGTCGTCTGGCAGCGCCCTCCGTTCTGGCGTCGGCTCCGGCTGGGCGGAGGCGTCCCGCTGCTGCTCGAAGTCGTCGAGGACGGCCTGGAGCGCCCGCTGCAGGTTGCGGCCCTCCCCGTCGCGCCACTGCCCGACGGTGCTCGGGCCCCACGCCTGCTGCCAGTCGAAGGGCTGCCCGTCGCGACCGGTGATCTCCTCGAAGCGGCCTGCGAGCGCGCGGGCCTCTTCGGGGTCTTCGGTGGTCAGGGACAGTCCGGTCAGGTTGGCGCCGTTGCGTGCCTGGGCGAAGCGCCACAGGGTGGTGCCGTCTTCCTGCTGTTCGGGCCACGTCACCAGGCCCCCGCCCGGAGACAGAGCCAAGCCGTCCCGGTCGGCCGCCTGTGCCAGGGCCTCGCGCCGCTGCGGAGTGTCCTCGGCAGGAGTGAGCCCATCGCCGTTCTTCCAGGCGCGGCGCAGCGAATTGACGTCGCTGTGCCGTACAGGGGTCCGCCCGCGGTCGCGCGTACCGCGGCCGTCTCCGCCATCCCCGTTGCCGTCGGCGCCTCCGGTGTCCGGCGTGTTGAGGTCGGGCAGGTTCAGGTGCGGCAGGCCGGGCCCGCTGGGGCCGCCGCTGCCGCCACCGCCGTTGCGGCGACGCCGACGGCGACGTCGGCGACGGTCGTCCTGCTCGTCGTCTTCCTCGGCCTCCGGCTCGTCCTGCTCGTCGTCGGAGTTGTCGGGCACATCGTCGGGGCTGCCGTCCTCGTCCTCCTCGTCGGTGGGAGCGGCCGGGGTGCCAGCGCCGCCTCCGTCGGGGGCACCGTCCGGGTCGGCGGCGTCGCTGTCCGCGTCCCCATTCCGACGCTGCTGGCGTTCCTCGTCGTCGTCCTGGTCCTCCTCGGAGTCCTGGTTCGTAGCGTCGGGGGCTTCGCTGTCGTCCTCGTTGCGGTCGTCGTCGCCGCGGCGATCGTCCTCGTCCTCACCCCTCGCGATGCGGGCGGCCTGCCGGAACAGGTCTGCGGCGCGCTCTCCGTCGGGGCCTCCCAGCTCATACATCTCTGCGAGGTCGTCGAGCCGGTCGGCGGCGGAACGCAGCTCGGCGTCCGGGTCGTCGGAGTCCTCGGCCCTGCCCAACGCATCACGGACCTCGCTGACCTCGGGCAGCTCGTCACCGCCTGCCCCGTCGGTGGCCTGGTCGATGAGGCCGGTCATGCGGTCGGCGCGGTCCTTGGCGCTGCTGCGGTAGCTGTCGGGGGTGAACTCCGGCTCGTCGGCGGGAGTCCCGTCGACGTCCGGCTCGGAGGTCTCCGGTTCGTCGACGGCCGGGACGTTGTCCGCATCGTCGTCGGCGGACCGCTCGTCGGTCTCGTTGTCGGGGATCTCCTCGTCCGGGTAGCGCAGGCGCACCTGGGCGTCGGCGTTGTAGAAGCGCTCCTCGCCGTCGTCGGTGACGATGCGAGTCCGGCCACGAGGCGTCTTGACCGGCGGTTCGGACACGGTGTGCGTGCGGCCGTCTGCGTCGGTGTACCGGTCGCCCTGCTCCAAGTCGGCGGCGTTGCGCATGCGCGCCGGGCGCAGGCCCTCGGTGCTGCGGCCCTCGGCGTCGGCGATCATGTCCGGCGTGCCGAAGAGGTCGTCGGGCTGGTCCTCAGGGTTGTCGACATCGGCGGCGCTGCTCGGCTGCTGGGTGGTGGGCTGGTCGACGTCGAAGAGTCCCCCGGGCTCCTCGGTCGTCCGCTTCGGCTTGGGCTCCGGCTTCGGGGCCCGGCCGGCACGGCGGGCCTCCTCCGCCTCCAGGACCTGCAGGCGGGTACGGTCCGCGCCGGACAGCTCATCCGCCATCTCACGGCCCATCAGGTCGACGATCTCGTCGCGGATCTCGCCATCGTCCATCGAGGACGGAGCCTTGGACCCCTCGGGGCGTACAGCGTCGAGCTGGTCGGACACCTCATCCGGAGTCAGGGTGACGGTGTCACTGGCCTCCGTGTCGTCGTCGGTGCTCTGGTCCTGGTCGTCCTCGCCGTCCGGCTCAGCCGTGCTGGGGGCGTCGGCCGGCGGCGCGTCGCTGCCGCCGTCGTTCGTGTTGTCCGTGTCCGGGGTGTTGTTCTCGTCGGTGTCCGCGGAGGCCGCGGCCTCCCGCTCGGCGCGACGGCGCTGCAGGTCTGCGTCGGCCTCGTCGATGCGCTTGGCGTACGCCTTGTAGGCCCGGACATCGCTGGGGTCGGACTCCAGTCCTTCGCCGCCCTCGAGCGTCCATGCCCACTGGAGGAGGGCGCGGTGTACCTCGATCGGGCCGGTCACCTGGAGTGTGCCGCGGCGGCCGGGCTTGGCCTCCTTGAGGGCCTTTCGGGTGTCGGGGTCCTCCATGGCGGCGGTCTCGTCGACGTTGAGGAAGTCGGCGAGTGCAGCCGGCATGGTCAGGGTGACGAAGTCCTCGGGCTTGTCCCACGCGTACCGCAGCGGCTCGTCCGGCTCGTCGCCTCCGGTCGTGTCGGCGTCCGGCTGGATGCTGGCGAGGGTGTCGTTCACCTCTTCCTCGGAGAGGCGAACGACGTCGTCCTGGTCCTGGCCGTCGTTCTGGGCGTCGGTGTCACCCTCGGCCGGTACGGCGGCCGGCGGCTCGTCGCTGCTGCCTGATCCGGTGGTGTCAGGTGCCTCCGTCTCGTCAGGGTTCGGCTCGTCGACGTCGGTGTCGGCATCCGCGGAACTGCGGTTGTTGGTCTCCGGGGCGCCCGGCTTCGGGGGGGTGCTGGGCTCCGGGGTGAGGCGGGCGAGGGCTTCGCGCACCTCGTCTTCGGAGAGGCGGACCGTGTCGTCCTGTTCGGGTGCCGGGTTCTCTTCGTCCCAGCGGTGCAGGTTCGCGACGGCCTCGTCGACGGCGGCCTGCAGCGGCTCGCGTTCCTCGCGCCGCCCCTTGGCGATCTTCTCGCGGTCGTCCTTGTTCTTGTACCGCTCCTTGTCGAGTTCGTCGGGGTCGATCTCCGGCTTCGCGTCCAGGTTGGTGACGCGGGCGACGATCTCCTCGAGCAGGTTCGACCGCTTGCGAGCGTGGTCGATCTGCGGGGTGAGGTCCGCGGCCGCGTGTGCGGACTGGAGCAGGGCTATCTGCTCGTCCAGTTCCGGAACCTTGGCCTGGTCCGACTCCTGCAACGCGGGCGCCTTGTCGAGGGCGTTGCCGAGGCGGGTGATCATGCCCGCCCCGGCGCCCTTCTTCTGCAGGTCCTCCACGGTCCGCTCAAAGTCCGAGTGCCGCAGGTCGGGGAAGCCGACGTGCGCGACGAGCTTGCCGTCCGCTGTCTTCTCGGTGCGGACACCGAAGTCCAGGCCGCGGAACTGGCCAAGGACGTGCCAGTCGCTCAGGCCCTCACGATTGTGCTCGAGGAGGCGGGAGGTGATCTGCCGGTGCAGGGCCTTGCCAGCGTCGGAGCGCTCGCCATACGGGGAGCCGCCGATGGTCATGCGGAACCGGTCGTCGGCCTCCTGGATGCGGGGCAGGGCCTGCTCGCGGCGCTGGATGCCGTCGCGGGTGGCCTGGGCTTCCTGGCGCAGCGCATCGAGGGCTTCGGCGCGGCGGATACGCTCGGCGGCCTCGTTGTGCTGGTCGATCTCCAGGTCCTTGAGACGGCGCTTCGCCTTCATGAGCTGGCTCATGAAGGGGTTGCCGCCGATCTCGGCTTCCATCGTCTCGTAGTCGAACTCGGCGCCGTCGATCTCCTGGACGACGTCGCTGGAGTCGCCGTCTTCCGGCTCGGGCCGCTGGATGTCGACCAGGCCCTCAGCCTTGGCGGCGACGAATCCGGCCTTCCAGCCGTCCATGGAGCCCTTGGTCGCGTAGATGTCGATCTCGACTTCGGGGTTCAGGTTGCCGTAGCGCAGGATGCGGCCGTTGCGCTGTTCCATCTGCGCGGCGCCCCAGTCGAGGTCGACGTGCGAGAGGGAGATCATGCGGTCCTGGGCGTTCATGCCCGTACCCGCGACGGCGCTGGAGCCGATGAGGACCGCGATTTCTCCTTCGCGGGCCTTCCGGAACAGCTCCGTCATGTCCTCGGGCTTGCCGGACTTCTTGGCGTCCTGGACGAAGGCGATCTTGTGCGCGGGGATGCCGCCCGCGACCATGAGCCGCTTGAGTTCGGCGTAGGCGTCGAAGTTGCCCTTGTTCTTGCCTCCCGGGACGCCTTCGTTCAGGAAGATCATCTGGAGGGCGCCCGGGACGGGGTGGTCGACGAGGCTGTCGCGGGTGACCGGATAGATCCGGTCCTTGTGCTGGAAGTAGCGCTCGATGTGCCGGTCTGCGACGGCCTTGAGCTTGTTGCCGGCCGGGGCCTTGGCGTCGATGAGCCGCGGGTCGAGGGCCACGCTGGTGCCCTCGTTGGACACCGCGAGCATGTTGTCCTGGTGGCGGTCGACCTCACCGTTGTGGATCGCGCGGCCGCGGGCGACGAGCCCCTTGAGGCGCTTCTTCTGGTCGGGCGTCGCGTCGACCATGATCAGATTCGGCTTGCCGCCCTTGAGCTTCGGGCGGGGAATGCCGACGTCGTCACCGCGCTTGGTGTCCGCGACCAGGCCCCACATGGTCTTCATGGCGCGCTTGTTGTGGAACTCGGAGAACCGCTCCACGACGCGCAGGCCGGAGCCGTCGGGCGCGTTCTCGATGCGCAGGGTCTTGCGGCCGAAGGTGTTGGCCCACAGGTCCGGAGCGCCCGCCTTGTAGGCGTCCAGCACCCACGGCGCCGCGAACATCAGCATGGTGAACTGCTCGCTGATGCTGTTCGACAGCGGCGTACCGGTGGCGAGCGTGATCGTGGCCCGGCCCTGGCGGCGGCGGTGCAGATCGGTCGTCTTCTGGTGCAGGTCGACGCCGCGGATGGACGCGGGGTCGCCGCCTCCCTCCTTGGAGCGGAAGCCGACGCCCTTGTACCTGTGGGCCTCGTCGACGACGAAGTAGTCGAACCCGAGGTCGTCCCAGTACGTCTCGCCCGGCCGCCGCATCGGGGCGGCGTTCTTGTTGATGTTCTTGCTGACCGTCGCGATGCGCTGCTCGATCTTCGCGACGATGAACGGGTGGTTCGGGTTGTCGGCGTCCTCGTACTGGCGGTCAAGCTGCTCGCGCAGCGCCTCCAGCTCCCGGAACTCGTAGTCGTCCTGAGCCTCCGGGCTCATCTTGATCGAGCCGAACGCCTCTTCGGTGAAGATGACCAGGTCCGGCTTGTTCGCGCGCAGCCACTCCAGCGTGCTGCCTCGCCGGTCGCCGGCCAGGTCCGCCGAAGTGATCAGGTGGATGTCGGCGTTCGGGTAGAGAAGTCGGGCCTCGTCGTAGAACTGCTTGGAGACGTGGTTGGGCACCACGGCCATGGGCTTTTCGATCTGCCCGGACGCCTTGAGAGCCTGGGTGCCCATGACGAGCGTCGACGTCTTGCCGAGGCCCACCTCGTGGGCGAGGATCACGCCCCGCTCGAACTGCATCCGGGCCGCGCCGGCGAGCTGCCAGGCGTGCGGGTTGCGGTCGGGGGTGAAGCCCTCGAGCGTGGGCGACATGCCCTCGTACGAACGGACGATGTGCCCGTTCATGATGCGGTTGTACGAGTCGGTGAGGACGCTCAGCCGCTCGGCGTTCGCCGTGGCGTACTTGGCGAACTCGGCCCGCATCTGATCGGCCTTCTGCCGGATCAGACGTGACGTAGCCTCGTCGACTTCCTTGCGCTTGTCGTCCTCGTAGACGGTCAGCGAGCCGAAGCCGAGGATCGCGCGGGCGATCTCAACGGCGTTCTTGCCCTTGTTGCCCTTGATGCCCTTGTCCGGGTCGGGCTCGACGGCCGGGACGCCGTACATGACGTTGTTGGCCTCGGGCACGCGGCCGGTGTTGAGAACCCAGCCGTACCGGTCGTCGTGCGCGACGCGGAGTGTGCGGTCGCCCAGGTACTCGCGCAGGAAGCCCTGCAGAAGCTCCGGGGGCGTCCAGTGGGCGCCCATCTCCGGGGTGAACTGGCCGATGGTGCGGTCCGGCGGCTGAACGGCCTCCAGCGCGGCTACGTTGACCGCGTACCCCGGGTCGCGCTCGGCGGCCTTGCGGGCGGCATCGAGCTTGTCGCGGACGGCGCCGGACAGGTAGGCGCCGGCCAGTTCGAGGCCGCCGGTCTCCGGGTCGGTGAAGACCTCGTTGCCGAGGCGCTTCACCGCCTCCTGCGGGGTGACGTCGAGGAGCCGGGCAATCTCGCCGAGGTCCACTTCACCCTTGGCAGCAACGACCGCGGCCAGGGCCGCCTTCGGGTCGTTGGTCGAGGAGAGCGGCTGTCGGCGAGCGGCGGCGCGCTCGGTAAAGACGCGGGAGAGGGCGGGCTCGCCCTTGCTGGCGTCCCACCGTTCCAGGGCGAGGACGGCCGCGGCGTCCGGGTCGGCCCGGAAGTAGCCCCATGCCGTGGGGCGGCCGCCCTTGGTGCGGTGCTGGCCCGGCTTGGACAGGGGCCCGTACTCGGCGACGTAGTCGGCGTGCAGGTCCCGGAGTTGGGCGCGCAGGGCCTCGGCGCGCTCCTCCTCGTCGTTCTTCCGGTCCAGCTCGCGCAGCTCGGCGGCGACGTCGCGGAGCTGCATGAGGGCACGAAGTTGGGCGGTGTTGCCGTCGGCCGGCTCCAGCAGGACCGGTTCAGCACCGTTGACGTGCTGGTAGAACTGGCCGTCGTCGCCCTCGTACAGGCGGCCCGTCCAGTCGTTCGCGTGCTTCTCCCGGGCGGTCTGGAGCTGCACCGGAGGCCGGTTGTCGCCGTCGGGGTGCGGCTCGTAGCCGCGGCCGTCAGCCTTCGCCTTGGCGGCGATGTCGTCGAGCGCGGCGCGAAGCTGCTCGGCGGCCTTGGCCGGGTCGCCCTTGACTGTCACCTCGGGCCCGTACGGGCCGGACTGCGTGGTCAGCGTGCCGAGGATGTGCTCGGGGTGCTCGTCGAAGTAGGCGTTGATGTGGTGCGCGGTGCCGTTGATGTCCCGTTCGGGGGCGTCCAGCCACGACGGGTCAGCCGGCTCGGTGCCGTCCTCGCGGCGACGGAACACGAGGACGTCGGTGGTGACCCCGGTGCCGGCGTCGGTGAAGACGCCGGAGGGCAGGCGGACGGCGCCGACCAGGTCGCCGTACTTGGCCATCTGGCGGCGGGCCCTGTCGCCCTTGGAGTCGAGGGTCTGGCGAGAGGTGATGACGGCGGTGATGCCGCCGGGCCGGACGAGGGCGATCTCCTTGGTGACGAAGCCGTTGTGCAGGCTCTCCGCCGGGTACCGCTTGTCATCGAACGGGACCCGGGCGAAGGGGACGTTGCCGATCGCGGCGTCAAAGGTGCCGGGACCGACGTCGGTCTCCGCGAAGGACTCGTTCAGGACATTGGCGTGCGGGTAGATCGCCTGGGCGATCCGGGCCGTGGTCGGGTCCAGCTCGACACCGGTCAGACGGGCACCGTTCGGAGCGACGCCGAAGAACGTGCCCGCGCCGGAACCGGCTTCGAGGACGTCACCGCGGTCAAAGCCGAACGCCCGAAGGCCCTCCCACATCGCCTCGGCGATGGGCTGCGGCGTGTAGTGCATGGACAGCACGCCGCGGGATGCCTGCCGGAACTCCACCGGCGTGAGCACGCGCTGCAGCTCGCTGCGGACGTCGCTGTACTCGGACCACCGCTCGTGGTCCTTGGCGAACTTGCCGTACCGGGTACCGCCCTGCTGGTAGCGGGGCTCCTTCTCGTTCGGCTCGTTGGCGAAGAGGATCGGCACCGATCCCCAGCCGGACCAGCGGGCGAGGATACGGCGCTCCTCGTCGGTGGCCGGCCGGTTCTCTGCCTCCAGCTTCTTGAGGACGCGAATGGCCTCGACGTTGGCCGTCGCACGCGCGCGGGCGCCCTTGGGCGCGTTGGCCGGGTCCGGCCGGAACCGCGCTACGCGTCGTACATCAGGTCCCTGATCTCCTGCAGGTGCTTCTCCATTGGCGTCTGCTCCGGCGCCTTCTCCGCCCCGGGCTCCGGCTCCGGCAGAAGCTCCGCCAGGACCATCGCTGTTGCGTCCGCCCTGATCTGCTTGTGCCGGCCGACCTGCTCCTCGTACTCCGTCGGCTCCGGAACTGTCTGCTCCAGAGCCTCCTCGGCCTTCAGAATCTGAGTCTCGATCTCCCTGGCCTTCGTCTCGACGAACGCCTCCGGATCGGTCATCGCCGCCCACTCCTTGGGCAGGTACGTCCTCCAGTGATCCCGGACCATCGGACTGAACATGTTCGTCATCGTCGCCTCCCAGCGCTGCACGGAGCGCGGCCTGCTGTGCCTCGATCTCCTCGCGGGAGATGACCTTCCGGTCGTCGTCCCCGCCATTCTTGCGGACTGACTCGCGCTGCGCCTCAATGCCGTGCAGAGCCACGTTGATGGAAGCGAGCCGGGTCTTGGCCTTCTGTCGGTCGGAACTGTCCGCGTCCCGGTCCGTGGCCCGCACGGACATGTCCCGTGACAGCTCCTCCGTCACCCGGTTCAGCTCGGCGAGGAGGCCTTCGGGCACCCACAGGTTCCGGCCCTTTATGTTGTGGCCCTTTTTGTTACTGGGCACCAGGGGGTTCACGCCGTCGTCCCAGCCGTACCGGTCCCGGAACAGGCTGTAGAGGAACTGCCGCTCCTCGCTGGCGTCGGCGAGCCGGTCGCGAAGACGCTCGTTCTGGTACAGCTCGACGAACATCTTCGGCACGAATACGCGGCGCTTGGTGCCCCAGGTCCGCTCACCGCGGGTGTCGGGGTCGTTGTCGTACGCCTGAACCATCGCGGCCAGGGCCGCGGCACGAGACGGGTACGCCGTGTCTCCGTGGCTGTGTCTCTGCTTGCCCCAGGTCCATCCGAGCTGACGGCCCGCGTACCCGTGCGTCTGATCCCGGTAGTCGACGTAGCCGTACCCGCTGCGGCCGTCGATGCTGATCATGCCGTTGGCGTCGGGGTTGTCGACGCGGGCGAGGAGCTGCTCAGTCTCCGGCGTGGTGTCGCGGCGGTTCTGCTCGGCCTCCAGCGCGGCCATACGTTCCTTGCGGGCCGCCTTGACGTCGTCGGTCCCGGTGTACGAGGAGCGGGTACGGCGAAGCTCGGTGTACTCCTCCTTCAGGTCCTCATCGCTCAGGTTCTCGGGGGCATCGCGGTCGGTGATGGCCCGCTTTTCCCGGTCGCGGCGCTCCCGCTTGACGTCCTCCATGCGGCCCTCGAGGACCTGCTGGGCCTCCGGCGGGGCCTTCCGGAAGTCGCGCCGGAGCAAGTCGTTGTACTCCTGCGACAGTTCCTCGTCGGTGAGGTCGACGACCGGCGGTCGGTCGGCGATCTGCTGGGCGTGGCGGCGTTGCTGCTCGCCGACGATGACGTCGTGCCGGTTCTGCAGGGCCTGGCGCATGGTGCGCTCGGCCTCGGGGTCGTCGCCGGCGGCCTGGTGCATGCGGACGCGTTCGGCGACGGTCTCGCGGGCCTTGGCCAGGTCGTCCTCGGCGGCCGTGGTCAGGTCGGTGTCGTCGTCGACGAGGGCCTGCGAGCGGCGGCGGCGCTCGCTGTAAATGGCCCGCTCAACGTCGTTGGCCTCCTGGCCCTTGCGAACGCCGTAGGTTCCGCGTTCCTCCTGCGACTCGCGGATGCGGTTGGCGATGTCGTCGTCGCTGAGCGACGTGGCGTCTCGGGCGGCGGCCTCGTCCCGCTCCTTGCGCCGGCGCTTCAACTCGTCGTCGATCATCTCGACTTCGGAGTTGAGGCGTCGGCGGTTGGCTTCGGAGCGGGTGCGGTTGATCGTTCCCCACCGCTCGTACTTCATCTGCGACAGGCGGGCGTCATCCGCGTTGGCGATGGCCTTGCGCAGGGCCTCGGTTTCGTCGACGGCGTTGGCCGGGGCGCCCGGGGCGCCGGCAGCGGTCTCGTCGGTGACGTGGACGTTGCGGCCCTGACGGGCGAGGTTGGACAGGACCTCCGAGATCCGCTCATCGCGCGTGGCCTCGGTCATGTTCGACTGGGTCGAGTAGGCGCGCAGGGATGGGGCCCACTTGATGGCGCGGGTGGAGCCCACGGCGTCGTAGTCCCGATCGTCGCCCTTGATGGTGCCCCGGAAGACCATGACCCGCTTGGCGGGCTTGCCGTCCTTGCCGGGCTTCATGACCCACGCCGCAGTGATCCGGTCACGCTGGTCCGGGTTCTTCGCAGCGCGGTGCAGGCGGGCCATCACCGCGGCGCCCTGCTTCGGGTACTGCGGGACGGGCACGGTGACGCCGTCGATCTTGGCCTGCGGCGGGTAGCCGCGCTCGCTCGTCGCGGCGACCTGTCCGTCCGGGCCGTACAGGGTGATTGATCCGCCATCGTTGACGTAGTGGTAGCCGTCGACGCCCTCGACGGGCTCGGCGTTGCCCGGCAGCGCGGGCGCCTGCGGCTCCTCCGGGGTCTCCGGCGCCTGCGGAGCGGCGGGCGTCTCTGGAACGGCGGCCGGCGCCGGGGTGACGGCTGGTGGTTCCCCTGCGGCGTTCTCGCGCTGGAACTTCTCGGCGGCCGCGTCGATGACCTCACTGATCGACCGGTTGTCCTCGGAACGCCAGGTTGCGATGCGGACGTTGGGGTCCGACAGGTCCAGCGGCTTGCCGTCGTCTCCCATGGGCGGGTTCTCGGCGAAGGACTCGGCGAATGCCTGTGCGCCGCGCTGGGAGGTCCACCGACGGCGGAGGGGCAGGCCGTTGCCAGTTGCGACCAGGTACCACTCGCCGTTCTGGTCCTGGCCGACGACGAACTGGCCGCGGCCGACGAGCTTGATCCGGTCGTTGCTGATCAGTCCTTCGAGGTGTCGCGCGGCTCGCTGCTCTCGAAGGCTGTCCGGGCCAAGGTCGTTGATCTGGCCGAGGCGCTGCTGCCAGTGGGCGCGAGCGGCCTGGAGAGTGCTGAAGCGCTGGCCGCTGCCGTCGGTCCGGTTGTCCGCGGAGGTCTTCGGCGTAGCCGTGGGCGCCGGGGTGCCGGCGAACTCTGTTCGGGCCCGCTGGATGGCGCCCTGGATGTTCTCTCCCCTGGTGGTGCGCCAGTCGCGGGCCTCCCGGTCCAGTTGCGGGTCGGAGAAGTCGAACGGCTGCTGGAACTTGGTGAGCTGACCGTTGACGGCGGTCTTGTCGAGGTGTTCGGCGAATCGTTCGGCGTCCTGAGCGGTGTCGAAGTCGCCGGCGGCATCGACGCGCTGTCCGGTGCCGGTTGCCGTGAGGTAGAAGCGGCCGTTCCTCTCGTCGCGGAGGATCGCGAGGCGGCCGGACGGGGCGGTCTGCAGGTCGTCGTCGTGGGCCACCGAGAGCAGGAACGTGGCCATGTCGGGGCTCGTGCCGGGCTGCTCGGCGAGCTGCGTGAAGTGACGACGGACGGCGGCGGTGTCCTTATGCCGGGCCCCGGCCGCGTGCTGCCGGTTCGGGAGGGCATCGACGTTGACCGGATGGGCGCCGTCCTCGGGCTCGTCCTGGTCGTCATCGTTGTCCGGGCCGTCGCCGTCGTCGTCGCCGATCGGGCGGCCCTTGTCGTCCTGGTCGTGAGGCTCGTTCGGGGTATCCGGGTCGCCGTCGTCGTCGCGGGCTACGCCGTTGCCGCGGCGCGGGTCCTGGGTGCGCCGCTCGTCCTCTTCGGCGACCTTCTCTTCGTCGTCGGTGGGCGCGCTGCCGTCGGGGCGCGCGACCATGCTGACCCACTTGGCGCTGGTGGTGTGCCTGCGGCCGTTGAACTCGTTCGGGCCGGTCTGGTCCTGGACGAGGATGCGGTCGTGGGGGAGCGCGCGGATGACGCGGGCGAGCTTGCCGCCCCAGGTCCTCACCACGCCGCCGGTCTCGATGAAGCGGCCCTTGCTGTCCCGGGGGTGCAGGGCAGGGTTCCACGGCCGGCGCGTGACCTTGACCTCGAGGTCGCGACTCAGGTCCTGCGACTCAGCCTGTGCAGTGGGGCGATTCAGCATGGCGCGGACCATGCACAGTGCGGGTGGTTAGCGTCGCGCGCTGCGGGCGGCCCTCCGCGCCCAAGATCGTTCTTGCACAATTGTGCAAGCCGCCCTCGGGCCCGCGCTTACATCGTCTCGGTGAGGATGTGCAGCAGGAACCACGCTGCGCCTCCGCCCAAGATGACCGTGAACGCGGCGCGTCCTGCCTTCGAGCTCCGTATGCGGAACAGCTTGCGCGTGTTCTCGCTCAGCGTGTCGTCGTCCTTCTTGGTGAGCAGCGCGATCGTCTCGTAGACCGCGAAGAACAGCGCCCAGCCGCCCCAGAGAAACGCGCTGAGGTTCCGTCGGATGAAGCTGGCTGTGCGTCTCACTGGGGCTCCTTGTCGGTGGCGTAGTGCAGGCGGCAGCGGCAGTTGATCGTGAGGGCGATGGGGGCGAAGGGGTCGCCGGGGTAGCGGAGGGTGGCACCGTCGACGGTGTACGGGGTGCCGACGGGCAGCGTCGTGCCGTGGAGTGCCTTGTGGGCGGGCCGTACGCGGGTGTCTCCGCGGGTGATCCAGGTCCGGACGACGTCGGGGCCGGCGTGCTCCGCGGCCGCGTCTGCGGCGCCGTTGATGGTTGCCACGGCGCAGGCTTCGGCTAGTCGTGCCACCAGGCTGGGGGCCGCGGAGCGGTAGAAGAAGGCGACAGCGTTCTCGAGGTCGCTGATCGTCGGTACTCCGTGCTGTGCGTCGAACAGGGCGGTGGCCAGTTCACGGAGGAACGTGGTCATGGCCTCGCTGGCGTACGCCGCGGTAACGATGGCGGCCGCTGCCGCGGCCGGCGGGACTTCGTCGGTGCCGGTGAGTGCCTGGCCGACCTTGCGTGCCGTGGCGATGGCCGCCTGCTGGAGGATCGGGGTCAGCGTCTGGCTGGTCTCCTCGGCCCAGCGGGCGGCGCTGACAACACGGTCCTGGTCGAGGTCGGCGTCGACGTGCCGGACGTCGTCGTCGTTCTCGGGCTCCCAGTACCGCGTGTACTTGCGGATTTTCGGAGCGCGTAGCCGGGCGAGTATGACGCCTTCCTGGCGTGCGAGGAGCGCGGTGACGGCCGCGGCCACGGCCATGGACAGAGCGTCGAAGTCGTCGTCAGTGACCTCGTATCCGTCGTCCTCGGGCAGGGCCTTGGTCTCGACCGTGGCGCGTGCGGCGTCGACGTCCTCGGCGGCGTCGCCGGGGAGTGCAGCGTTCTGGGCGCTGCGGGCGCGGTCGACGTCGGCGGCCGCGTCGCCGGGGCCGCTGTCGGTAGTGGCGGCGCGGGCCGCTGCGACGGCGTCGGTAGCCGTCGAACCGGCGGGCAGGGCGAGGGGCGTGCCCTGCGCTCGTGCGGCGGCGACATCCGCGGCGGCGCTCGGGCCAGCGTCCAGAGCGCGGGCGGCGGCGACGTCGGCGGCCGCGGTGTCCGGAGCGGTGCCCGGCGGGAGCGGGGCGCCGGTGGGCACCGCTCCGGGTGTTCCGCCCGCGGCCGGGTCGGGGCCGAGGCCCAGTGCGGCGGCGTCCTGGTCGTTGGCGGGTACGGGGGCCTTCTGCGGAGAGATCCAAAGGGCCCGGGACTGTGGGACGTTGAATGCCGGTCGCCCCGCGATCTCCCGGTACTCGTCGATCGTGATGAGGCCGGCTTCCCACTCCTTGCGGGCTTCCTCGCGGGCCTGGCGGCGGGGAAACTCCAGTGCCTGAACACTGGAAGTGTCGAAGCGGACGATCCACTCGTCATCGAGGTCCGGGTCGAACCCGGAGGCGATCAGGTTGAGGTGGGGCAGCTCCGTGTGGTCCCAGAAGTTGTATTCCTCGCGGTCAGCATTCGCGTAGGTCCGCTCAGAGGCGTTGCCGACGATGCTTTCGGGGACACCGAACGCGGCCAGGATCTCGCCCTTAGAGGTGCCGGACAGCGTCTCGTAGGCCATCTCGCGAGGGCGGGCGGAGGTGTCGACGTAGGTGACGCCGCCGGGCCCGGTGCCAACGAGGGTGAGCTGGCCGGCGCTGTGCGCGCCGGGCGCCAATCGCTTCTGGATGCGGTCGACTTCGCGCTGGTCGACTCCTTCCAGGTCGATACCGACAATTCCGCCCGGTCTGCCGTCATTGTCAATAAAACTGATGTTGTAGGTGCGGGCCTTGACGTCCAAGTCGATGGACAGGCCCGCCGCTTCGAGCGGGGTGACGCCACAGAAAGGGTCGAGAGGGTGGGGGTCGCGAATCCATATGACGTGCTTGGGCAGCAGCTCCCGGACGTGGCCGCTGTAGTCCGTGAACTCAAAGTGCTTCACGTAGTCGGCGTTACGGTCGTCCGGGATGATCTGGACGCGGTCCGGCGGAAGCAGGTCGAGGCGTACGAGGTTGCCGCCGCGGCTGTAGGTCTTCTCGATGAAGACGCCCTTCTTCGACAGAAGGAGCTGTGCGCTCAGCCGCTTCTTGAAGACATCGCCGGTCTCGAGCGGATTGGCCTTCTTGTTGAGCAGCTTCAGCAGCGGGTGGTCGTCGAGGGTCTCCTCGAAGCGCCGTTCGTCCCCGCCCCGGCCGATCTGGATCGGGAGGGTGCTGGCGTGCTTACTGATCGCCTCGATGGACTTGAAGGTCCAGATGGAGCGCTCGTAGCCCTCGACGATGACGCGTTCCATGTCCCAGCCGTCCGCGCGGCCGGGCGTGCCCCACACGTTGGTGACGCCGGCGTACGTCATCGACACGTAGGCGTTGCCCGCGAGCAGGTCCTTGGTCTCAGCGGTCGGTGTGGGCGGGGGAGCAGCCAAGCGCGGTACGAGGAGTCCCCGGAGCGTCGGGAGGAACTGGCGGGGCATCAGGCGGCCCCCTCGTCCTCGTGCTCACGGGTGGTGAGCCACAGGCCGAGGAGCACGACCGCCAGGGCGACGCCGATCCAGCCCAGGGGGGTGCAGAGGGCGAACGCGCAGCCGGTGAGACCGCCGTAGCCGAGGATGCAGACGGCGGCACGGGCAAGGTGCGCCCAGCGCGCTGCGGTCGGCTTCGGGCGCATGAACAGGCCCGTGGCGAGGAGACCGGCCATCGCGGCGGAAAGTCCGGCGGCCCAGTGGAGTGCGCCCAACGCCACGAGGACGCCGAGCAGGCCGAACGCGGTGAGGAACAGGCCGGCGGCTTCACGCGCGAGCGCCCAGGAGGTTCGCTGAGTAGTCACGCCGCGCACAGTGGACAGCGGGCGGAGTTAGTGTCGCGTGGTCAGCGCGGGGGCCGCGACACCCCTCCCACGTAAGCCTCGATACCGCGGCGCTGGATACGGCCGCCGGGCACGACCCGGGCGTTCCGGGGCGGGACGGGAATCTTCCGCTTAGCCCGGGTGCTCTGGTCTCCGCCGATCAAGTGCCGGTTGTCGATCTTCGCTGAGCAGTCCTGGCCGGTGACCTCGTCGTACGGGCGCCGGCATCCCTTGCAGTAGACCTCGAGCGCGTCGATGCGCTGGCCCTCGGTCGCCTTGAAGCTGCCGCGGTAGTCGGCCACCTTCGCAATCTTCGGGATGACCTCGATCTCCGCGGCCACAACCCAGACGTGGGAGAGGTCGGCCTTCTCCTCCTCGGCGGGGGGCTCGGGCGGGCCTTCGGGGTCGGACTCCACCAGGGCTTTGGTCTCGGGCAGGGGCGGAGTGCTCTCCGGGGCGAGCCAGGAGAACAGAGACTCCTGCAGGTGCGACCTGCCGGGCGTGGACGAAAGGGCAGCTATAGCGGTCGTCACCGTTCCTCCGGATCAATGCGGGGTTGACGTAAAGCGCAATCCCCTTCACAGCAGGAACGTCAACGACCGCGTTCTGTTACACCCCAACATCGGTGGGGCCCTTGGTGCACGGGCCCCACCGATGTGCCCCGTAGGGAGGTAATGCGGAGCGTCAGTTCGCGAAGTTGGCGGCCGGTGGTAGTGATGTCGTATCGGCGCGCGTTATCGAGAGCCGCCTTGTTCAGGGCCCGGCGCTGGTGGGAGTCCCGGCCCATCTCGTCTAGGGCCACAGCCAGCGAGCGCGGGTCGCCCGGAGTGTAGGCGATGCCAGTGCCTCCGAGGATTTCCCTCACTCCGGGAAGATCGGAGTAGACAACCGGGAGTCCGTGGGCTTGAGCCTCAATGAGGACGAGCCCGAAAGCCTCCAGACCCGTGGTTGTGAAGACCCAGGCGTCGAAGTTCGGCAGGCGGCGCCACAGTTCGGCGCGGGGCAGGAACGGATGAAAGTGGACCCGATCCCGCAGGCCGAGGTCGATAGCCCGCTGTTCCAGATGCTCCCGTAGGGGTCCGTTGCCGATCACGGTCAATTGGTGCGGCTGATCGGTGAATGCGAGGGATTCGATGGCGGTGATTGTGGATTTGTTGTCGTCCAGGCGACCGGCTTGTACCAGAGACAGGGGTCCGGTCCCTGCGGAAGGCTGATCGCGTACATGGGCATCGGCCAGACGGATGCCCCACGGGATGATGGCGATGCGGTCGGTGAACCGGCGCCCGGTGAGGTGGTCGATGCGGTCGGCGAGGACGGAGGTCGGGGTGACGATCGCGGCGCTGGCGCCGACGACTTCGAGCACGGCCTCGTGTTCCGCCGTGTTGCGCTCGGCCGCCATCACTTCGGGGCCGTGAGCGATGGAGATGATCGGGATGGTGCCGGCGGTGCGACTGAACGCGAGGCTGAGGGCGAACCCGACGTTCTGGGCGTGGATGGCGGTCGGTTGGATCTGCCCGATGAGCGTCCCTACCTCTTGAGTCAGCTCGTCCACGTAGGTGTCGAAGCCGGGGCCCTGGGGTCGTTTCGTCGTGGAGAGGGGGATCAGCTGATCGAACGCGGTCTTCCAACCCTGATGGACCGGTGTCCGGCCGAGGAAGGTCGTATGCGTGTCGGGCATAGCGCGGTAGAGGTCGCTGACGAGGATCATGCTGCCGGACGAAGGCTCGGACGTGCGGTTGATGCCGGTGAGGATCGTCAAGGGTTTCGTGGTCACGCGGAGATCCCCTCAATGGATGATCGGTGGGCGGGAACCGAGGACGGGGCACTACAGTCCACTGTGACCTGCGGATCAGTGGTGATCATCCGTCCGTGGCTGCGAGGGGGCGCCCACCACGACGCCAGGTGCGGCGTGAGGACCGCGGTGATCTCCTCGGCTGGATGCAGGAAGCCTCTGCTGTCCTGCTTTGCCGTCCACCCCCTGACGGCCGACCGAGGGTAGACGGGGTGTATCCCGATCTCGCCCTTGGGGAGGATGCCGTTGAACGGCGTGGGGATGCCCTCGTGGTTCCAGTAGTCCCAAGCCTCCAGCGCCTTGGCCTTCTCGAAGCAGTGGTAGAGCTGCCGATAGCGCGGCATGTACCGGATCTCGCGAAAGATCATCTGCCCGATCAGTCCCGGCGCGACGTACCGGAGCGCGCTGAGATCAATGCCCCGGAAGGTCACCGTGGCCGCGTCCTGGGACGGGTGCAGCGCGATCCGGGCGAACAGGTGGGACAGCCGCCGCCGTACGTAGTCGGCGGCTCCCGGAGCGAGTGCCTGTTCCACGCCGGCGATGAGCTGGACGAGCTGCTGGTGGCGCGGATGGAAGCGAGCCAGGTCGAACAACTGGTGCATGCCATCCACGGCGGCGAACGCGAGTCGCTTGTACAGCCAGTTGTTCAGCTCTCCGACCTGGGCGTAGCCCTTGGTCTCCGGAGTCCTGGAGTGGAGCATCAGGTACTCGGACAAGACCTCGAAGTACAGGTAGCCGAGAAACGGTACGGCGGGCACAGCAGCGGCCAACTGGTCGATGAACTCGGGGGCCGCCGTGGCGCGGCCGACTGCGTTGCGCAGGGCCATGTCGAGAAATCCGGCCGCGGCGCCCAGTCCGGCCAGCACGGCATGGTCGAGCCGGTCGTTCTCGGCCCGGGTGAGAAAGCTCCGGTAGCGCAGGTAGGTACGCAGGTGGATGGCACCGAGATGCAGATAATCCACACCCTTGGTTGGGACCGGAGCGTCCGGGATGACCTCGAAGATCATGGGCGTGGTGTCGGGCTTCGTCTGCATCAGGTAGGCGCCGAGATTGTGCGGACGCATTCCTTCACGCTGACGTACCAGAGGGGAGCAATACAGGGCCCCGACCAGGCACCCGGTGGAGACGTGCAGCTCACCGCTGGTGCGGATCGCGGCGATGTCCTTGGTGGTGTGCAGCAGGTACATGGGTCGGCCGCTGGCGAGTGCTTCCGCCATCGCGCTGTGCTGGATCAGCCAACCGTTCGGGGTGTCACCTTCCAGGTAGCGGCGCCAGTCGCCCTCGCTCTCGGCCAACGAGGCAGGAGCGGGGCGCTGCGCGGGCCGGGCGTAGTCCGTGTGCACGTGCTCCCATTCTTCACGCAAGGGAACTCCGGGGGTTGAAGTCAGCAGCAGGCCAGGGGAGTTCGGGAGCTACAGGGTCTCGACGTTCGCTCCGGACAGACGGTTTCGGCAGTCGAGCACGTACGGCGCGTGCTCCTCGATCATCGCGAGGTCGAATCGCGGATGATCCATGAGAAGAACCACCGCATCAGCGGCGGCCACCTCTTCCGGGGTGGCATGGACCCGGGCCACGTTCAGCCCGGTGTCGTCGCCGTCCGGGATGTTGGGTTCGGCGCCGCAGACATCGGCGCCGAGGCCGATGAGAAGTTCGGCGACACGTGCCGACGGGGAATTGCGAAGGTCGGTGGCGTTGAACTTGTAGGTCAGGCCGAGCAGCAGAATCCGAGATCCGCTGACCGGCATGCCCCGCTTGTTGAGTGCTTCCACGAGGCGCCGGACGACGTAGTCGGGCATGTGCCGGTTCACGTCGGCGGCGAGTTCCGCGAACCGGAACGGGATGCCAAGCTCCTGCTGCGCCTTCCACGACAGGAACATCGGGTCGACGGGCAGACAGTGCCCGCCGACCCCCGGCCCCGGGGTGAACTTCGTGAATCCGAATGGCTTGGTCGCGGCGGCGTCGATCGCCTCCCAGATGTTCACGCCGAGGGCATCGGCCAGCATCGCCATCTCGTTGATCATGGAGATGTTGACGAACCGGAAGGTGTTCTCCAGCAGCTTGGCCAGCTCGGCGACCTTCGGCCCTGACACCGGCACCGTGGTGTCGAAGATGCCGTCGTAGAAGCCCTTGATCACGTCGAGCGATTTGGCGTCGATTCCGGACACCAGCTTCGGCGTCCCGTCGAATGACCACCGCTTGTTTCCGATCCGCTCGGGGCTGAAGCCGGCCAGGAAGTCCGCCCCGCCCTTGAGGCCCGAGGTCTCTTCCAAGATCGGCAGCAGCAGCTCCTCGGTGGTGCCGGGATAGCTCGTGGACTCCAGGACCACCGTCGCGCCAGGGCACAGGAGCTCACCCAGTGTCCGGGCGCAGGACTCGATGTAGGTCAGGTCGGGCACGCCGTCCCGCAGCGGGGTCGGCACGGTGATCACCGCGATGTCGAAGCCGGCCAGCGCGGCACCGTCGGCGGTCGCGGAGTAGGCCCCGGAGTCCAGCACTGCGCGCAGCCGCGAGGGGTCCACATCCCGCACGTAGGACTGGCCAGCGGCGAGCTGCTGGACACGGTCCGTATCCACGTCGTAGCCGACGACACGGTGTCCCACCTCGGCCGCGCGTACGGCCAGGGGAAGCCCTACGTAGCCCTGACCAGCGACAACAACCTGCATGGCAGCTCCTACTCGGATGCGGTGCTTGAATGGACCGTCGTTCCTGATCTGGTAAGGAGAAGCGCTGTGCCCTTGGTGTCCGTCGTGATGCCCGTGTACAACTCGGCAGCCACCCTCGGCGCAGCCGTCCGATCGGTGCTCACGCAGACCCACAGCGACCTGGAGCTGCTGGTCACCGACGACCAGTCCTCCGATGGCTCCATGGACCTGCTCCGCGAGTTCGCCGAGCAGGACGAGCGCGTTCTGCCGGAGTCGGCACCCGAACGGGGCGGTGCGGGCCGGGCCCGCAACCTGGCGATTGCGCGGGCCCGCGGGGACTACATCGCCTTTCTCGACTCCGACGACATGTGGCTTCCGGAGAAGACCGAGAAGCAGCTCGCCTTCGCCGCGGAAGGTGATGCGCCGCTGACGTTCACCTCGTACTTCAAGATGGATGCCGACTACGACGGCGAGAGCACCGACTGGGTCCCGAACGGGCGGGTGGTCCGTGCGCGGGAGCACGTGGACTACCGCGCGATGCTGGTCCGAGACCACATCGGTGCTCTCACCGCCATGTACGACCGCAATGTCCTGGGCACGAGGCTGATGCCGGAGATGCGCAAGCGCCAGGACTACGCCCTGTGGCTGTCGATCATGCGGGACGGTGCCGACGCCCGGGGCCTGGCTGAGCCCCTTGCGGTGTACAGGGCCCACCAGGCGGGATCGCTGTCCTCCAACAAGCTGTCGCTCGTGCAATACAACTGGGCCCTGTACCGCCGGCACGAGCGCCTGTCGGTCCCGCGGGCGACGCGGGCGCTGGCCGGCGCTGTATGGCAGTCGCTGAGCAACTCGCGCATCTAAATCCGTGCACGGGCCTGGGGAGCCCGGTGCGCGACGGTTTCCGGGGGTGCCCGACCGGGCCCCGCCCCGTGGCCGTGCCGCGTGCTCGGGGGCTGGACCCGGCGGCGAGACTCGGTGGGTCACCGGTGCCGTCGGCCGGCTATGCGGCCGAGCCGTCGCCGGCCCCCGCGCGCAGGAACAACTGGAGGAGCAGCCGCCGGTCGGCGACCGGGACGGTCTCCTGACCGCTGTGGAGCGCCTCCCGGCCGTGCAGGAAGCGGCGCTGGTTCACGATGAGGTAGTCCCCGGGCTGGAGCATGAAGGAGACCTGGCCCCGGACAAGCTCCTCAGCGAGTTCCCGGGCGGCGTCGGCGTGGGCTTGGCCGAGCTGGGACCGCTCCAGCATCTTGGCGGTGAACCGGACGAACCCCTCGCCTGGCTCGGAGCCGTCCAGGATCGGGAAGGGCTTGTACTCCTCGCCCACGCCGAACAGGTCGAAGAAAGTCCCGTAGTGGTAGGCGGACTCGGCCAGCAGGGCACGGCTGGCCTCCGACAGCCGCGCCGCCGCTGCGTGGGCGTCGGAGAGGATGCTGAGGCCACCGCCGAGCGGGTCGGGGCGAACGCACAGGAGCGTGGTGTAGTCCGGGGGCAGGGTCCCGTTCACCAGGTCCATGTGGAACGCGTTGTAACCGATACCGCTGGACTTGCCGGGGTCCTTGTCGACCTTGACCCCGATGTCCTTCCACAGGGGCCACCGCGGGAAGGGCGAGAAGGGGATGGCCACCTCGGCGGCGAACGCCGTCGCCAGCCGCAGGAACCTGTTGTCGTCGGTCCCCAGCGCCTTGGCGAGGTTCCCCAGGCGCAGCACGGCGTATCCGCCGCCCTCCCCGCTCAGCGCGTGGCGCAGCGTCGTGGCGGTCTCCTCGAACCGCGGGGTGGCCGTCAGGTCGGTCCGGTACCGCTCCATGGTGGACTGCGCCAGGAACGAACCGTCCAGTTCCCATTTCGGGAGAGGAAGGTCGATCAGGTCGGCTTCGAGTTCGCTCGGGATGTCGATGAACACGCGGAGCTTCCTTCTCTCTTGGGGTCCTCGGGGTGTCGCTCTGGTGCTGGTACTGCCGCCCGGGCGCCGAAGGCGGTCCGACAGCGGGTGGGTCTCGTGGGGCCGTGGGGCCTCGGGAGCAGCGATCAACTGTCGGATTGCGGCGAATTGGTCCGGCGCTGGGGCCCATGGGGTATAGCCCCAGCGCCGCGTCTCCGCCCGTACCGAATGCCGCTTGTCGCACGGGCGGAGCTTGTTACCCGCCGGGTGGCCAGGGCGGGCATCCGTCCCACCGAGCGGCAGTCTCAGGGGGCGACCAGCGACTCGAGCGTGTTCGGCTGCTGGTTGAGGATGTCCGAAAGGCGGTCGCCGTCGAGCGTGACCCGAACGATGTGGTGGTCCGAAACCTCCTCGGGGACCTCGATCACATCCACACCAGTCACCGCGTCCAACAAGTCGGGGGTGGCGTAAAGGCGGTCGATGCGGGAGTCCGGCCCGTGCGTCTCACAGGCGTTGACCGTTCGGGAGACTGCGGCCTTGTCTCCGTGCTTGGCAGACCAGTGGCGGGCCACGTCCTCCAGGCCGGCGGTGCGCAGCGCCTCATCCGGGCGGGTATCCATTACCCGGGTACCGTCCGGGCCCATGAACGAGCGGTGTAGGCGGTGCGGCCGGTCTTTGATCTCGTTCAGCACCGGCAGCGCCGGGTCGCCCTCGATGCCGGGGACTGGATAGCTGTTGTTGTCGCCGGCGACAAGACACGGCATCCGTACGGTCTCACCCTGTGGGTTGGTCCACTTCTTGTCGGCCCACGTCGACAGCCATTCCGCCTCGGCAGCACGGTTGGTGCTCGATGCGTAGTTGAGGTGGTACGAGGCCAGGGCGAGCGGTGTGGCTTCGGTGCCAGCGGGCAGGTAGCGCATGGTCAGCGCTGTGGGCGGCAGCACCCACATGGGGCCGGGCTTGGGCCACTCACGCACCGGGTGGAAGAAGCGCGGATCGGCGAAGATCGCGGTGCACGATTCTGGGCCGAGCCAGCCGCGCATACCGAGAACGCCCTCCAGCTCGTACAAGATCGCGTTGCCGTCGGTGTCCGCGCGCCACATCTCCTGACGAAGCACCAGGTGTGGGCTGAGGGACACCAGCCTCTCGTGCGCCTGAAGGCGCTTGGCGGAGTCACCACCACCGTTGTTCTCAAAGTTCCAGGACAGCACGGTGATTCGGGTGCTCATGCTGCGACCTCCTTCTCACCAGGGGCCCCAGACAGGGCGCGGCGCAGCTTGGCGAGGCTGAAGGTGGCGACAAGAGGAGCGTGGTCGGATACCTCGCGAACGTCGTCGGTGACGATGACCTCCAGCCTGGTCAGGGCCTCGGCTACCTGCGGGGTCGCATAGATGCGGTCGATCCGCCGCATAGGGCCTTGGTCCATGCGCCACAGCGATGCCGTGGGGTCGAGCGCATCCGGCTGGCCGAGCACCGTCGCGGCGTGGTGCCCCAGTTCTTTGAAGACCGGCGGTCGTCCATCGTGCTCGCCAGCGAGGATCTCGTCCGGCCGGGTGTCGGAGACGCGTTCGCCGCCCCGCTCGATCGTGCGGGCCTCAAAGTGAGACCGGTCAGTGATCTTGTCCCATTCGGGTAACGCGGCCGTCTCGTCGTCGGATCGGTGTGGATAGGAGTTGCAGTCGCCGCCGATAATCGCCGCCATGCCCGGTTGCCCCAACATGGCAAGCCGCTTCGCTTCGCTCGCCCGTTGGGCTGGGTCGAAGGAACACAGGTGGAATGAGGCCAGGCTCAGCGTCGACGGCGCGCCCTTGAGCCGTACGACCGGGTTGCAGATCGGATGCCACATGCTGGTGACGTGCTCGAAGTATTGGACGGGCGTACACAGAGACGGGTCGGTGTAGACACCGGTCGGATTGGCTGACTCCGGGGTGGCAGTAGCGAGGAACGCCGTGTGCGCCGGGCCGTTGCCGCCGAGACGAGCAGCCTCCGCCCATATCGCTCGCCCGCCGAACATGTCCCCGCGGGTGATCTCCTGGCGGAGGAGTACGTGGGGCTGGAGTTCGACGAGGACGTCCATGGCCAGGTGCCATTTGGCATCATCACCGCTGTTGCTGATGCCGTTGTGCTCGACGTTCCACGAAACGACGCGAAACTCATCGGTCGAGTTCAACAGGTTCCTCCCCTTCGGGGGCTTGAGGTGTCTTCGGATGCCGTTCTGAACGTCCGGCTGGCGCTGGGGCCTATGGGGGATGTGGGCCCCAGCGCCGTTCCTCCGCCCGCGCCGAATGCCGTTGTCTACGGGCGGAGCTTGCTGCCTGCCTGATGGCCACAGAGCCGGTCGTGTGGTCACCAGGCAGGGGTCTATGCGGCGGCGGGCGCCGCCAGGTCCTCGAGCAGCTCGTCGAGGCCGACGGTGCGGAACGACTGGAGGCGGCGAACCAACTGCGAGGCGAGAAACGTCCCGATGTTCGCGTGGCCGTACGGCAACGGCGCGTCCGGCTGGGCGACGACCTTCACGCCTCCGTCGTCGAGGCCGTACAGGGTGCCGTGCACGCCGTATAAGGGCGCGCTCCTGGCCAGGAACACCATCGGGTTGTCCTCCAGGTGAGGACAGAGCTTCGCGGCTGCACGGGCGTGCTTGCGGCACACGGGCGGCTGATTCGTGAGGATGCTCGCCTGGGTTGGGTCGTGGTCCCTGGGGCCGGCGAGGAAGATGAAGCCGAGCGGCGTCCGGGCGGGGAGCGAGCAGATCTGACAGAGCATCGTCTGCATGCACACCATTTGCCGGTGGGGGTGCATCAGCTTCCATTGCGGTTCGCCGGTGATTCTGCCTTGCGCGTCGACGGGGTTCCAGCCGCACCGGGCCCACAGGGCGCCTCGCGGGTCTCGATCCCTGGGGTCCTCGTCTCGGTAGTACAGCCGCGGGCCGGACGAGTGCCGGATGATGAAGAGGTTTTCTGGCGCTGCGTCTTCCCCGGCCCTCTGGGTGATGTAGGGAACTAGGGACAGGCGCGGGGCCCGAGGGTCTATGGCCCGCGGGTTGTACGCGAGTCTGAGGGACGGGAAGGTCACGGCTCCTCCGTAAGGCACTGGTTCTTCACCAGCAGTTCGAGGAGTTCGTTGAGCGTCCACGCCATCTGTCGGACGTGTCCGACGGCCCGGCGGTGGTCGCTGGGTACTTCCTCGGATCGGATGGTGCGGCCCCGCTCGACGAGGTCGGCTATTCGCTGGTCCTTCTGGTCCATCTGGGAGGTGAGGGCGAGATTGACGAGTCGCATCAGGTGGCCGCGGAGCCGCTGCGCGTGCTCCTCGACCTCGTCCTCGGGGGGCGTGTAGTCGTCCAGGACGGCCGCAACGTCGTCGAGTAAGGAGCCGTCGACGTACGGGGCCCACCGCTGCACCTTCTCCAGGACCCTTTTCAGTCCGGCCTCGGTGAAGGGCGGCACGGCCGCACGTACGGGATGAGCCCAACCGGGGGCCAGAGCGGGGATAGCCGTCACTGCGACTCCTCCGGCAAGGCGAGGCGGCACCAGGTCTTCGCGCCGGCGTCGCTCGTCCCCCAGGTCCCGCCGCACTCTGTGACCACGGCTTCGACCAGGGCGAGGCCGCGCCCCGACTCGGCGTTGGCGCTCACCTGTCTGGGCGTCGCGTGACCAGGCACGCCGTCGATGACGTCGATGTGCAGGAAGCCGTCTCGTACGGCCATCACCAGGCCAACCCTGTCGGTTCCGCTGTGCAGTACCGCGTTGGTCACCAACTCGGAGACGAGGAGCATCACCTCGTCGATCAGGTCTTCCAGGCCGTAGTAGCGGACTTGGGCGGCGGCGATCCTGCGTAGGACGCGTACGCGGTGGGCGTCTGCCTTGCGGAGCGGGCCGTTACCGCGGTGGGGCGCGACGTCGATCCACTGGTCCATCAGGTCCGTGTCGCGGAGGGGGACCGCGCGGGACGGTGGTACGGCTGTCGTCGTCATCACGTCCTCTTGGGGGATGGCAGGACTGACGGCGACGGCAGGACCGACCTGACTGCCGACACGGCCCTGCTGAGGGGAGTCCGCTCCACGGGCGCGAGGAGGGCGCCCGCCTCGGAGAGGCATCGTGCGAGCGGAACGGGGCTGGTGAGCAGCGGCGTCCCGCCGACGGACTGTTCGCCGTCGGGAGGGACCAGCCAGCGCACGAGCCCTGCCGTCGGCCGAGGGACGAGCGCGGGCACGAGAATCGCGTGCCCCTCGCCAAGGCATGCCGGCCGGGGGAGCCGTTCGGGCCACTGTGAGGCTGCCATCAGGCCGTACCAGCCCGCCGCTGTGCCGCGCGGGACCAGCACGGCTGCGGAGCGAAGGTTGGAGAACAGCACGGCGGGCCCGAGCGGCTGCTCGTACTGGTCGAGAAGCTGATACGCCGCCTCGACCAGGGATCGATCAGACAGCACGATGTCGAAGGTCACGCCGCACCCGAGGCGCCGCGGTAGGTGGGGGTTCTGGTGCCAGCGGGCGGTGGCCGTCTCCGGGTGTGCCGTCGCCGCGGAGAGCCACGCGGACACGGCCTCGTGCTCGGCGATCTCGCGGGTCTTCATGAGCCCTCCCGGCATCACGACGGCACACGCGGTGTGTGCGGCGTGACCCAGTGCAGCGAAGACGCCAGGCGGTGAACAGGTCTTTTCGCCGGAACTCTGCCCGCCTCCTACCCGCCCTTTGCCCGCCCTTTCGCCCGCCCTTTCCTCCTGACCAGGGCGTTCAGTTGACGAACCCTCACGCACCGCCACGGGAGTCGCTACCGTGAGGCGGACCAGATGGCGATGGGGGCGGTGGAGATGCGTGAACTCAAGCGGTTACGCGAGCACGCGAACCTGACGCAAGAGGAGATGGTCGACCACCTCACCACCCTTGCCAAGCGCCTCTTCGCCGAGCGGCGGATAGGCAAGCTCCCCACCTTCACCGTCCGCCAGCTCTCGAAGTGGGAGAGCAAGGAGCCTCCTCCGTGGCCGCACCCCGACGCCCGCGCGGTGCTGGCCGCCTACTGGAAGCGCCCCGTCGAGGAGCTAGGTCTGCGGCCACGGGGGGCCAAGAGCGATGGTGGCCCCATCGTGCTCACCCCAGTGCCCCTGATCACCCAAGAGCCCGCAGTCGGCCCCTTGTTGGTTGCCACCGGCCCGGCCCCTCTCACCGACGAGGCGCCGCCGCCGTGGCTGGCCGAGACCACTACCGGCACTGACCGGTCCGGCGAGTGGCGGATCGTCCCGGAAGAAGTGTCATTCCTTTCGGCCGCTGCGGATGACAACTACGCGATCGACCAGCAGTTCGGCGCCAACAGGCTGTGGCGGCCGACCCGGGCGCACCTGCTCTGGACTCACCACATGATCGACCGAGGTATCTACGATGACGCCCTGGGCCAGCAGCTCCATGCTTTGGCGGGCAAGCTCACGACATCGCTCGGATGGTTCTGCTACGACGCCGGCCTCCAGGACAAGGCCCGCCAATACTTCTCCGAGGCCCTGAACGCGGCCAACTACACCAGCGACGACAAGCTGGCCAGCCGCACGTTGAGCAACATGTCCCGACAGGCCGTCGACCTGAACAAGGGCCGTGAGGCCGTGCGCTTCGCCAAGCTCGGACAGCGGCATGCGGAACTGTGGGATGCGCCCACCCGCGTCATAGCTCTCCTCGCGATCCGAGAGGCACAGGGTTACGCCCGCCTCGGTGACACTTTCAACTGCGAGGCTGCCATCAAGCGGGCCTGGAAGGAGTGGGAGCGCGGTGGCGACGAGCGAGATCCGGACTGGGCCCTGTTCCTCAACCTCGCGGAGCTGACCTGCCTTGAAGGCATGTGCCGCCTCGACCTTGGCCAAACGGCCCGCGCGCAGGCGCTACTGGCCCGGTCTGAGGCGATGCAGGATGCCGCCCATTCCCGGAACCGCGGGATGTGCCTCGGTCGGCTCTCGGTCGCGGCCGTGGAGAACGGTGACGTCGATCACGGCCTTGCGGCTGCCACCGAAGCCCTACGGCTAGTCGAGAGCGGCATGTCCTCGACTCGGACCGCCGCGCAGTTGAAGATCGTCCATAACGGGATGCTCCCCCATCAGCGCGCCCGCGGGGTGGGGGACTTGCTTGAACAGATCCGGGCTCACGTCGCGTGAGCGAGAAAAGGAGAGTGCACACAGTGGCACCGCAGTTCCAGCGGCACGATGCTAAGTCGGCGATGGGCATAACCTCCGAGCTGGTCGACGTCTACGCCCACGTGTACGACGTCCCGCCGTACATCGGAGACCCATTCTTCTCTGCCGACTCCTTCCGGGAGCGACTGGAGATGGCGTTCGACAGCCCGGGGTTCGAGACCGTGACTGCCTGGCAGGACGGCCGAATCATCGGGTACGTGCACGGCGCGACCTTGCCCGCAGACAAGCCCTGGTGGACGTCACTTGGCAACAGGCGGCCGAACGACCTCGTCGTCCTGGCCGACGCCGGCGGAATCTTCTGGCTCCGGGAACTGATGGTGCTGCCCGAGTTCCAGAACAAGGGGCTCGGCCGCCAGATCCACGACACGGTCATTGCTGGCCGCGCGGAGACCGTCACGGCACTGACGTGCATCGTCGATAACCAGCCTGCCCACGATGCATACCTGCGGTGGGGGTACACGATTATGGGACAGATCAAGCACGCCCCAGAATCGCCCGTCTACGACGCGATGTACCTGCCCTCTCCCTGAAACCGGAACGCCAATGATCCAGACGATAACCAGCCCCGCCCCGGTCTCGGAGACCTCTGGTCGCCGGGACCGACTCGCGCAACACCCCGACGTGCTGTTCTGCTACGGCACGCTTCAGTTCGCCGCCGTCCTCAAGGCCCTGTTGGGGCGGGTACCCGAGCAGGCCCCGGCGGCTGCTCCCGGGTACCGCGCGGCTGCGCTCGTGGACCGCCTCTATCCCGGGCTCGTCGTGCGCGCTCTCGGTGGCTCCGCGTCCGGGGTGGTCCTGACCGACCTGAGCAATGAGGAGTGGCGCATCCTCGACGCGTTCGAGGACGAGCAGTACGACCTTCGTGAAGTGACCCTGTCCACCGGTGCGACCGGGTGGGCCTACATCTGGCCGGGCGGCGACGTCCTCGACGAGGACTGGAACGCCGCGGAGTTCGAGGCCAAGCACCTGTCCGCGTACGCCGCGCGGTGCGCCCGGCTCGCCCCCCGGCTGGCCGCGGGGAAGCCGAAGGGCGAGTAGGCCGGCGGCATCCGGCGGGCCCCGGCCGCGCGCGGATGCCGCTTAGTTTCTGCTACTTGATCGGGTTCTCGTCGAGCCAGTCGGACAAGTCGTGCGCGGACCCAAGCACCTTCGGCCGGTTCGTGCCGTACGCCGTGGCGCCCTGGTCCTCACCCACGGCGATGCCGTCCTCCATGGTTTCGATCAGGGCGTACGCGTCCGTCCAGAAGTCGGCGCCCACGGACTTCTCCGTGTTCATCGCTTTCCGCAGGTCGCGCGCGGGCTCCATCAGGGCGGTCATCTGCTTCCAGCACGTACCGGGCTCCTGCTCCAGGCACCCGCCGTCCGTGTCGAACTTCGTCACCGCATCCTGGAACCTGGTAGACGCGGCCTCCACGCTCACCGTCTTCGCCTTCGCGGTCGGCTTCGCGTCGCTCTCGTCGTCCGAGCTGCTGCAACCGCTCACGGCCGCCATGGTCGCGGCCAGGAACAGCCCGGCGACCCTCTTCCCCCATGTGTATCTCCCCATGACGGAGGATCATCGCACGGCCCTCCGACACGCACACGCCAAAGGCCCCGGCCGGTCGGCCAGGGCCCTTCCCCGAAGCAGGCGCGCGCTACGGCTACTTGGAGTCCTTGCGGCCGCTGAGCAGGGCCCTTATTGCCCAGGTGGCGACCGCGATGCACAGGGCGCACAGGCCGGCGGCGATCAGCGTCGCCACTACGCTGGCGAGGACCAGGAGGCCGATGCTGGCCCCGGCGAAGCCGATCGCCATGTACCGGACCCACGGGTCGGACTGCTTGATGATGATCTGCTGGACAGGCGCCTGACCGTGGCCGTGCGAGTGCCCGCAGGTGCAGCCGTGCGCCGCCTGGTACTGCTCGACGGGCATGTGGGACGCCATGATGCCCGGGTAGACGTTGGTCGGTACTACAGGCTTGCGGGACATGCGGAGTTCTCCTCATCGGTGCTGCTCGTCGCTTCGGGGCGGGGGGTGTGGGCTGCGGCGACCAAGCGCCAGACCTTGGCCTGGCCGCGCTTGCCGGAGTCGTCCAGCCACCCCTGCTTGGTCCACCGCGTGAGCGGCTGGGTGGCACTGGAGCCGTGCCCGACGATTCCGTCAGCGACGAGTTCGGGCTTCGTCACACCGTCGGGGCCTGCCTTCTGCAGGGCCTCCCACAGCGCAATGCGGTTGTCGGGGATGCGGGAGCCGTCCGGGAAGGTCGGCACGGGCCGGAGGTGAGGCCGGCCGCCGCGCGGGCCCCCACCGCCACCGCCGGGCGGGGGGCCCGGCGGCTCAGGGTCGGGGTCCGGCTCATGCTGCGGGTGCGGCCGCGCGGGCTCGGCGGGCTCCTCGTCCTCGTACCGGGCGTGCTCCGTGGAGACGACGACGATGTCGCCGTCCGTCACGTAGTAGCAGCGGCCCTCACGGGGCTTCTCGTACCGCCGCGACGAGACCATGACCTTGCCGGGCAGGTCGAGCCAGTCGAGGCGCCACCCGCGGCCGTACGCGCCCCGGCCGAAGATCATGTTGATGGGCTCGGTCTCGAACACGGGCAGACCGATGCGGGTGCTGTACTGCTGCCGGGCGTCCGTGCCCTTGCCGCCGAACGCCTGCTCGCTGGGGGACTGCGTGGCCGCGATCACGCGGATACCCATGGCGCGGGCCACCTGGTTGATCGTGACCAGCTCCGAGGCCACGTCCGGGGCCTGGCGCAGAAGCTCGGCAAGCTCGTCGACGACCAGAATCCAGTACGGGCCGTGCTCGCTCGTCCATTTCCGGACCGGTTCGCCGTTCGGGCCCCGGAGGGTGGACAGGTACTTGCCGCGGCGGATCATCTCCGCCTTGACCATGGTGAGGACCTGGCGGGCGCCGTCGGCGTCGTCGGCCAGGGCGAGCATGTTGCGGCGCCACGGGCCGAGTTCGAGCGCGCCGGGCTTCATGTCGATGCCCAGGATCTCGGCGTCCTCGCACGCAACGAGGTTGCCGATCACGCAGTTGATGACGCCGGACTTGCCCATGTCCGTGCCGCCCGCGATGAGGACGTGCCCGGCCACCAGGTCGACGAAGATGCCCCCTCCGTCGGGGTACAGCCCGATGGGCAGCGCCATCTCCACCGAGTTGATGGATGGACCCGGCCACACGATCGTCTCGGCGAGCGGGTCGTGCGTCTGCATGCGGACGATGAGCTGGTTGGCTTGGGCGCCGACGGCCAGGCGGAGCTTCCCGGGGAGGTCGAGGTTCGCCTCGAGCTGGGTCTGCTTGGCGATGACGGCCTCGGCGGAGGTGTTCTTGCCGGGCGGCAGCGTCACCGCGGCGTGCCATCCGGTGTCGGTGAACACGATGCGGGAGACGTCCTGAGCGGGGACGCCGAGGGCGACCAGGGCACGCCGCAGGGCAGTCTCCTCGACGCTGTCGCCGGTTACGCCGGGCTGGGTGACGTTGACGCCCATTCCGTCGGGCAGAGGGGCGGTCTTGGCGGCCTTGATCTGCAAGGCGATCCGCTCGTGGCGGGTCTTGATAAGCCACGGGACGTAGACGCCGTACGAGGCGATCGTGACGACGCCGCCCGCGATGAGCGACGGGACGGACGGGCCGGTTATCGCGCCGACCGCGGTGTTTACGAGGGCGCCGGTGGAGGCGACGCCGAGGGATGCGGCGGGCGCGTTCTTGAACTTGAGCCCGCCGTACGTCAGGGCGCCGGCGGCCGTGAGGCCCAGGCCGTACCCGCCCCAGCCCTCCAGGCCGACACCGACGGCGTGGTGCAGCCAGCCCAGGCACGTCATGCCGGTGGTGGCCGCGGCAGGGATCAGCTCATAGCGGAGGCGGCCGCACAGCCGGCACACGGTGCCCAGGGCCTGGCGGACACGGCTCCCCGAAGGGATCTTCTCGACGGGCGAGGTGACGTGATACTGCTCATCTGCAGGTCGGAACACGTCACCTCACCTCGACAGGGTGAGGGCGGACGGACGGCGGGAGGCTGCGGCTGGACTGCGCGAGGGCATCGCGGTGTTCCTTCGTTCGGGACTCCGGCGGTGCTCTCCGCCGGTGGGGTCTGGCCATGACGCCAGGTGTTCGGTTCTGGATCTGCCGCGCGGCTGCGGCTACTTCGGTGTGTTCTTGTCCGTGGTCGGCAACTCGCGTTCCAGGGTCTCGTCCCACCAGGCGTAGGACCACTCGTGCCGGACCGTCATCTTGCTGGCCCATGGGAAGACCTGCCCAGCGAGGCTCTGCACCGCGGCGACCAGGGCCTCAACGGCGGTGAAACGGCGGTCGTTCCGGATGTTGACCCGCAGGCCGCGCGGGACGTGGAACTCGAACGTGAGCCGTAGGACTCGTGGCGAGTCGGTCTCGGCCGGCATCGGTACTCCCATCGTGATCAGCAACAGCCCTCATTGTGCCGATCTTTCGGGGAGATTGAAAGATCTCGCCGAGATTCGTCAATCTCGGCGAGATGGAGAGACGGGGTCTTGGTCGTCGACGAGCCGTCGGACCGTCAGGTCTCGTGCGACCGGCGGGAACGACACCTCGAGCTTCACCAGGTCGGGGTGCAGCTCGGACGGGCCGATGGCGTCGACCTGGCAGTGCAGCGTCATGCCGCTCCAGCCTTCAAGGGGGAGCGCGTAGGACAGCTCCCCCCTCGCCAGATCAGCGGCGGTGATCTCGTGGTTCCCTGGCCGGCTCACTGCTCGTCCACCCAACCGGGGACCACCTCGACGGGGATGTTCTCCTCTTGCCACAGACGGATGACGTTCGGGTTGTCGTCCCAGGCTCGGACCACGTTGTACTTCCGGCGGATGGAGCGCAGCAGCTCCCGCTTGATGACGTAGTCCGGGCGGTAGTCGCCGCGGCCGCGCATCCACAGCCCGTCCGACGGCACACCATGCAGGGCGAGCCACATGGCCGTCAGGCGTTCCCAGCGTCGATCGCGGCCGGTCACGATGAGTACGGCCCGACCTCTGGCGTGGGCTTCGCGAGCGGCGTCGACGACGTACTGGTGCGGTTGGCAGTTGATGCTGGCCCGGTGGAAGGCGGTGAATCCGCCAGGGCCCTTGATCAGGTGTCGGATGGGTGCGACGTCGACGAGCGTGCCGTCCGCGTCGAAGATCTCTGCATCCTGGAGCGCGACGGCCGTTGTCACCGGATCTCCTCGTTGTAGGTGCTGATGATCTCCGCGGCCTTGTCCTTGCAGTCGTGGCAGGCGGGCCCCTTCCCGGTTCCGCAGATCGCCGCTGCGAGGGCGTCCGCGGCGCCCGTGGAGGCGATGTTCAGCAGGGCGGCGCCCTTGCCCCGGTGGGTGGCGCACGCCTGCGTCTTACCGGGACGCTGACCGCATGCGATCAGGGCGACGCGCTGCTCGAGGGCGCTGGTGTCGCGAACGGGGGTGAGGGTGGTGCTCATCGGTTGCAGTCCTTCGGGGCGCGCGACTTGTGGTGTGCGATGGTGTTGAGCTCGCTGCCGACCTGCTCGTACGCGGTCATCTCCTGGCATGCGGTGCAGCGGTAGGCGACGTAGCGGCGCAAGGGGTCGGTCCGCGACATCGGATTGCCCTGGCGGCCGCCGGCCATCTCGCCGGGGCCCGGGTCCCCGCACCACTCGCACGAGGAATCGTGGTGGGTGATGACGGGCGCGGTCGTCCAACGGGACCAGGTGATCGGGCGGCCGCCGTGCTCGGCGGGAAGAGGCGCCTCGGCGTACACCGGGAGGTCGGGAACAGCGTGGAGGTGGCGGCCGTCGCGGGCTGGTTCGGGAACAGGCCGGGGCAGTGCCTCGGCGACGCTGGCGCGGACGAGGCGGGGCGCCTCGGGCTCCGGTTCACCGCGTAGGGAGCGCAGGCAGGCTGGGCAGATACTCGCTTCGGTGACCGGTCCGTCCCACGGCCGTACTCCGGGGGCTTGTTCGGCGTCCGGGGCGCACTCCAGCGCCACGGTGAACATCGGCACCGGCGGCGCGGTGACGCCCTCGGCGCCGATGTGCAGGAGCGGGCGGCCCGCGGCGCGCACGACCAGGCGGCCGTCCCACTCAGGCCGGGCGGCCGGGACCTCGACCGCGAGGGCCGTCACGAGTGCTCACCCAGCTCAGCGAGTTGCAGGGCACCCACAACGTTGGCCCACATGTTCGCCATGTCCACAGCCGTGCCGCGGAGCCGCACCCACTCCTCGGCCCGCGACGTGTAGGCGGCGGCCTGGCCACTGTCCCGCTGGACCGCGTGCTCCCTCGCCTGCTGCTCATGCTCGTGCGCGTACTTGTTCGCGTCCTCGGCGCAGTGCGCCCAAGTGGCGGCCCTTCGGGCGGCTTCGGCCGCGGTGGTTTCGCTCATCGGACACGCGCCACGAGGAGGGGCACGAGGCCGATGGTCTCGGGTTCTGCCGGTACGCGTTCCGGCGGGCGGTGTGGACGATGCGTCGGGCGAGGCACAGCACACCGGCCGGGACGTGGCACTCCGGGCACGGCACGGAGTAGGCGCCCTGCCGGAAGCGGGCGGCGGTCGCGTGCGCGGCGTCGTGGGCGGCGTCGGCGGCCGGGGACGGGATGACGGCGGTAAGCAGGGGTATCACGCGCGGCCATCCTTCGGGTCCGGGACGGTGATGTGCGGGCGAGCGCCGTCGGGAACGTCCTCGGCGAGCCGGTAGAGCCACAGCCCTTCGCTGGTGGGCTCGTCGGTCCGTGCGTACCGGGCTTCACCGCGGCCGGGTTCGCTGTCGTCCCCCCAGGCGATCGGGACGGTGAGGGATAGGCCCGGCCTTCCGCCTGGCCCCTGCGTCTCGCCCGGGAACGTCAGGATCACTCCGGAGTAGGGCCCGTTGAGGAACTGGATGACGAAGTCCTGCACGGGGCCGTCGATCGCCTCGGCGGCCTTCTGCTTCTGCTGGCGGGCCCAGTCGAAGACCTCAACGGCCGTGGGCGTGGGGGAGTAGCCGAGGAGACCGCGCAGGGCGGCGATGGTGCAGAGCAGTTCGCCGTACGCGGCGATCGGGAAGTCGTCTTTCCAGCGGTCGCGGAGGAGCGAGCACGCGGCCTTGTCGGCGATCTCGGCGAGGCGCTCGTCGACGCCGTCGCGGTCGAGGAGGGTGCCGCCGCGGGCGAACGCGGCGATGACCGTGTTGACGGAGCGCGCCCGGTCCCAGACCGGCGGGTGCTCGGGCACGCCGTTGCGGTCGTAGATCTGGAGGGACACGGGGTGTCTGGTGCTCATGGAGGGGCATCTCCTGGGTTAGGGCGAGGGCGGGCCAGCCCTCAGTTCCTGTACGTCGAAGTACCGGTTCCCGTTACGGTTTCGCCGTTTTCGCTGGTCACGGGCCCACACAGTTCGACGATGACGAGGGACATTCGGGCGAATCCGCTGGTGACCGGGGCCCCATGACGGGATTGGGGCCCAGCAGATGCTCGTGGTCGTCGTCCGGGAGCAGGTGGTGCTCCTTCGGCTGGTGCGGGTTCGGCGTCACGAGGCCGTCCAGGTACGCCTTCGCAGTCGGCGCCCAGTTGCCCGGGTCCCGCTTCCGGTTGATGGGGCGCGGGTGCAGCACGTAGAAGATGGCCGCGCGCTGCAGGTGAGGCAGGTTCTCCCGCCGGATCATCTGGGCCGCGTCAGCGCGAAGCTGCTTCTTGATCTTGTACTCGGCCATGTGGTGGAGGCGCTGATTGCTGGTCAGCATCTCCTCCACGTACGGCATCAGCATCGTCTTCACGTAGCCGATGCCGGAGAGCCCGGCGAGCAAGGGCTCGAGCGCGGGCGGCTCCGGGACAGATGGGAGGCCCGGGTGCGGGGCTGGCTTCTTCCGGGTCTTCTTCGGCACCGCGGCGGCCGCCGGCGTGGACTGGCCACCCCGGCGGCCGCGGGAGGCCATCAGTTCGCGGTACTGCGCCGCGGTCATCCTGGCGACCATCAGCCGCGGTCCGTCCGCTTTATGCAGCCGGGGTAAGCCGAACCGCGGTAACACCGGTCGTAGTCGTCGCTGCTCACCTCGAACTCGTCCTCCTCCCCCTCGGGCGTGCGGACGGTCAGGAAGTAGTCGCTCGTCTTCGTGGCGGGCTGGTAGTCCGTGTCCTTGTCGATGACCCGGCCGGCGGGCCCTTGCGGCAGTTCACCGCAGGCGGCCAGGAGCAGGGCTGCGACAGCGGAGACGGCGGCGAGGCGGATGGTACGGGTCATTGGTCAGCCTTCCAGGGCAGCGGTGCCGGCTTCGGTCAGCCGCCAACAGTGGCCGCGGACCCCCTTTTGCGTCGCGCTGTACTCCGGGGCCTGGAGCACCCAGCCCTTCTTCTCCAGCTTCCGCACGGCGACGTCGACCTTCCGGCCCAGGTGTCCCCAGGCCGCGCGGCTGCGCTGGCTGGTGTCCCGGATCGTGATGGTTGCGCGGACGCTGAAGGTGAAGACCACGCCGGAGGAGATGAGCCGCAGCAGCGCCACCTCGGCATCCGTCGGCGGGGCTGGAGCGTCCGCGGCGCGGATCTTGGCCGCGTAGTCCAGGCAGCGCACGCAGTTGGGCGGGAGGTCGACCGCATCGCCCAGGTGAAGCGGGTCAGCGCGGCCGGGCGTCTCGCACAGCCCCCTGCCTGCGGGATGCTTCCGCGCCTTCCCGGAGACGACATCGACCGGGGGCACGGCGTGCCGGGTGGAGCCATTCGGGCCCGTGTGCCGCGTGTTCTCGTGCACCGTCAGAGTGACGGGCGCACTGCCGACCAGCAGGCCCCACTGGCGCTTCTCCGTCTCCAACTTCACTGCGGCCAGGGTTGCTTCGGTCTTGCGCCGTTGCTCTACGGCTTCCCGCTCCTCGACGATCCGGCGGGGGAGCGGCGGGTCGAGGTTCAGCTCGTCGGCGGCGACCAGCATCCAGCCGTCGACGCTGGAGACGCGGTCGATCCCAGGGAAGCCCCGTCCCAGTACGGCCGTGCACCAGTCGCGGCCGCGGCGCGCGGACACCTCCGTCATGCGCCGAAGGTCGTCCGGTCCCAGCGGGGGGCGGCTCCGCAACTCGGCGTCGTGCCTCAGCTCTTGGTACAGCTCGTACTCCGGCTCCGGCTCGGGCGGGGGGAGCAGGATGGTGACGACGTGGCGACGGTACATCGCGGTTCCTTCCTTCGGGACTCCGGCGGTGCTCTCCGCCGGATAGCGCCATGCCGGGCGCCGAACGGTCTTGCGGTGCACGAGAGTTGGGGCTACTGGTCCTCGGGGCCGAACGCCTCGGCAATGACGGCAGAGTCCGGCTCGATGAGATCAGCGGCGGCGCCGAAACCGGCTGCGCGGAGTTCCGCGGCTTTCTCGCGGTCGCGCAGGGCGAGCACCGCGGCGGTGTAGGTGGGAACGAGGGACTGGCGAAGTCCGGTCTCCTCGAACAGTCCCTTCACGAGCTCTTCGGCTGATGGCTCTGGCGTTTCTGAGACGGACATGCGGGATGTGCTCCTCGGGAGGGCTGAGCGGAGAATCGTTCTGAGCGAAGAATCGAACAACTCGAACGGGCGGGTTGTCACGCCTTGACGGGGGCCACGGAAGCGACCGAAGCGACTAACGCGCGGCCCAACCACCGCGGAACGCCGGGGAAGACGCGGACCAGGAGCAGGCCAGCCGCGATCGTGAGGGCGAGCGACAGGTGCGTCAGGACCCATCCGAGGGTGTCGATCACCGCGGCGACCACGACTCCGAGCGTGCCGAGGACGGGCGGGACGAGGGCGGGGTACGCGAGGGCCAGGAGGGCGAAGGCGTACGCGAGGAGCTTCAACTTCGCAATGGAGAGCATGAGTTCACCCCTCCGTCTGCTGCTGGCCGTAGAAGCCGCTGTTCGGGTTGGTGGTGTCGGAGAGGTGGACGCGCCATCCGTCCGTCGTCTTCACCAGCGGGTCCTCGGCGGTGCCCGGGTGTCCGTCGGCCGCGCAGACGTTCCGCAGGCCCTCGTGGTCGCGCTTCTGCTGGCCCGTGCTGATCCAGCCCGCCATGGCGGTGCTCCTTCGTTCGGGACTCGGGGCGGTGCTCTCCGCCCTTCGGGAAACACGATACGGGGTTACTGATCAGTAGCCGACAACAACTGTGATTGTTGTCGGTAACCTTGGCGGGACTTTAAAGAACTGCACTTAGGGGGTCCCGCGTGTCCGGTGTGCCGAACGGGAGACAGCAGCACACCGAGGGTCGGAGGGGGGAGGCTGCCCATCATCGCGATGACCTGGACTTCACTCCTGTCCGCAACGGGATGGACTTCCTCCTCAGCGCCTTCGAGCACCTGAGCCAGAACGGCGGGGAGCCGGACGCGCGTGACCTCAAGTACGCCGTGCTGCACCTTCAGGCCGCCGTCGAGGTGCTCCTGAAAGCCCGACTCATCCGGGAACACTGGAGCCTCGTCTTCAACGACCCGGGCAAAGCCAAGAAGTCCGACTACGATTTGGGAAGCTTCACAAGCTGCGGGGTCCAGGCCGCGATCGACCGGCTGAACAACATCGTGTCCTTGGACATCAGCAAGGATCAGGCGCAGGCCGTCAGGGCGTTGGCGGCCACGCGCAACGCCCTGACCCATCTCGGCCACACCGGGAGTGCCTTCGCGGTCGAGTCTCAGGCAGCGCTCGTACTGGACTTTCTGATCACCTTCATCATCGATCACCTGCAGCCGGTCCTCACGTCGGAATTGGCCTACGTTGAGAACAAAATGGAGGAGCTCGGCGGCGAGTTGCGGAACGTCAAGGCCCTCGTCAGGGAGCGGTCTCAGCGTCTCGAGACGGAGTTGAAGCCTCTTGCCGGGCGTACGGTGCAGTGCGCCGAGTGCCAGCAGTGGACACTCGTTCTCGGCTCCAGAGAGCAAGAGCTCCGCTGCCGGTTCTGCCTGGTGGCCCTCTCGCCCTCGGCGTTCGCGGCCTGGTACGCGGAGTCGTACACCTCTTCCTTCTACGACGCCGACGCCCCCCACCCGATCAGGGCCTGCCCTGACTGCAACGCCTGCACGGTCGTCTTCGGCGCTGTCGTGTTCGAGAACAGGAGGGCCAACGTAGACATCTGCTTCGGCTGCGGCAAGGACTACACGGGGTGGGTCACTTGCGGGCCGGATTGTGACTGCCTCGTCCCTCCGGGACAGGACACGCTGCGGTGTCCCCATTGCGCTGGGGAGTCAATTGAACAGCCCACGAGCGCCGAGACCCCACGGCCGCGACGGCGGCCCGACGCTGGGGGCCCACTCGCGTTCGAGACGGAAAAGACTGCCCGATGAAGCCAAACACCGCGGCGGTGGACTTCCCGCCGGTCATCAACGGCTTGGACTTCCTACAGAGCACGGTCGAACAAAGTCCCCGAGGGGCGATTCTCCGTCGACCCGGGCGTTCAGGCATGAGCCCGGTCCCCCACGGCTTTAGTCCCTGGCACACGCTGTGAGCGTCGACGCCGCGGACGAGGAGATCGTCGACGCCGAACTCGTCGAGGACGGGGAGCTGGTGCCCGTCGACGAGCCCGCCGGCCGCCCGCTCGTCGATCAGCACACGGTGCTGCTGCCCGGCGAGCACATACCGACCAGTGATGATCCGGGGACGACCTACACGGAGCGGGACCTGTACGTCAGCGAGGAGACCGCCCAGGCCATAAAGGAGGCCGAAGAGGAAGGATCGCCGCAACGCCGCACCGCCATGGGCCTGTTCGAGGCGTGGTGTGCCGAGCAGGGGCGGGTGGCGAAGCCGTGTACGACGGCGACGTACACCGAGTACGGCCGTCACCTGATGTCGAGGAAGCTCAAGGTCACCACGATCCGGCACTACATGTCGCTGATCCGGACGTCCATGCCGCCGGGCAAGAAGCCGGACAACAGCCTGTTCCTGCTGCTCCTGACGCAGTACCGGAAGAAGAACAAACGGGCGCTGCGCAGGAAGGAAGCGTTCCCGATCACGCTGCCGTACCTGTTGCCGATGATGGAGAAGGCGGAGGCGGACGACCGGCCGATCGGCTGGCGTGATTCGGCGATGCTCGCCTTCGGATACCGGTTCCTCGGGCGCAGCGTCGAAGACGTCGACCTGGACCTCGAGGACCTGACGATCCTCGACGACATGGTCGTGGTGTGGCTCGCCGAGGACAAGACGCATAAGGGCGAGGAACAGACCATCTACCTCCACGACCGGGAGGACTTGCGGCTGGTCTTCCGGATGCGTCGCTGGGTCGGCTACCTCGCTGAGCAGTGCATCACCACCGGGCCCGTCTTCCGGGAGGTCAAGCGCAACGGCGCCGTCGCCTCGTCGGAGACTCGGGCGAAGACGGCCACCAAGCGCGGTGACTACCTCCGCCCGCAGACCGTCAACGAGCGGGTGAAACTGTGGTTCCACAAGGCCGGGCTCAAGACGGACGGCCGCCCCGTGTCCTCGCACAGCCTTCGCGCCGGCGGAGCCACCGACCTTGGCATGAACGGCGCGACGGACGAAGAACTCGAGGAGGCCGGCCGCTGGAAGAAGGGCTCGCGCATCCCCCGGGAAAGGTACGTACGCCCGGCTAAGGACACGTCCAAGGACCCCTTCAAGAAGGTCCCGATGCACGACCCACAGGCCAAAACGCAGAGGTGATCTGGACAAACAGCGGGCGGCTTCCCAGCGCTGACGGGCCGCACGGATACGCCTCGGTGAGCGCGTACCCGTGCCAGGGTGGTTGCTATTCCAGGATGTCCAGGGCAGGCAGTGCATCCACGATCTTCATGGTCTCCAGGCTCACGGTCACGATTCGCTTGAGCAGGTCGATGATGTAGCGCGGGTCGTCGGACCAGTCGTTGGGGTCGTTGACGATCTCCGAAGCCTTGTCGACCTTGACCTGGTAGCGGTCGATGATCCACTCGATCGCGGAACGGGCGCCGAGCTGGTACCGGTACGCCTCCTCCGGGATGTTGGTCAGCTTGATCCGGTTGTTGTAGATGATCGTGGACCGGTCGGCCTGCCCCTTCACCTTCGGGATCTTCATCTTGGCGACGCGGTACAGCTCGCTCGGCGGGGTCGCCGAGATGTCGCCGGTCGGCGTCTCGACGATGCCCTTGTAGGGCTCGGCCTGCTCGTAGTTGAGGTGCAGGTCGGCGAGCTTGCGGCCGGCCTCGGCGAAGCTGTGGAAGTCGCGCACCTTGGGGATACGGGGGAGGGTTTTCTTGAGGTCGGCGGCGAAGCGGTCGCGGTACTCCTGAGAGTGGAGGAGCGCGTAGGTGTAGTAGAAGATGTCATCCTTCGTGATGGACAGGTCCTTGCAGGCGTCGCGGTAGTCCGCGAGGACGGCGTCGGTGATGTTGTCAACGCGCTCGTAGCCTTCGTCTTCACCGAAGTCGAAGCCGCCCTCGACAGCAAGCTCGCGGTAGGTGTAGCGAGGGAAGAACACACCCCCGCTGCCTGCGCCCGTGACGTGGTAATTCGGGAGGGTGTCCAACATCAAGACGGAGAAGGGCACGGTAGAACCGCTCCCGACGTTGTAGAAACCGTAGTTCTCATGCTCTGCCGTTGGGAAAATCTTAGGCAACTGGTAAGTCGTGTTATTGAGCAGCGAGTTGAAGTAGACGTGCTGCTTAGCAAAGGGGCGATAGCATGAAGTAACAAGGCATGCGGAGTCAAATTCGTACTCCCTCCCCTTCGCGAGCCTTGCCTTATCGGAACGGTTCCAACTAATTCGCCTTGAATCCGTGTCAATCCACTGTTCCACGTCCTTTGCGCTGGGATCAATCAGCCCATGGGTTGCGCAATAGTCACGGAAGCCCTGCACTTGATCGTTGTAGAAGTCGATCATCGACTCCATGTTGGTGCGGACCTTCTCCTCGGAGAAGTTGTACACCCAAGCGTCACGAGAGGTGTCCAGGCCATTCGAGTAGAGCGCGAAAACGGACCGACCGGCGAGGGCCTTGTCTTTGTCGCCGATGCCCTGGAAGGTCGCGTAGCTTTCGTCCCGCTGGTTGATCCAGTCGCCCTCGGCGTTCGGGGTGACCTGTTCCCACGCCACGGCGTCCAGGCTCTGAGTGCTGAGGATGCTGAGCTTCTGTTCACGGGTGAGGTAGTCACCAATATCACGGTAGTAGAGCGCGCACCCCGTGCCGGTAGTCCCGGTCTGGCTGCCCTTGACGAGGATCAGGACAGCGACGGTGTTCCGACTACCCGAGCCGAAGATCTTGCCGCCTTCCTTCCGGGACTGCTCACCGGCGGTGCGTTGGTTGCCGCGCAAGTTGTAGCAGTAGATTGCATCAAACTCTCCGATGAGGGATTTACGCATTCCGTCAGCTGCGTTACTGTCGATATATCCGCCATTGGAGACGAACGCCACGACGCCTTCACTCTCGATGCGATCCGAGGCCCAACGGATGGCGCGAATATAGGAGTCGTACAGCCTACTCCTGTTGCCCGCTGCCGACCGAGCTACATACGTTTCAGCGATTCGACCGTCCAGCACCTCGTATTTGAGGTTCTGGTTGTTGTCGTTCATGCTCTCCTGCCCCATCGAGTAGGGCGGGTTGCCGATCACGACCTTGACGGGCTGCTTGCGCTGCTTCCTCGCCCGCTCGCTGTTCCCCTCCAGTACCTCCATGCCGTCGAGCTTGGCCACGCCGCCCTCGGCGAGCTGGAAGGTGTCGGTCAGGACGATGCCCTCGAAGGGAGAGTAGGTGTCCTGCCGGCCGGTCAGGTCCGCGTACGCCGCCTCAATGTTGATGGCCGCGATGTAGTACGCGAGCAGCACGATCTCGTTGGCGTGCAGCTCCTGGGCGTACTTGCGGGCGAGGGCCTCGGGCTGGATGAGGCCAGACTGGAGGAGGCGAACGGGGAATGTGCCGGTGCCGGTGAAGGGGTCGATGATGTGGACGCCCTCGTCGCTCAGCGAGCGGCCGAGGTGCTTGGTGAGGGCCTGTTCGGTGGAGCGGAGGATGAAGTCGACGACCTCGACCGGGGTGTAGACGATGCCAAGAGCGTCGGCGGTCTTGGGCAGGGCGGTCTTGAAGAACTTGTCGTACAGCTCGACGATGACGCGCTGCCGGCCTTCGTGGTTGTCGATGCCTTCGGCGCGGACACGGACCGAGTGGTAGAAGTCCTGAAGGGTCTTGGTCTCGGCGTCCAGGCCGGTGTCGTCGAGGACGTCGAGCATGCGCTGCATCGCCTGGGAGACCGGGTTGTGGTCGGTGAAGGCGTAGTCCTTGAACAGCGCGTCGAAGACCGGCTTGGTGATGATGTGCTGCGCGAGCATGTCGATGGCGTCGGAGTCGGAGACACCAGGATTTATCGTCGCGCGCAGCTCGGCGACGAACTCTTCGAAGGCGGCCTGCTTCTCGGGGATCGCCAGGGCGGCCTTGATGCGGGTGACGTGGCGGTCGGCGATCTGGGCGATGTCCTTGGCCCAGTCCTCCCAGTAGTGGCGCTCGCCGACCTTGTCGACGATGCGGGCGTAGATGGCGTCCCGCCAGTCGCTCACGGAGAACAGGGCGTCCTGGATGTGCTGGGCGCTCTGAGCTTCCTTCTCCTTGGCGGCCTGGGCGCTGTCGGCGGTACTGGAGCCGTCCTGGTCGCCGACCGTCTCGTCGCCCGCGCCGATGTGGCCGATGCCGATGGTGTCGGGCTTCTTCTTGTTGAGCTCGATCTGGTTGACGGTGGCGTTGAAGCGGTCGTCGTGGGCGCGCAAGGCCTGGAGGACCTGCCAGACAGTCTTGAAGCGCTGGTTGTCCGCGAGCGCCTTCTCCGGCGGCATACCCGCGGGGACGGCGACAGGCAGGATGATGTAGCCGTAGTTCTTGCCAGGGGCGGTGCGCATGACGCGGCCGACGGACTGGACGACGTCCACCACGGAGTTGCGCGGGTGCAGGAACAGCACCGCGTCCAGGCTTGGCACGTCGACGCCCTCCGACAGGCAGCGGGCGTTGGACAGGATGCGGGCGTTGGCCGGGCCCGGGTCCTGCTTGAGCCAGTCGAGGAGCCGGTTGCGCTGGAGGGTGTTGAAGGTGCCGTCGACGTGGTCGACCTCGCAGTGCAGCACCTCGTCATCCGCGTCGTCGTAGGCGTCGACGACCTCGTTGAACCGGGCGGCGACGGACTTGGAGTCGGCGATGGAGCGGGCGAAGGCGACGGCCCGCTTCATCGGGGACTCGTCCTTGCCGAAACCGGAGCCGTCGGCGAAGGTGCCGGTGCGCTTGGCCATCGCGTTCCAGCAGCCGATGATCTTCGCTGCGTCGTCGAGGCTCAGCTCGGCGTCCGCGCCGGCCAGGCTCTCCTGGAGGGTCTTGGCGACGGCGCCCTCATCGATCGTGAGGATGAGGACCTTGTAGTCGGTGAGCAGCCCCTGCTCCACGGCCTTGCCGAAGCCGAGCCGGTGGAACTCGGGGCCATATGTCGCTTCGTCGTCCATTGAGGCGACGGCCGCGTCGGCGTGCTTGGCGTCCTGCTTGGTGTCGTCGTTGTACACGCGCGGGGTCGCGGTCATGTACAGGCGGCGGTCCGCGCCGAGGAAGGAGTCGTCGTGGACGCGGACGAACGCGGACTCGTCGTGACCGGAGAGGGTGACGCCCGTGGTGCGGTGGGCTTCATCGCACAGGATCAGATCGAAGCGGGGCAGGCCCTGCTGCTGGGCCGCCGAGACGGTCGCGATCGACTGGTAGGTGGAGAACACCACTGTGAGGCCCGGCGTCGCCTCCACGCTCGCCATCTGCGCGACCAGTCGGTTCGGGTCGGTGGTGGCGGGCAGGGCCAGGTCATGGGTGGACATGTCCTTGTCGTCACCCTGGGCCTTCTGCTTGCCGACCTTGGTGTCGGAGCAGACGGCGAAGGCGCGCAGCGGCACCTCAGCCTCGTACGACCACTCGCGCAGTGTCTGCGAAAGAAGCGCGATGGAGGGGACCAGGAACAGGACAGTGGTGTGCTCCCCCTGGCCTGCCTCCGCCCGCTCGTGCTGGAGACGCTCGGCGATCTTCAAGCTGGTGAAGGTCTTGCCGGTTCCGCAGGCCATGATGAGCTTGCCGCGCTCATGCTCGGCGAAGCCGGCGAAGACGTCGTCGATCGCCTCACGCTGGTGAGGGCGCGGCTTCTTCTTCTCCCGCAGCGTCATCTCGAACTCGACGTGCAGGCCCGGCGTGGGCATGCGCCACTCCACGGGGCTGCTCGCGATGTCCGACAGGCCGAGCCGGGTGACGGGGATCTGCTGGTCGTCCAGCGCCTCCTCGGCGTGGACGCTCCACTTGTCCGTGGTGGAGATGATCATCCGGCGGGTGAAGGCGCCCTTGCCAGAGGCCGTGAAGAAGGAGTCGATGTCCTCCTTGTGGATCGTGTGCTGCGGCTCGTAGAACTTGCACTGGATGGCACAGAAGCCGCCGGTCTCCCGGTCCTGCGCGACCAGGTCGATACCTGTGTCCCGTTTGTCGTGCTCGGCGCCCGGCCAGTCGGCCCACATCCACACACGGCTGAACTGCTCGGTCCACTGCGGATCGGTGCTCAGGTACTGGACCATGAACTCCTCGAAGCGGGTCCCCCGGTCCCGGTTCCCGGTGGAGCCGTCACGGATCGCCCTGAGAACGTCGTGCACCGTCGTCGTGGTCCCGCTCAACGCGCTTCGCACCCCATCACACTTGGTAGCGCGCAGGTGCGCGCTGCGTGGCTTAACACCGGAATCCCCGTAACCCTACTGGTGAGCCTTAGGCCGAGGGGCTGAATCGATCCTCTGGCACCCGCAGATTCCCGGCCCGCTATCAGCATGGCTACATCCGAGACCGGAACCCCTTCAGTTGAGGAGGCCGCGACGGCGCGGCTGGTTCAGCGGCTCCGGCTCGTACACGGCCAGCAGAGCGGCCTCGGCCCGGTCAGGACTTTTCATTCCCCGGGCCTTCATCGTCTTCTTCGACTCGATGATGCTGTACCCGGCGGTGTTCGATCCGAGCTTGGGCGTGGAGAGTTGGATGCCGGCCTGCCGGTCGACGCGCAGGCGCAGCCGGCCGGTGCCGGTCGACGGGTCAGGCTGGAGGAGCGCCCGGGTGGCGAGCCACATCTCGTCTCGCTTGCGGTACGGGCGCATGACGGCGCCCGGGTCGTCCTGCGACGGTGATTCGGACACCATGACGCCCACGATCTGCGCCTGGTGGGTGCCGTTCTCCGCCCATACCTCCAGCATGCTGGTGGCGCCGTGGCCGATGCCGTTCTTGTCGATCTTCACGCGTACGGGGTGGGGCGAGTTCAGGGCGTCCGCGAGGCGCTGCGCCGCGCGGATCTCCTCCAAGATTTTCTCGGCGACCTTCACCTGGTTGTCGTTGGCCATGCCAGAGCTGGCGTGTCGCATCTCGATCGCATCGCCCACGGCTCTGTAGATCGTGAATTCGTCGCCGCCGTCCGCGGCGACGTCGACGCCGAGGCGAACCCAGGCGCCTTCGCGCACGGTGTGCTTGGCGGTCTCACCTTCCAGGCCGAGGTCGCACAGCCGGTGCCAGCAGGCCCCGGTCGGGTCGTCGTTGTTCTGAGCGTCCTCGACCCAGGTCACGGGTATCGCGAGGCCGCCACCGCCCTTCGGGAAGCGGGCGTGCACCTTGGCGATGACGTACGGATGATCTTCGCCGTACTCGCGGATCGTGCGGTCCACCCACTCCTGATCGGGGAGGTGAACGGCGAGGGAGTGTGGGGGGACGCCGTCGGGACAGTCATTGCAGTACGGGACCCGTTCCTTCGTGATGGCCGGGGAGGCGAACGTCGCGATGGGGATCGTGACCGTTCCCCGTTCCTCGGGGTCCTCGCCTTCCTCGCACAGCGTCTCGAACCAGCTCCGCGGGTCATCCATCGCGGGGTTGCCGATGGCCAGCATCCGCGCATCGCCGGTGAGGAGGTTGTTCGTGCCGTTGCCGATCGTGCGGGCGATACCGCCGGCCTCGTCGACGACGATGAGCAACTTCGGCGTGCCGTGGATGCCCTGCATCGCCGCTTCGTCGTTCTCGGGCGCCGTGAAGCCGTACGCCACGATGACGTCATTGCCCCACTGATCAGGGATTTTCCACTGGGTGGTGTCGCAGTATCCGGGCAGGCCCGCGCGAGCGACGGTCTTCCTGATGTGCGGCCAGAGCTGGTTTCGTACCTGTCGGAATCGGGTCGCGGTAGTGACGATGATCATGGTCCCGGGGGCGTTGACGGCTCCGGCCCAGGCGACCAGGCGTCCGGCGATCCAGGTCTTCCCGACGCCGAAGCCGGCCGGTACAGCGATGCGCTTGTGGAACGGGACGGCGTCGACGATCTCGCGCTGACGGCTCCAGATGCTTTCGCCGAGGACGTCCTCGATGAAGCCGCTGGGGGTGTCGTGCCAGAGCCCATACATCGAGCCGGTGGCCCGTTCGACCTCCCGCATGACGTGGGGCCGTTCGCGGGCGGTGAGGTCGTGCTTGAAGGCGCGGCGCCTGGCGGGCACGGGGGCCCGGAGGAGAAGGTCGGCGACGTTGGCCGCGTCGCGGGACTTGACACCCGGCTGACGCCCGTTGCGCAGCTCCCGGGCCGGTGGGACCACGCGGGGGCGGGTGGTGGGCGAGAGCTGCGTGCGGGACATGGCGGGAAGGTGCCGCCCGCGGGGATCTAGTGTCGCGGGGGGGGCGCGCGGGGCCGTCACCCACCCGCGGGCCGCCCGCCCGGGGGGGGGCGGGGGCGCCCCCCCACGGCCCCCCCCGGCCGCCGGCAGGTGGGGGGGGGGGGGGGGGGGGGGGGGGGGGGGGGGGGGGGGGGGGGGGCGGGGGGGGGGGGGGGGGGGGGCCGGGCGGGCCGCGCCCCCCCCCCCCCCCCCCCCCCCCCCCCCCCCCGGGGGTCCGGCGAGGCCCGCACTGAGCGGCCGCGGCCTGCCGGAAGTCTGTTGCCGGGGTGAGGCCCTGCACCGGGGAGGTGGAGCAGGGCCGTCACCCCGGCCGGGGGGTGCTGGCTGGAGTGCTTTCCCCGGGGGGATCTCGGGGGCAGGGGGCCAGCCGCACTCTGTAGTACGTCGCGCGCCGGATTCTGTTACGCCTTGTTGACGGTCGGCGGCTTCTTGCGCCAGAACTCGGCGCGGACGTCGCCGAAGGGGGAGCGATCCATCATCAGCAGGCGCTCGACGCTGATCGGGCGGGCGTCGAGGGTGACGGGGATGCGCGGCGCGGTGCCGTCGAGGACGTTGAGTTCGATGCCCGCGGTCATAAGCCACGCGGGCAGCTTGCCCTCGGCGGCTTTCACGCGGGCCTTCTCCTCCTCGCTCAGCGGCACGCCCCACGGGCGGGTGTCGAGGGGGACGGTGGTGACCTCGGCGACGCTGAACGGGAAGCGGTTCGTCACCGGGGTCTCGGCGGACGGCTTCGGGTTCTGGCTCACCCCCTCGATGAGGGTCAGGACCGCGGCGACGGCCGCGCACCCGAGGCAGCACTCCTCCTCGGCGTCCTCGTCGGCGGCCGCGGGTTCCGATGTTTCCTCGGCGGCCGGCTCCTCGACGGCGGCGGCCCGGGTGGCGTCGAGGCTGGCGAGCAGGTCCTGCTCCTCCTCAGCCCGCCGTATCGACTGCCGGAAGATCTCCATCTCCGACTCGACGACGCCGCGCTCCAGCGGGGAGAGCTGGAACCACGGGGTGGAGTCCTGTCCGGCGCTCTGGAGGAACGCCCGGCGGGTCTCGTAGAAGTGCCGGGTCAGGTTCGGCGGGAGCACCGTGCGCGGGGGCATGGATCGCATCGTCATGTCTGGGGGAACGCCAACGGCCGGATTCTGTGACACCCCTCCCCCTTGCCGCCCTGTTGCTGCGCTTGGGGACGCTTCGAGGGTCCTTCGGAGGCGATGCACGCCGATGCCTGAGCGAAGCGAAGGCATCGGAACTCTTACTTCATTGTGGTGCTTGATCTTGTTACTAAAGGCGCCTGATCTACCGGCGACCGGACTACCGGTGCCCGTCCCACCGGAAGCCGGATTTCCAGGCCCCGGTGACCGGCGCCTGATAATCAGGCCCCGGCCTGACCTGCGGGCAAAAGGAGACCGGCCCCGAAGGTGCTCGGGGCCGGCCTGGGAGTGTGCGGCGGATCGGTCAGCGCTTGGCGGCGCGCTCGCGGGCCGCGCGTGCGGCTGCCTGCTGCTGCCAGATCAGCTTCTTCTGCACGCCGGCGTGCTCGGCGATCCTCGGCCCGTCCCATCCGTACGGCTCCTCCGACAGGGCAAGCGCGGCATCCCGCATGAACACCACGGCGGCGCCGCGGCGGGCACGCGCCTCGGCGACGACGGTAGCCAGCTTCGGCAGCTTCTCGTCGGCGTCCTCAACGAACGGCACGCCCGCTTCCCGGGCCGCCTTGACCAGCTCAGTGCCCGGGAGGTCGGGAACGGGCCGCAGCTCGTAGTGGCCGCTCTCGGTGCGCACTCGCTCAGGGCCGCCGTAGAACGCCTTGCTCAGGACCTCGCGGTAGGCGGTCGGCGTGACACCGATCGCGCCAGCGAGACCAGGAACGTGCTCGTAGAACCACAGGGAGGCCACGGCCTTGTCGCGGTCATCGAGGTGCAGTGCGACCTCGGCGTCCGCTTGGCGGATGACCTCGGCGGCGCGCTCGATCCGGTCGTCCGGGCGAGTGATCCGGCCCAGCTCCTCCGTCACGGCGCGCTCCGCGGCGTCGCGGAGGGCCTTGAAGTCGGTCTTCTCGATCTTCTTCTTAGAGTAGGTGATCCCGGCCTTGGGCATGGCTGCCATTCCCGTCTCAAGCTGTGGCGCGGGGCTGCGCCTCACGCCGACTGGGGTTACCCCACGCCTGCGCACAGCCGGAAATGATACAGCCACGAGAGCGGAGTGTCAGCGCACAGGTACTGACCTGCATCGAAGCACTACGAACGCGACGCCGCCGACGATCAGAACCCGTCCTTGGCCGTTTCTCGCCCGGGTCTGGCCGGGAGCTGGGTCGCGGGGGGTGTCCGTGATCGCGATCCGCCCAAGGCCGAGGTTCGGGCCCTGGGGGAGACGGACGACCCAGAGGAGCCACGGCCCGAGCCGCAGTCCGCGCGGCCGCCGTACGCGGGTCTTGTGGCCAGCCTCTGAACGGTGCCCTGAGTGAGGATGAGCCAAGCAACAACCCCGACTCGCCACAACGCGCATTAGCGGCGCTTGCGGCTCACCGCTGCATGCGCTTCAGGATCTTTTCTTCTGCACGGTCAATGGATTTTTGCGTAGCCAAGAACTCCTCCAAACAGGCCGAACGTATTTCTTCCAGTGCCTTCATGCACAGAAGCGACTCAACGTTAAGGCCGTCAGGATGTCCTTGTACTGCATGCGAGAAAGTGACTTGAAGTAGCGAACTAAGCGCCAAGTCGGCTGGTCCGGTCAGGCCAACGTTGATCTTTCCTGAATGCCGAAGCGTGACGCCACGCATTTCGATGAAGTTGTTGGCAAGCCCCCTGGAACCGCAATGCACTTCACTACTGGCCGACTGATAGTGCGGCCTAACGTGACTAAGGGATGCCTTCTTTTCAAGTGCGCGCAAATTGTCATCGGGCGAAAACTTTTTAGCCCAGCCATACTCACGCGCGAAGCTCTGCCCGTACTTCGCAATTACGTCGTCGTACCTTGCCTCTAGTTCATCGAGATATTCCTGCTCCAGCGGCTCCTCGCCAAGGATCTCGTGATCCTTCTGGAACTGAAGAGCGTCTCGCCGCAAGGTGACAATTTCATGATCCAGGAACCGTTCAGCCAGGTCGCTATGGTCTGGATCCGCAGCCGAGTCCGCGATGATGCAAGCAATGACAGCCGCCTCGTGCAGCGTGCGACAACGCGCCAGGGCTCCCCTGGGGTATCCTTGGGAGAGGAGGGCCAGAACCTCGCCTGCAATGCGAGACGCAGTGACATGGAGCCCCGTGAGAGCTTCTAGCGTGTGCACCTGGGCGGAGGTGAGGCCATCCCTCTCCCTATTAGACACCTTCTCGCCCAATTCGATACATACAGCATGGACTATGACATAGAGGTCGAATGCCTTGCCCCAACGCTTCCGGATCCGCCGGTCATACCCACGCTCCATTCGATTATTGGCCCTGAGAGACCGCTTATTGCGCATCATCGAGAGGGCCAGCTGGGGCGCCATCATGTCGATGAATTCAGGTACCGCTTTGTAGACCAGCTCGTCGACACGCTCGGGGTCGAAACCATCCCGAACTTTATCCATCACGGCGTCGCTGATCATTCGCCTGAGGAAGTCGTCATCTCCGGCGTGGCGGGAACGGCGAAACTTCTGGAACATGGAGACCTTCTGCGGCTAGTTTGGTCGGCATCTTAGCTTGCGAGTAACCGGCTCTGTACTGATTTTTTCGCTTCCCAGTCACAGCATCTGAACGAGACCTGGGGCCGTTCGAGTCGCTCGCCAGCAGACGACTACGCTCAGCCCCGGCCGACGTCTCTCGTCCATACTCTGTCTCAATGGGTGACGTCCTTCCGACGTGCCTCGCGCTCGGCCTTACGGTGCTGGTAGTCGGCCCACTCGCCTCGCGGCAGCAGTGCGCACACGATCAGCGACAGGCGCCCAACGACAACCTGCAGGCCGCTCCTCTTCGCGTTGGCCTCCGGCCCATACCGGGCGAAGCCGATCGCGAAGAACGCCGGGTAGTTGTCCCGGCGTACGAGGTACACGCCGGCGGTGAACCGGCCGACGTCGACGAAGTGCGCCCGCCGGATGGACGTGAACAGCTCGGGCACGAGGAACACGGCGGCCGCGCTCAGCGACCAGCACCACCCCAGCACCAGGGCGATCAGCAGGCTCATGGTCCATTCACCAGCGCGGTACCGGCGCTGCGGCGTCCAGAACGGCGTCCGGAAGCGGACGGTGCCGGGGAGGGTCCGGTACCCGAAGATGCTGGTGGCGTCGCCCTCCCACGAGTAGTGCATGGTTGACCGGTCGGAGTACGAGGCCTTGTGCGGGCCGTCGTGGTCGACGAGGCGCTGGCATCGCCAGCCCTGGGAGCCGACGAGCGCGGCCGGGATCGCGGAGCACTGGCGACGGCGCTTCATCGCCGCCCCCAGGAGCACAGGAACTCGGCCACGGCGTCGAAGAGGCCGTCCACCGCGGCGGCGATCCAGTCCGTTCGGGACGTCGAGGAGCCACGGGTGCGGCGGCGGCGCTTCATCGGGCGGCCGCCACGGTCGTGGCGCGGACGCCGTCCGGGGTGAGCCGGTATTGGCTGCCGTCCGGGTAGCGCACCAGGACCTCGCCGGGGAGCTGCGGCCGGCGCACCTTCCACCCGGCCTCGTATGACTCCCGCGGGTTGTCCTCGAACCAGCCGTTGCACACGGTGCAGGCGGTCAGCAGGTTGTGCGCCTGGTTGATCCAGGGCTCCCGCGCCCCGCCCATGCCGCGGTTCACCCTGTGGTGGATGGTCAGGTTCTCCAGCGCTCCGCAGCGCACACAGGCGCCGCCGTCGCGGTCGTAGACCATGGCCTTCACCACGTCGGTGGGGCCGGTCCGTCGTCGTGCCACAGCACTGGTCTCCTCGTCTGCCCCGGGCGCCGGACCGCTGAGTCGCGGTCCTGGTCGGGCACGCCCCGGGCGAGGCGGGGAGAGTGGACGGCGGCCGCGCCTTACGTCGCGTCCTTGGCCCGGCGCCAGCCCGCGACCGTGTACGCCAGGCACGGCCGTCCCAGGTGCTCGGTCGCCGTCTGGCGAAAGCGGCGCGTCTCCCATCGCAGGTGGAGGACGTAGCGGGGCACGGCCAGCAAGATCCCGAGCCGGGATGGCGGGATGTCCGGGCAGTAGTACGACCCCGTACGCCCGTTGCTCTTGACGGCCGCGCGCAGCACTCGCTTCCACAGCCCCGGCGGCCGCTTGCCCCGGGGCCCGTAGAACTCCTCTCGGGTCTGCACGAGGCTGCTGAGTGACAGCTTCGGCTCCCCCAGCCTGCTCAGGGACCAGGTGCGAGAGGTGGCGCCCTCGTCCGCGAACCGCTGGAAGACGAGGTACACGCCCCGGGCAGGCGCATGGAGTCGAAGCCGGTCATGCGCATCAGTTGCTCCTCACGGTCTCGCGGCGCAGCCGGAGGCGGCACAGCTCGGCGTACTCGGCCTTGGCCTCCACGCCCATGGAGTCGAAGCCCTCCAGGCGGGCGGCCTCGAGTGTCGTGCCGGTACCGGCGAACGGGTCCAGGACGATCCCGCCGGGCGCGGTGAGCAGCCGGACCAACCAGCGCATGAGCGCGACCGGCTTCACCGTGGGGTGCACGGTGCCGTCCGGGAGGCGCGGCCGCTCACTGGTGGGGGCCTTGGCCTGGTAGCGGAACACCGGGTAGAAGCGGGAGGCGCCGCCGGAGTCCGCGCCCCGGACCGGCTTGCACGCGGTCTGGCCCTTGAAGTCGCCGTACACGTCGCGGAACTTGTCCGACCCTCGGCGCCGCGGGTTCGCCCCGGAGGTGAGCCGCCCCGACTGGCCGTCCAGCTCGGCGACCGGGCACCCCTCCGCGCAGCCGTCCGCGCAACCGTCAACGATCCATCCCACATCGTCGACGGCCCACGCGTGCGACAGCAGCACGTTGGTCGGCCAACGCCCCTCGGCGTCGCCGGGCGGGGTCTTGCACGCCGCGGTATTCATCGCGCCGGTGCCGTGCGCCAGGACGTTGGAGGCGACCGTGCCCTCGAGCGGCTTCCGCGCCAGGACGATCGGCTCATGGCCGGGCTTGAGGGCGGTGTTCCAGCCGTCCCAGCGGGCGGCCTCGACGGTCGCCGGTGCGGTCACGTCGAACGTGTCGGACTGGAGCTGCGGGAACACCCCGGAACCGCCCCGGGCTCGGTGCCCCTTGCCGATGACCTCCCGGTCCTCCCACGCCTCCCCGGGCGCGTTCTTCCGCCCGTTCAGCTCGTGCACCAGGTCCTCGACGCTGATCGGGGCCTCGAACCCCATCTCCGCCTTCAACTGCTCCCACTGCTCGACGGTCGGGACGGCGGCGGTCTTGCTCTGTGTCGTCCAGTGCTGTGCCATGCCGTTGAAGCCGAACAGGGCGTCGATCTGCGGGTTCGTCCAGCCGACGGAGTCGCGGAGCGCGGCGAACTCGGCGGTGAAGCGGCGGCGGGCGGGGTGGTCGTCGCGGCGCCGGTCGATCAGCTTCCCGACGTCCTGTCCCTTGGGGAAGCCGGTGCCGTACAGCCAGTGCAGGGAGTCACGGATCTCGAATCCGGCGTCCTCGACGGCCACGGCCATGCGGTGGTAGGTGCGGGTCGCGCCGAACGCGGCCAGGTGCCCGCCCGGCTTGAGGACGCGCAGGCACTCCGCCCACATGCCCACGCTGTAGGCGATGCCGGAGGCGTCCCACGCCTTCCCAAGGAAGCCCAGCTCGTACGGCGGATCGGTCACGATCGCGTCCACCGAGGCGTCGGGGAGGGCCCGAAGGTGGTCGAGGGCGTCCGCGCAGTGGACGACCGGCTCGGGGCCCGTCAGCTCCTCCACAGGTATCAGGGCTTCCTGCCCGGCGGGGGCGAGGTTCGTTGCCGCCACAGGTCCGTCCGTCCTGCCCCGGCTCGTCGGACCGGCCAGGAACGGCGGCCGCGGGAGGACGGCTGGAGCGAGGAAGGACCATGGGGGGCCGAGGAGGCTTACGTCGCGATCAGGCGCGCGTGACACTCTGCCGCGGCGGGTTTCTACAGCCTTCCGGGCTGTAGGAACCCGCTCATGGGCTGCCGCCACTCGTTGGTGGCGTCACGCCGTCGGAGCACCTCGTGCACGACCGCCCCCGCCTCCCTGTCGAAGGCGCCGTCCTGGAGCGTCACTCGGTGGCACACCATGTCGCTGCTCTCTTCCTTGAAGTCCATCCACTTGCCGCTGTCGTACCGCTTCCAGTGGCGGTGGACCTCAAGCACCCCGAAGGCCTCCAACGGCCTGTGCGTCTCGTACGCGTCCCGGCCGAGGCCGTAGAAGCCGTGGCGCACGTTACTCAGCACGAAGCCGAGGATCATCGGTGTCCCGCCCTCCGGCGTCACCTTCATGCCGTCGAACTTCAGGACGTCGAACCACATCAACATGGCGGCGATCTCGCTGTTGGTGAGCGCGTAGATCCAGCCGTTGGTGAAGAACCCCACGGGGATCTCCAGGAAGAGCTCGGCATCCGCCGGCACCGTGTACGCGATGCTCGCTGCGCCGGTGTCCTTGCTCTTCCCGTTCTCGCACAGGAGCAGGACGCCGCGGCTGACCTGACCCTTGACCCCGGTCGCCGATCTCAGCAGCTCCATCCCCTCCAGCGTCTTCATCGCCTGGGTGATCTGCCTCAGCTTGTTCGTGCGGACCGAGGACGCCTGAACCCCGGGACCGGCGTACTTGGCGACAGTCGCTACCAACCCCTCCCACGAGTCGGTCGTCTGGGTGTTCGGCTCGATCGGGTACGGCTGGGGCCACTCCTTCCCGATTGCTGCCTCGCACTGCGCCGCGAACAGCATCACGAGGTAGAGCTTCAGGCTGAGCCCCTTCGGCGTGATCATCTGGGCGGAGAAGGGGCGCTCGGACCTAGGCAGAGGCTTGCGCTCGTTCTCGACCGTCCCGCCGAACTTCTCCAGCCGCACGAAGGACCGCCGGACGCGCACGGTCTTCGGCTTCCTGCCCCGCTCGTAGATCTCCCGAGCCTTCCGGACCGCCTCGGGGAGGTCGTTCCCCATCAAGGCCGCCAGTTGCTCCATGCGGACCTCGACCTTGCCGTCCCTCTCAAGGGCCACAGCCCCGGCCTCCTCAAAAAAACTGCTACGGTGGTTTATCCGCTACCGATTGATCCGCATGATGGGTTACTAGTCCAGTTATCCATCTCCTGGTTTCAGCTCCATTTACCTGAGACTCGACGCATGCGGATCAATCCGTAGGTCAGTGTACCCCGAGGGCCTGTCAAGCCCGCGCACCATGGATCTCACGAGCTGGAACCCTCCAGCCGTAGAAGTCCCGCAGGCCCCGGGCAGAGAGCCGGCAAGCAGAACTGCCCTGGGCCTGCGCCTACAGGAAAGAGGTGGTCCATCCTGACTACCAACGACGGTACCCCAGCAGATCCGGCACAGCACCAGCCCGTCGTCTCCGTGAGCAGGAGGCGCTCCGAGGGGGCGTTCGGCTGGTGCCAGCTCGGATTCTCCGCACTTTGCGTCGGTTCCGGAGTCGCCCTGTGCTTCACCGGCTTCCCCTTCGTCGGCGGCCCGCTCATCACCGCCGGGACCTGCCTGCAGGTCAAGGTCGAGGTTAACCTCCGCTGATCTTGAAGGCCGGGGGCGTGGAGATGCTGCCCTCCACGCCCCCGCCGGTTCCCGGCACTCTGGGAACGATCTCTGGCGGACGCGGTCGGGTCTCCTCACATCACCCGAGTCGAGCGGTGCGGTGTTCGGCGAGCGCTCGCTCGAGGGCGTCGAGCATCGTGACGATGTCGTCGACCTTCACGTAGGAGATCCCGAACGTCACGGTGCCGTCGGCGTTCACGTCGAACTCGTACTCCGCGTAGGTCTGCTCGTCCTCGTAGTGGAACTGGCCGGGCTCCGCCTCGGCGAACCCTCCCGGCCTCTCGTCGAACCAGTCCGCGCCCCAGCACTCCGTCATGGCCGTGCCGACCGCGGTCTTCGGGACGTTCTCGAACTCGATCGTCGCGCGGCCGTGGTCGTCGAGGCACACCTTGCCCGCGCCTTCGCCGGGCGTCACCCAGCGCAGCGTGGGACCAAAGCACTGGCACCGGGCGGCTGGGTTGAGAGCCGGGAACGCCGCGGTGAAGGCGTCCTGAGCCGTCTCCTGGTGGAGCTTCCACGCGCCGTACCAGGTATCGAGTGCCTGTGTGACGTGTGGCTGCACGTCGCCTCCCATCTGCCCAGGTCGCGGGGCCGTCGGATGGCGGCCGCGGGACACGACGCGGGCAAGGGGGCACACCCTGCCGCTCGCGGAACCCTTGCGTCCGCTCGCGGGATTCCCGGCTGTTGACGCCGGGGCGCGGCGGTGAGCGGATTGTCCGGAGCGGACGGAGTACCTCACCAGGCGCACGGCACGCGCTAGTCACCGTGGTTCGGCTGCGCTGAGCCAGGACCCGGCCGTGGCCGGGTCGACCATGAGCTCAGACTGTATGGACGCTCCGGTCCATTCGGTCTCATGAACAAGTCGGTCGTCTTCTCATCTCGGGCCGCCTACAGTCGCTCTGTGACCAGCAGGCTGACTGACCGTCTGGCGGGGAAGACCGAGCCGGAGCCCCTGTGGGCAGAGGGTGTGCCGGACCACCTTGACGTGCCCATCCGTGAATGGCTGTACGAGGTGCTGCGCACGTATGACATGGCGACCCCCGTAGCGGTGCGACTGAAACTGCCGTCGAAGATCCTCAAGAGCCGCGACCCGTACGCCGAGCTGGCCACTCTCGATGACCCGAAGAACCCGATGCTGCGCGTGGAGGTCATCGACGCAACGCTGGGCTGCGTAGAGCAAGCGCTACTGGGGGCAAGTTGGCACCACCTCCAAACGGCCGCTGGCTTCGCTCGCCAACTGGAAGGCATCCTGCGCGAGGGCGATTCCGCTTTCACAGTCTCCGAAGACGGCAGCAGGCTTGAACGCCGGATGGACGAGGCGCTCCGTGCCAGCTACGACAAAGCCGTGGACGCTGGAGCTTCAAGAACGGAGACGGCCGCCGATCATCTCCGTGTTGCGTTCACCGAGGCGTACGGGATCAAGCCCGACCCGAGTGCCGCCTACTCCCGTGCCATCAAGGCCGTTGAGGCCGTCGCCAACCCGTTCTTCCTTCCCAACGCGCCCGAGCCCACCCTCGGCAAAGTCCGCGCTCATCTGGACCAGGGACGGCACAAGTACGAGATGGTCGTGGCCGACAAGACGGGGGCGCCCGCAGACACTGAGGCGGTCTTCGCGATGGTCAGCTTGCTCTGGCACGGACAGCGGGACCGTCACGAGGGGGGACCCACCAGTGCCCCCGTGACCCAGGAGGCAGCGGAAACGGCCGTACACACGGCTGCGATCCTGGTCCACTGGATCTCCAGCGGCAGCATTCGGAAGAAGTAGTCGAAGGCGTTCGCGTACGGATCCCGTGGCAGTCGCTGTCCCGGTGATGCGGGCGTGCCATCACGTTCCGTTCGATCTCCCCTAACGAGCGGCGGCCCGTGCCGCGTCCATGGCCTTGGCGAACTCGGCGTCGCTGATAGATGGCGGAGCCCGTGACGCCGACGGCGGCCGCGGCCGGACGGTTGTCGAGGCCGGCATTGGCACGGACGTCGGGCTGCTTGTGGACGGGTGCTGGGCGAGCAGTCGGCGGGCGCGGTCGGCCCGGGGCCGACGGGGAGTTGGACGGCGTCGGGTCCGTGTCGCCGGAGGAGTCGTCACCGAGCTTGGACGCAGCGAGCAGCAGGCCCGCCAGGAACATAAGAAACGCGACGATGACGAAGGTCGGCTCCCTCGCGGAGCGCGGGGGTTTCGCTGTTTTCGCGCGCCCCCAAGATGCGGCGGATCAAATATTGATTCTCGAACGACTTCAACAGGACAAGCGACATGTGCAGAACTAAGCTTGATTCGTCAGGTCACACCGCGCATTGACCCGTGGACTGTAGCTGTTACCTAAAACCAAGGGGCACTGCAAATGGGCTGGCTATTCGAGCTTCGCGACGCCAACATCGCGGCTTACCTTACGCGCCCTATATCCGACGAACCTCCTCGGATGAGGGCGGGGGATTTGGTTCGATTCCTGGGCGCGTTGGAACATGACACGTACTCCCTGATATCAAGTAAACCTTTTTGGGTCGATAGGGTATCAGCCGTCGCAGGTGAATCAAGCCGGAGCCTCGATCGAAGACTGCGCGGAGAAAGTTGGCAGGAGTTCTTGAGTCCGCCTCTGATCAAGGAGGCGCTTGCAGATTTGCGCCGAGTTTTCAAGAACTTTGAACTGTATGCTCTTGTAGCGAGTCGAGATCACGAGAGTTACGACCGAGTAAACGCCTTCTTTCGGCACGCCGCCTATACGACCGAACACAACGCACTCATTCTTATGCCGCACGGCGGAATGGGGCAAGGAAGCTTGGAATTTTTCGACCCCATCCCCCCAGTGCAACAAATCGCCAGCCACCCTGAAAATTTGCCCGGGGTGCTCTTCTGGCTCAAAACAGGAGAATCAGCGTTTGCTCCGGTTCGAGATGCAGAACCCCTCTTCCGTCAGCTTGTCGAACAGCTTGACTCCACCCCTGCAAAGCTGGAGCAAATAATGAGCGACTACAATCGGCAAACCCCCGATTGCCGACGCAGTCGCATTTTGCATCTCAGTGACCTGCATTTCGGCAGCCGCGATGCCCTGAAAAAGGAACCATACTTGGAGAGGTGCCTGCTGGACAGAAAGAATGACTTCGACAGGGTAGTCATATCCGGAGACCTCTTCGACAACCCGCGATCGGATGACTATGCGGCGTTCTATCGATTCTTGACCTCGCTCAGGAACTGGAACGCAAAGGACCCCGTCATCGTCCCAGGCAACCACGATCAGCGGGCATTCGGCAACAACCTAGGGCGAATAGGTGAGGAATACCGACAGCTAGCCAACATGAAGTGGGGTCCGGGAGTAGTCGTCGATGACGACCTACTATGCACGTTCCTCTGTTTCAACTCCTCTGAGAAAGGAAACTGGGCGCGCGGGGGAATGTCAGACTCGCAACTACGGGAAGTTGCCACAGAACTTCAGATTCAACTGGGCCGAAGGGAAGAGCTCAACAATTACGAACGAATCGCAGTCCTCCATCATCATCCATTCCCGTATGCACCGGAGGAGCTACCCGTTCAAAGGGGTCGCAAGCGGCTCTTCGTAGGAAACGAGCGATACATTCAGATGGAGGATTCGGATCGGTTCCTATCGTGGTGCGCAGCTCGCCGTACATCACTCATTCTGCATGGACACAAACACGTAGCCAGACATCGCGCCGAAATCGTCAGGCCAGGACGCGTGCCCCCCATGGAAATAACGGCTGTTGGGTGCGGTACATCACTCGGAATAGGGGGAAAGCCGCTCTCTTACAATATCGTCAGCTGGACGCCTGGTGCGGAATCATGGTCCGCCAGCTTCTTCAGTGACCCAGGCGACGGCAGTGGATTTCACCAAGATTACCTTACTCTTTATCGGAGCTCTTCACGCGAGATCGCATAATGGCAATCTGAGCTCCGGGGTATTCCCAGCTGCCATACATGCCGCGTGAGTGCGCCTCGCGTCGCGTGCTGCGAAATCGGCTTGCCCGAGGGAATTCCGGCCGACAAGGGTGTGACCACGCACGGCGCTGCGCACCATGGAGTGTCGTACGGCAAAGACGAGCGGGGCATCGACAAGCCCGTGTGGGAGCTGCCGATCCCTGTGCTCACCCCGGCAACCCACACTGGAGGCCGAGCGTGTGGCCGAACTCGACTTGGAAGAGTCGAAGAACTATGTGAGGCTCCGGCAAACGGTGTGCCAGGTGCTCCTCGACTCTCCGTATGCCGAAGATTTGGACCAGGCGGTGCGGCTCCTCCTGGAGTAGTCCTGGCGGGTCAAACCCCCGCACTGCTGTTTGTACGTGCAGAACTACAACGCCCAGCCTCCGCTGGAGGGGGCCGGGCGTTCTGGGGCCTAGCTGACTAGGTCATAGTCGTCTGGGCTGAGCATGTCGTCCATCTCGTAGAGCTGGGCGAGGTAGTCGCGCACCAGGGCCTCGGCGAGGCCGCCCAGGACGCCGCTGAGGACGATCGCGGCCATGACGGGGGAGACGACGTCGGCGGCCTGCTGGAAGGCGCTGGAGCGGCTTCCCTGCCACGGGTAGGAGCGGCGGAATCCGACGAGCAGCCCGGCCTCGGCCGCGGTGAGGCGGTAGCCGTCGCTCTCGCGCTTCCAGGTGCGGGACTTGCCGGTGAGGCACCAGGACGGGCCGTCGGCGGAGAACGCGTTGCCGCCCTTGGCGCGGCCGGTCTTCGGGTCGGTGGGGCGGTTGCCGCGGGTGTTGACGCGCTCCCCCGGCTGCCAGCCGAGGGCCTGCGCCATGGTGGTGGCGGGCAGCGGGCGGATGCAGCGGGTGACGGTGGGGGAGTAGGAGCGGGAGGCGATCATGTAGACGCGCTTGCGGCGGGACGGCAGGCCGTAGTCGGCGGCCTCCTTGATCTCGTGGCTGGTGTAGAACCACTCGGCGCACTGGAACTCGATGGTCAGGTCGCTGATGATCTCCTCGGGCAGGTTGCTGGACTGCTCCATGGCCATCCAGCGGATTGGCGCACCGGCGGCTTGCAGGGCGATCGGCCAGATGGCGACCTCGAGCATGAGGGCGATGCGCGGGTCACTGACGCCCGCAGCCATCTCGCGGACCTCGTCCCAGGTGGTGCCGGCGCGGGGGGCGAAGCCGTCGCCGTGGCATCCCTTGCCGTCGGGGGCGTCCGGGTCGCACTCGCACTCGCCGTCGTCGTAGTCGCTGTGGTGCCAGTCCATGGGGATGAACCCGGCGGTCTCGCCGACGTAGGCGATGGCGTCGCCGAGGATCTGGATGTTGCCCAGCTCCCGGCCGGAGAGCTTGCCGCCCGGGGAGAAGGTGGGGCACGGCGGGCTGATGATGACGGCGGCGGTGTGGCGCAGCGCGATGTGCTCGGGGTCGAGGGTGGTGATGTCGGCGCAGATGCGGCGGTGTCCGGCGGCGCGGGCGGTGGCGCAGGCGTCCGGGGAGATGTCGACGCCGCAGGAGTCGACGGCCACGCCGAGGACGGCGGAGATGCCCTCGGACCAGCCGCCGGGGCCCGCGAACAGCTCGACGACGCGGATCGGGTCGCCGGGGAGCGGGGCGAGGAGCCACTCGGCGGGCCAGGGGGCGGCGGCCTCTTCGAGGACCGGGAGGACCTTGGCGGGGATGGGCAGACCGGCCTTGCGGGCGAGCGTGGCGACGTGGACGGCGGTCTGCACCTTGGCCGGGAGGGTCCTCATTGCGGCGTTCCTTCGTTCGGGACTGTCGGCGGCTGCTCTCCACCAACACGCCTGATAGTACAGCAATAAGACTCGCGTGACAGGGTGGCAGGGAAAATGCCCGCGCGAGTCTCACGGCTGCACCATTAAGGCGGGGTGCGCCCGGCCCCCTGTGGCCGGAGGGAACCGGGCGCAGCGCTCAGCAGTTCCGGGTGGCCGGGCGCTCGCAGTGCCGTCCCTCGTGCTCGGCGATCGGGGTCAGGCACACCGCGCACTTCGGGCCCTCCGCGTCGGAGCCGGACCCCGCGGGCTCGAGGCCGGCCTCGGCGACCAGCCGCGCCCACCGGTCCTCGGCGTGCCACCGAATCGCCTTCTCCGCGCAGCACTCCGACCGCCAGCACACGCACCGGTGGCAGTCCTGGCAGTTCTGCCGCCGGTCGCACGCACACCGGCAGTCGTGCGGACGGCAACCCTCCCTGTGGTCCACCGGGTTCAGCACCGCGGCGAGCAGCGGCAGCGCCGTGTCCAGCATCGCGACCGCCCGGTTGCCCGCCTCCTCCGCGTCGAGGAGCGACCGGTTCTCCGCGTGCATCGCGTACAGGGCGCGACTGATCACCGTGGGCGAGTGCCGGGGGCACCCCTCCGTGCCCACCTGCACCTCGGAGCGGCACGTCCGGCAGAACACACCGAGGAACGGGTGCGGGGCTACGCCCTCCAGCCGGGCCCAGTTGTCGAGGAGCGTGCCGTTCGCCTCCAGAGTGGTGCTCAGCAGCGCGCGGACGCGGTCCAGCTCCCCCAGCAGATCGCGCACGTCCGGCGCCACGGCCGTCGCACGGATCTCCTGCAAGCGCTCGTCGGGGAGCGGGTCCTCGCCAGGGCGGTGCACGCGCAGCGACCGCAGGTCAGCGTCGACCAGGGGGATACCCAGCAGCGAGTTCCCGCCCTTGTCCTCGGCCTTCTGCTCGGCGGCCGTCCGCAACTCCGCGGGCAGGTAGTCAATGAACGCGTGCGGGGCGGTGTCCTCGATCCTCTGGAGGAGTTCGAGGATCACCTTCGGCCGCTGCGGCTGGTTCGTCCCCCACAGGACCGCCAGCTCCAGCGGGACGGGCGGGAGCTTTCGGGCGCGGTCCAGGTTGCTGGGGAACCGGCACAGCGCAACGCCCTTGTCGTCCCGGACGGAGTCCAGTGCCAGGTACTGGCCGTCATCGCCGTCCTTGCGGGCGATGACCAGGAACGCACCGGTCGGGAACTGGGCGCGCAGCGTGGCGGAGATCAGCGGGATCATCGCGCCAGCAGCGGCGCACACAGCGTCCTCGGCGTCCTTGAACGCGATGCCGGGGGTCAGGCGGGCAGTGTTCAC